TCAGCTCTCGTCGTGGTCGAGGTTGGGCGGGAAGAGCGGACCGCCTCGGGCCAGCCGCCGCGTGATGTCGATTTCCTTGGCGTACAGCTCGGGGCTGACGCCGGTGATGTTCTCGACGACCAGCAGCAGCAAGGTCACGAGGTGGTCGGTGCTGTTGATGCCGTCGCCGGCCTTGACGTCGAGCTGGAAGCCGGCCGGGTCGTCGGGGTCGGGCCGCTGCTCGATGTGGATGAACGGGTGGCCGGCGACGGCCTCGGCGGCGGCGGGCTGGGTCACGATGCTCTCCTTCGGTCGGTCAGTTGCTCGGGTTGGGTGCGGCCCCCGCGACCGCACCGAGGTCGTCAGTAGAGGCGGCGGTACTCGCGCCAGCGGTTCGTGTAGCGATCCCACTCGCCGTGGATCGCGTCGTCGGGTCCTTGCACGGTCACGTAGCGGACTCCGGCGAGGCAGGCGTCATACAGCGCCATCCGGCGGGCGGCCTCCCAGGTGCTAGCCGTCCGGCGTGTTTCCGGCGGCAGCTCGTTGTCGAGCGCCTGCCAAGAGGTGTAGACCGCCCAGTTCACCGGGCACCTCCCGCGACCGCACCGAGGACGGTCACCGTGCCCCGATGCCGTGGTCGCAGCGGCAGGTGACGACGTAGCAGAACGCGTGTGCGTACGGGCCGGGGCAGGTGCACGGTTCGGGCTTGCGGTGGGCGCGCAGGCGCTGCGGTATCACCCACCGTCGGTTGATGAGCTTAAGGTGGCGGGCGTCGATCACCGGTTCACCTCCGGGGCGTCGAGACGACCAGCGACCTTGTCGACGCACTTCCCGACCACCTTCTCCGGATCGAACCCGAGGCTGGCGATCGCGACGAGGGCGGTGAGGACCACGTCGGCCAGTTCGCCGGCCACATCCTCCCGGGTGTGGGTGACACCCTTGCGGGGGTTCTGGCCGACGGTGCCGATCCACGCCGACGCGGCTTCCCCGGCCTCTTCGGTGACTTTGAGGATGCGCAGCCCGGTTTCCTCGCGGCTGGTGCCGTTGATCGTGTTGAGATGGTCGGCGACACGGCGGGCGGTCGCGTAGATGTCGGCGGTGGTCATGCGTCTACCTCGGCGATTTGGACGACCATCTGCGTGTCGCGCCCCTCTCCGACGCACCACTCGCACACGATCGCCGTCGGGTTCGACTGGAAACCAGCGGCGTGGAGGGTGCAGATGGCGCGAGTGCGGGTGTGCCCGTTCTCGCAGTGGCCGGTTGAGGTGTGGGTGGCGTCCCGGCCGCATGGGCCGAGGTTGATGCCGAGGAATTCGGTGACGATGGTGCAGGTCGTGTCGTCGGTTGTCATGGCTGATCCTTCCGGGTGAGGCGTGCGCGCATGCGGGCGGCGATCTGCTGTCGGGTGGGTTCGGTCCAGCCGTGCCAGCCGTGGCCGGGAATCCACGTTTGGGGGTGCTCGCGTTGGGGTGTCCCGCACCAGCGGCAGCCTTCGGGCGTGGGCGTGGTGGGGTGGCGCACCAGCAGCACCCTCACGACACCTCCCCCTGGTCGGCGAGCAGCTTCTTGGCTCGCTCGTGGGGGCAGGGCGGGTCGGTTTCGAACCACGCGTGAGCCTGGCAGTAGCCGTGGTGGTCGAACGAGCACGGGTCCGGGTCGACGAGGTCGGCGATCAGCCCACGGACGTCGGGCGGCAGGGGTGCGGTCACCTGCGCCGCCTCGGGCGGGTGCCGGCGATGTGGATGAGGGAGAGGCCGGCGAGCACGCCGAACACGATCAGCAAGCCGATGACGGGGTCGGGCAGGTCGGGCATGTGGGTCTCCTGTCGGTGAGGGCTGATCGGCTACCGCTCGCGCCGGGAGCACACGGTCCGGTGCGGCGGTACGCCGGTCAACTCGGCGGCCAGTTGGGGCGGGTGCTGCGTTCCCGGAAACTCTCGGCGCGGTCGAGGAAGTACCTGCCGAGTGCTTCCATGTGGTCGGGGTCTTTCACGTCGACGCCGCCGATGCTGATCACGCCGACGAAGTCGAGGACGGTGAGGCCGCGCTTGTTGGTTCCGACGAGCAGGGCGTGCCCGTAGCGGCGACCGATGTAGACGCCGGGGCCGTGGCGGTTTTCCTCGTTGGTGTGGGCAACCACGTCGATGGCGTCGATGATGTGGTCGGCGAGACTGCCGTCGGCGGCGATCAGTTCCTGCTGATGGTCCACGATCAGCCCTCCGTCCCGAACAGGTCGACCACTTCGACGCTGGCGGTCTTCGCTGGTGGCTTGGTTCGGTGTTCCGGGCACAGCCACGTGTCGTCGTCTTTGTCGGCTGGGGCCTGCCAGCCGTTCTCGCGGGCGAGCTTGAACACGTGGTACTGGCCGGCGATGACCGCGCCCATGCCGGCCGGATCGCAGGACGGTGAGGGCAGCAGGAATGCCCGGCAGCCTTGGTGGATGCAGGTGGCGTAGAAGTAGACGCCACGGTGAAGGCCCATGATCAGTCCTCCGTATGGGTGTTGAGGCGGGCGAACCGCTCGCGTGCGTCGTCGCTCATCGGGGCGCGCCACACCCCGTCGCGTTGCACGAACCCGAGCGTCGCCGGGTCGAGGCAGGTGCCGTCGCGGCGGTGCGAGTCAAAGCCGGTGACCCCGCCAAACGTGTGGTGGCAGACGGAGCAGTGAGCCTGGGCGGGGGTGGGCTGGGTGCAGGTGGTGGGGCAAGGCATGACTACTTCTCCATCGGGTTGATGTGTCGGGCGAGCCACCACGGTGCCCACCGGCGCAGCCGGCGGCCGAGTATGGTGCCGCCGTACTCGTGCCCGGGGCAGGGGCGCGCACCCCACCGCCCGCAGGCGAAGCAGGCCGGACCTTGGGCGTACAGGGCTCGGTTCAGCAGGCGACGCACGGTCAGTCCTCCATCGGGTCGCAGGGTGAGGTCTGCTGGCGGGCGATCGCCTCGTCTCGCGTGGTGATGGTGAGGCTGCCCTGCTTGCGGCTGATGCCGACGCCGTACAGGCCGGCGCGCACCCGGAAGGTGGGCCGTTCGGCGATGTGCGCGGCGAACGATCGGGCTCCCCGGCAGGTGCGGTCGGTGAAGATGATCTGCCCGGTGCGGGTTTCCAGCACGAACCAGCGGTGCCCGGCAGCATCGGCGGCGGCAATCAGGGCCGCAGCATTTGGGGCGGCCTGGTGGGCGAAAGGCTGGCGGGGCATCACGCCGCCTCCGCCCGGTGTACGCGAGCCGCAGCCTGCGCCTCCGCGCGGGTGCTGCCGAAACACTCCCACTCGCACGTGCATCGGGCCATCGAGTCCTCGCTCCGCACGTACCGGCCGCACGAGCCGTTCGACTTCGTCTTGTACCGCTCGGTCCGGCCAGCGCACAGGACCGTCGTGGTGATGTGCGTGAACGTCGGCGGGATCGTCTCGCCCTGCTCGGCACTCTCGTACGGCAACCAGATCGCGCCGTGATCGTCGGGGCGCTCCGGGAGTAGCTGTCCGGCAACCCACGACCCGTCCTTGGCCATGAGCAGGGTTTCGCCGAACTCGCCGAGCTTGGTGATGACCCGGCAGCGCAAGGGGAGGGTGCAGCATCCCGGCATGACGCGGATGTCCTTGTCGACGTTGAGGCCGCGCATCCGCAGGGTTCGGAGTGCCGACTCGGCTTCCCGCTTGGTCGTCCAGTGGGCGACGTGGCGGGTGCGGTGGAGCAGGGCGATCGCGGTGATGCCGTCACGCGGGTCGGCGGGGGTGAGCTTGGCGCGGAGAGCCGTGATCGTGGCTGCAGTTGCGGCGTCGAAGGTGCTGCTGGCCATCTGGACTCTCCTCGTTTGCGTGTCACTTGGGAACAAGTATCTCGCTCAGAGGTTTGCGGGTCAAGTGGGAACATGTTTACGATCGACACTGTAACGAAGATGACGGGAGATGAGACACATGGACACACAAACCCGCTACCCTCGGCGCGTGCCAAGACCCCGCTGGACCCCACCCGACGATGAAGTAGCCGCCCGCATCAACGAGGTGGTCGAGCGGTACAAGCGCTGGCATCAGGCAGAAGCCGAGTACAAGGCCCTGCTGGCAGAGGTGGCCGACCCGGACAAGGACAACGCACCGATCGCGCACCTCGCCGATCGACTCGGCGTGGAACGGAAGACCGTGTACCGGCATCTCGGCAAGCCGATGAAGTAGGCGGGTGTGTCTTACAGACCGCCAGCCCTCGTGGCTACCGTCGAAGACATGACCGACCTGCACACGCTGTGGAACACCCTGCCCGCCGCCGACCGCACCCTGTTCGTTGAGCACGCCGACAGCCCCGACCTGCCGGCGCACGTCGCCCAGAGGGCTCAGGCCGTACGGATGCCCATCGTCATCGGCGTGACCCAGGACAAGTCGGGGGCGTCGGTGACGTGGCCGGGAGTGGTGCGGGAGTTCCTACAGCGGCAGGCTGCCGAGCGGGAAGCCTGACCTGGACGTGAGGAAGCCCCGGCGCTCAACGCGAGCGGCCGGGGCTTCCTCGTTCAACGGCGGGTGGCCTCGCCCAGGTCGACGCGCGACGGCGGGTCAGGGATCGTGTCGACGCTCGCAGGCGCATCCCGCCCGACCAGCCGCGCCCAACCCGCCAGAACCGGATGTGCCGCCTCAGCCCACACCCGCCACTGCCGCCGATACTCGCCCTGCAAACCTTCGCGCCAGCAGCACAGCAGCACCTCATGCCGGGTCATGTCGTATTCGCCGCAGACGGTTTCGACTGTCTCCCCGGCCCACACCATGCCCGCCACAGCATCGGTGGGGATGCCGCGCAGGTGCGGATAGCCGAACCGGACCGCCGGGTCAATGACGATCGTCGGGCGAGGCTCGGCTGTCACTTCTGCGGTCTTCCCGCGAGCGTCCGCAGAGCGGCCAGCAGGCCCGCCTTGTCGGTCGACCCGTTGAGCACAGCCTGCCGGTACTGCTCGACCAGCACCGCATGCCCGGCCGCGTCGGCGGCAGCCAGCACGACGGCATGCCGGGCGATCTCGGCTTCCGCCTCCCGCCGGTGGCGCGCATCCCGTACCTGCTCGAACAGGTCGCGTACCTGCTGTGCTTGGCTGCCTTCCACCGTGTGCCCGCACGGTACGAGGTCGGCCTTGTCGAAACGCGGATCGGCGGTCGTTTCACCACCGACCGCCTCGGAGGCGTCGATCTCGTCGAGGGTGCCCACCAGCGTGCCCGGGTTGCCGAACGGCGAAGTCCACGGCACCCGCACCTGATAGCCGGGCCGGTACGTCAGCCCGACCACGGGGGCACCGCAGTGCGGGTGCGGGCAGGCCACCTCCGGGGTTTCACCCGTCCAGACGGGGCACCAAAGCTCGTGGGGTTGCATCTCGTAGCGCCCGTCGGCGTCGGGCTCAACACTGCGCGTTCGGGGGGTGATGATGCCGTGCCGGCTGCTGCCTTCGATGCTGGTGCGGTTGCAGGTGCGGCAGCGGCCGACACGCATGCGGGTGTTCGCGCCGTCGGGCAGCGGTTCGCGGGTGTGGGCGATCGTGGCGGGCATGCCACCGAGATTACTGGTCACCGCTACACGCGGATGGCCACCACTTGGACGCCGCACTGCACACACCGCAGCTCGTACACGTCGGTGGGCTCGGTGTAACCGGTGAGCTGGACGGGATGCCCGTCGTGGCCCTCGCCTGCTGCCGTCGAGGTGGCCCGCCGCCAAAACGCGCGGGTGGCGAAGTCGGCGGCGGGCACCTCCACCTGGGCGGCCATCAGCGGCCGAGGATCGACCCGTAGAACTGGGAGCCGTCGAGTAGCTCAACGCGCACCCCACCCGGCTTCGTAGAGCCGCCCCACTCGGCGTACGTCTGCACCTGCTTGACGCCGGGATGCTGGCCGGCGCGGATCACATCGGCGACGGCGGCAGCCCACGACGGTGGGTCGGTGGGGGTTGCGGGCACGGCTGGTGCCGGGTCGGGCTGCTCCCACGTTCCAGTCCACACCTGCCCCGACTCGGCCTTCACGAACTGCATCTGCACCTTGCCGCCGATGGTGACGCCGACCGGTTTCGGGCCGCCGTCCGTTGACCAGCGGGCCACAGTGCCGGCCCACGGCTGGGCGGTCAGGGACTCGGCGAGCCAGCCCTCGAAATCGCGTACCCGCATCAGCGTCGCCTGCCGCTCTCCCGAGGAACCTCAAGGTTCGCAGACGACTTCGGATTCTTGGCCACCTTCACGGCCGACGTGGGGGTCTTAGCCGCCGAGATGCTGCCCGACGGGATATCCCTCGCCCTCCGCAACCTCACCCCAGCCAGGGTGCTCTTGCGGGGGGCGACCTGCGAGATTCGCTGCGGTGCGACACCGATGAGGGCGGCAGCGTCACGCACCGACAGCGCGTGGCGAGACACCATCTCCTTGGCGAGTTCCGCTGTCTGCTGTGCGATTCGCTGTTCGTCGAGGCGCACCCGGTCGCGGAGTGCCCGCAGTTGGGCGGCTGCCTCATCGAGGGCGGGGTTGCCGGTGTGGTACTCGTAGCTGATTCGCAGGCCAGATTCGGCCCCGTCGGGGAGGTCTTCGACCATGGCGATGACTTCGCGGACGGACTGGTCGAGTGCGGGGAGGCTGCGAGCGTAGGTGTGGGTGCCGTCGAGTTCGGGGACGTCGGCGAGCCAGGCGTTTTCTTCTCGGGTGACGATGACCTTGTAGGTTTTGGTGCTCATCGCAGCCATCCTTTGCCGAAGACGGGCTCCATGTCGCGCTCGATCTTGCGGAGGGTGCCGGTTGGTATGTCGCCGGGGTGTTGGGCGACGGTGGTGCGGGCGGTGAGGGTTTCCCCGTTGCGGGTCGTGGTTGCCTCGAACTGGCGGTGTGATCCGCGTTGGCGGGTTTGTGTGCCGCCGAGGTGTTCGATCCGCTGGTTGACTTCCCTCGCCCTCATGAGACTACATCTTAGTCTAGCCGCTAGACAACTGTCTAGTTGCTAGACGGCCGTGTTGGGGGATGGGATCACCCGGCAGGGCGACGCAGGTCAGGAGGGGTCACCTACATTCCCGCCCAGCTTCGAGCCAACGATGCGAGCACGAAGCTGGTCAATGTCGTCAGGAGGCAGATTCTCTCGGGGCGCGGCAGCGGCACGACGTAGGAACTCCGCCAGTTCGGGCCACTCGTCCGGCCCTGGCAGATCGCTCACGGTCTGACACCGCCGGGGCCCGCCTGTGTCGGTCACGAGTCCCCCTGTTCCGTCGCCGGCCGGTGCAGGTCGGGTCGGTCGCAGCACACATCCCAACCCGAGCATTCAGGGCAGCACTCGACGCTGCGGGAGGTTGGGCAGTAGTAGGGGATGTGTTCGGCGGCGAGATGGTCGACGCGGGCCACGATCCGCCGTGCCACCTCGTCGGGGGCTCCGTCGGCGAGTGCGCGGGCTTCGGGGGTGCCGAGGGATGACCGGTCGAGCAGGATCCGTATCTGGTCGCCGCCAGCAGCGGGGGTGATGGCGACTTCGGCGGTTCGACCGGTGAGACTGCCGGCGATGTGTGCTTCCCGCCCGAGCTGGTCGAGGTGGGTTTGCAGGCCGTCGAGCCACGTCTCGTGTTCGTCGGTGGCGGTGGGTGGTGGGGTGTTCATGGGTGCTCCTTGCTGCGCGGCGGGCGGCCCGCTCAGATCGCCTGAGACGGTTTGGCCGGTGCTGGTGGTGCGGGGCGGGCTGTTGGGGGCTGTGCGTCGATTCTGGCGGGCGCGCGGGGGCGTCTACTCTTCGTCTGCCTTCCGCTCCGGGTCGTCCGGGTGCCGTTCGGCTCGCAGCATGTACTTGGTGATGGACTGCTGGTGTTCGATCAACACCCGCAGCATCTCAACGTCGGTGAGGTCGTGTTCCTCTTGCAGCGTGTTGAGGGCGTCGCGGATTGCGCGGGATGCGCGCTGCACGGGCAGGGTGCGGGCGTGGAGTCTCACCCGCCGACCTCCGGCGTGTGCCACCACCGTTGCAGCACCAACTCCACCACATTGTGAAGCTGACTCTCCAACAGCTCGGCGTCGGCCGCGTCGAGTGACGTCAGGTCGGCGGTGACGGCGACGGTGACACCGGCTGGGGTGATGTGGGTGGTGTACATCGCGCCGGGGGTTTGGCAGGGGGTGCTGACAGCCATGTCGTCTCCTTTCGTGTCAGCCGCGTTCGGCGGATCGGGGAACCCAGATGTGCCAGCCGCCGCACCCCGGGCACTGCTGCTGGTCGTGGGTTTCCATCATCTGGTCCGCCCAGTCGCTGTGGTCGATGTAGCCGGTCGGGTGGGGCATGTGCTGGCCCGCGTTGGGGCACTCGGGGTTGGGGGTGGGGAGGGGGCTGATGTCGGCGCAGGCGAGGCCGCGAAGGCCGGTTGAGGTTTTGAAGCGGATGCAGGTCACGGGGTTCTCCTGACGGTCAGCCGCGCTCGGCGGCAACAGGGGTGGCGGCGGCGATCTTTACGCAGGCGCGGCAGCCGACCGGGGCGCGCTCGCCGGACATCACCACCACCGGCGCGGGCCCGACACAGCCGAGGACAACGCCGCACAGGGCGGCCACGGGCAGGGTGACGGTGCGGCAGGCCCGGCCGAGGACCGTCGCATCCTGCACGAGGGCGGCGGGTACGTCGGCGTAGTGGGTGACGCTGGCACCGTGGCGGCGAAGCTTGAGGCGGGTCGTGGTCTGGTCGGTCATGGTGGTCTCCGTTCGGGTCAGCCGCGCTGGGTGGCCAGCGGGTTCCAGCAGTCTTCGTCGCAGCCTTCCGGCCCGTGGTCGGGGTCGCCGCACGTCCACGCACAGGCGGTGGCAGTGCAGCCGGGGCCACCAATCCACGGGTCACCGCACTCGGGGCACACCCCGGACGAGCCGGTCATGGGTTCCTCCGATCGGCGGTCTCGGCGCGGTAGGCGAGGGCGAGTAGTTCCAGGGCGACCGACGCCACATACCGGCCTTCACCGGGTGGCGCGTTGTCGGGGTTGAGGAAGTCGACCAGGGCGCGCATCCGGTCGGGGTTGGGGGTGGGGTTGCTGGAGATCGCGGCGCGGACAGCGGCGGTCGGGTCTTCGGCGGCGGCAAGCCCCATGCGGGCGCGTGCTCGGGCCGTCACCGGCACCCCCTTGCAAGAGTGAATGACGGGGAACACCCACTTGCCGCAGCGGTCGCATTCGGTGCGCCCGTCACCGGGGTCGGTGTGCGGGTGGTCGGCGGAGGCGGTCACTGCTGGTCCTCCGCTCGCCCGACCCGGCGGGCGGCTATCCGCCGTTCCGCCTCGGCCACAACAGCGTCGTGGTCTTCCCCATGCACAAACCATCCTGCCGTGCCGTCGAGCGCCCGAATGGGGCCAGGGGACTGCCACGGATACTTCTCGTCGTCGTACAGCGACAGTTCCCCCCTCTGGTCAGGGCCGGCGGTATACACCCGCACCTTCACGGGCAGGATCCCGGCTGGCACCAACACCAGTTCGAGGATGTCGTTCCCATGTCCGGCATCAACGGCCCGCTGGGCGTCGTCACGGTTGTCGTAGGCGAACAGGTCGTCAACCTTGCCGTACTCGGCCATGACTACGACGTGCAGCCTTCGGTGCGCGGGTACAGGTTCGGGGGCGGTCATGGTGTCCTCCATGGGGTCAGCCACTTACGGCGGCAGGGGATGTATCAACGTGCAGCCAGGCGGCGGTGACACGCCCATGACCGTCGACCCAGGATCGGCATTGGGCGGCGCAGCCGGTGGTGTCGTCGGTGATGCCGCACTCGACCAGTTCGTAGTGCTCGTACGACGGCCCCCAGGCGATGACGCCCTGGCCGAGGTGCTGGCAGCCGGCGTGCGGGCACGGGCCGAGCACCGGTAGAGGATGCTCGCTTTTGAACCAGCGGATTTCGCCGGGGTTGTCCAAGTGCGGTTCGGCCATGAGTCAATCCCCGGGCTGCTCAACGCAGCGGATGTCGTGCCGGTGTCCGCCGATTCCGTCTCCGGGGCAGTCCGGGGAGCGGTGGCCCTCGTACTGGCGTCCGGAGCCGGTGCGCAGGCGAACCCAGTCGCGTACGGCGTTGGACTGCCCGTCTGCGACTTGGGCGAATCGGCTGGTGACTGCGATGACGCTGGACGTGTCGGTCATGGTGGTCCCCGTTCGTTGGTTAGCCGCGCTCGGCGGCGGGGACGGTAGCGGCCCAGTCGGGGCGGAACACGAGCCGGTCCCGGTCCACACCCAGCCGGTCACACAGCAGCTCGAACGCCAGGTTCCCGCCGGTCATGTGGGAGCCGTTCCGCAGCGCGTTGTCCACAGCCGCCAGCATCGGCAGCAAATCCGCCCGGCCGGCGGCCGGATCCCGCTGCACAACCTCGATGAGCTGGGCGGCGACGTCCCGGTAGATGTCGCGGCAGGCCTCTGATGCGTTCTCCCACGCCTGCGCGGTGTCCACGCCACGTGGGGACATCAGCGTGAACAGCCATCGGGTGAGACGTTCCCGAACCGAATGCTCGTCTGCCGTCGGGCTGATGTCGCTGATGCCGACGTGGGGGAGGGCTTCCTTCGCGCCGGCGATGTTGTCGTCGGGGATCTCGGCGGCGGTCACTGCTGGCCTGCCGGGTTGTCGGCCACCCACCGGTCGTTGGAGGCCTGCACGTCATCTTCGAGGGCGGCACGGCGGGACCAGAACCGGGCGGCCTGCTCGCTGTAGGTGATGCCGAGCAGTTGCACGCAGACGATGGCGAACAGCTTGTCGGTGACCTCCGGGTCGTCCCAGCCGTGCTCGGCGGCGATGCCGGTCAGGTCGGGTTCGTCGGCGAGGGCCCGGTCGATGAGCCGGGGGTCGAGGGTGATGCCGGCGTATCCGCGTAGGGCATCCTGGGCTGCGTCGCAGGCGGCGTCCCTCAGGTACTGGCGGTAGTCGTCTTCGGTTTCATCGCGGCCGTCGAACAGTTGGGCCTCATCGTGGTCGTTCATCGGTTACCTCCGGTGTGGGGTCGGGTTGGGAGTCGCTTTCGTGTCGGCTAGCGGACAGCGTGTCCATCCGGGTGGGGGTCGACCTGGCGGCTGTCGGATCGGACACTGCCACGATGCGCTTTCCCAAGACTGCTACTGCCGCCGCCCTGCTCGCCGCTGTCGTGCTCGCCGGGTGCGGCAGTGACCAGCCGGCCACCTACGACAAGCCCGAAGACGTTGTCGCAGCCCTCGCCAAGGAGGGTGTCCGCTGCGCCCAGTACACGCCCATCCCGGAGCCGCAGAACGCTGTGGGGCGTGGCTCCTGCAACCTCGACGGGAAGCAGGTGATCGTCAGCGTGTACGCCACGGAGGCGGACGCTGAGGGGGAGCCGCAGCGGAAGCGGCAACTGTTGGGTGGCATGGATGTGCGAATGGTGGTGGGCGGGAATTGGACAATCACGTGTGTAGACGACGGGCAGTGCGGGCGGGTGGTGGAGGCGATCGGCGGGAAGACGGTGACTCTGCCGAAGCCGTGAGGTGAGCGTGGTCATCGGGTCTGCCAGCTCTCGGCCCACGTCAGCAGCGGCTCCATGACAAGGCTGAGGTCGCCGCGCTTCCGGGCTACCGGCCCGTACTCGTCGATCTGCTGCCAGCCCACCATGACGGTGCCGGCGGTGAACCGGTCGAGCCGGGGCGTGTAGCTGTTGAGGCGGATGCAGTGGTCGTTGACGGCCGTGACCTGGCCGATGACGGCACGGCGGTGGGTGAGCCCCAACGCGAGGACGTCGCCGGGGCGTACGGGCATATCCTCGTCACGCCAGCGGGGCGGACGGCTGCGGGGTGCGGTGGTGCGCTTCGCGGGCGTCCGGTCCTCGGCGAACAGCTCGCTCGGTGCCGGGTCGGGGCTGCGGGTGGCGGCGCGGCGCGGCTTCGAGGCGGGCGTGTTGGCGAACAGGCCGGTGGCGGGCATGTCGCCGGTGGGGGCGGGGGTGAGCATGTCGCGGTCGTCGCTGCGCTTGGTCATGGGCTACCTCCGTGGGTTGGGCGGGTGGTCAGCCTTGTTCGCCGTGCTCGAATCGGGCCGAACGGGCGGCACGGTAGGCGGCGTCCACTGCATGGTCCAGCTTCAGGTATGAGCCGTCCGCAGATTTGATCAGCTTGGCGGCTACCCGCTTGAGGCTGTCGTCGTTTAGGTGCAGAAAGCTGGGCATGCGGAGAACTCGGCTGGGTCCGATCGGCACCACCCCCTCTGTGGGGGAGATGAACACGTACTGGATGTGAAGATGTCCGTCCAGGGAGGCGATGCGGCTGTGCCAGATGGGGTGTCCCGGTTCGGGGACGTCGCCGAGGAACAGGATGCCGTGGTGAATCTGCTCGGAGTTTTCGGTGGGCAGCTCACACGCGGCTACGGCGGTGCGGCATAGGTCGCGGGTGGTGAGTTTGCCTTTCACCTCTACCCACTGGTCGAAGTCGGGCAGGTAGAAGTCGGGCAGGTAGCGGTCGCCGGTGGACAGCTCGTAGCCCTCGGTTTCGTACTGCCAGGTGATGCCGAGGTTGTCGAAGAAGACTGCCCAGCGTGCCTCCAGCCGGGAGCGGAAGCGGCAGCCGGCGTACCTGGTTTCGATGGGCTTGGGTGCGGTCATGTGGCCTCCGGTGGTCATACGCGGGCGTTCCAGTCGATGTTGGGGTCGTGGGAGTTGGTGAGAATGCGGGTGCCGTCGGGGCGCTGGGTGTAGCCGGGTCGTAGGGGTTCTTTGGTTCGCTGGCTGGTGCGGGGTTGCTCGTTGCCGCGTGCGAGACGGTCGCTCCGGCAACCCCCGCAGCGGCGTGAGGGGAGTCCGGGGTGGGTGCGGCATTTGCCGCGTCCGTCGTTGGTGCAGTCGGGGCAGTCGGTGGTCTTCTCGGCGTCGCTCTCGTGCACAAGCCGGATGGTGACTTTGCCGGTGTCGCGGCAGGTAGCGCAGTGCAGGGCGGTGTCGTCGTCCGGTGCGGGCTCGTCGGCGTCCAGGGCGTCAAGGGCGTCTTGGATGTGCACGGTGAGGTCACCGGTGCTCTGGACTTTCCGCCACCAGCCGGGGCCCTTGTCGGGGAACTTGGCTTGCAGCCACGCGGACACGTCGGGTGCGCGGTCGACGGGGCATCCGGCTTCGACGACGAGCCGTTGATGCCAGGTGAGGTTTGGGTCTTCTGACTTAGTCGACTCGTCTCTCTCTCGATCGTCGGCGGGGTCGCACGGAGGTGGAACGGACGTACGAGCAGAGAGAGAAGAGGGTTGGTTTTCTTCTTTACCGGGTTGGTGCTGGGTAGGTATAGCGGAACTGGTTGCCCCGTGACTCACCCCTCCATTGCCCCGTGACTCCTCAGTCGCGGGAACTGGTTGCCCCGTGTCTCCCGTGGCATCACCCAGACTCACGGGGGTGTTGGTGCCCCGTGACTCACGGGGGCGGCGTTGCCCTGTGCTCTTGTTGCGGTTCTTCTCCTTGACGGCCTCGATCTCGGCGTCGATCTCTTCCTTGCTGCGAACCTTGGCGATCTTGTCGAGATCGTGGGGGACAGTAAGCCGGTACTCGCCACCGTTGCCCTCCCGCTCCGGGGTGGTCACGCCGCCGCCGCGCTGCACGAGGGTGAGCAGCTTGTAGGCGCACAGGGTGCGAAGGATGCCCTTGGCCGTCTTGTAGTCGACCTCGCAGGACACGGCGATGCGTGCCGGCCCCAGGTAGACCTGACTGCCGTCAGCGTTGCCCCAGTAGGAGGCGCGGAATGCCACCCCCTTGAGGCTCTTGCCAGCGGGTCGCTTGATCGGCTTGCCAGCCGAGTCGACGAGTTCGGGGCTCTCGTCGAAGTCGATGCTGGTGACGATGCGCACCCACTCGTAGCTGCCGACTGCACGCCGGTCCGACTCCCTGCTCACGCGCGCCGCCGGGGGCTGCGTGGGGAAGTCACGGGGCACTCAGTACCCTGTGTCATCAGCGGAGGTACCTCTCCGTTAGGGGCTGGGGCCTAGGCGTTGGCGCGCCTCCCGGCCCCGACCTATTCCTGCGGTTGGCCGGTTGAGAAGCTCTGGCGCTTGCGGCGCTGGCGTTCGGCTGCGGCGCGGCGCATCTCTGCCCGCTGCTCCTCAGTCATCGCGTCCTGGCGGATCATCTCTCGCGTCCGGTCCAGGGCCTTCGAGATGGCCGTCTGGGTTACGCCGTCGGCGAGGGCGGCCCGGAGGGTTTCGCGGTAGCGCTCCTCGGCGCGGCTGATCTCCTGGTACGCCTCGATCACGTCTTGCAAGCTGGTCACCTCCATATGGTCTGGGTTGCCCAATGTCATTGGCAACTCTGCCGAGAATTCTAGGCCAAGAACTCTTGACGATCAACCCGGGGTCGCCTAATGTTCTAGTCATCGCCAAGCGGCAACGGAGGCAGCGCCAACTGCCACCGGAGCCCCGATCGGGAGGTACCCCGAGATGTCGAACGCTGTCATCAGCGTGCCCGGCCAGCAGGTCGTCACGACCGCCGGCCGGTACACCATCACCGCGCAGATCACGGTCGACGGCGGCCACAGCATCCACGTGATGCTCGGCCCCAACCCCGTCCCCGAGCTGTGCTTCTCCACCCCGGACCGCGCCACCGCCAGCCTCGCCTTCCGCACCATCGCCGAGGGCGGCGAGCAGGGCGTCAGCCCGGAGGGCATCCACCAGGCCCTCACCGACGCCCTCGTCCGCGACCTCAACGAGGTGCAGCGCCGCCGGGACAACGAGTCGGCCAGCCGCATCGAGCACATCAACCGGCTGCTCGACCGGCTGGAGTCGCCGGCCGACACCGCCGCCGTCGCCGAGCTGGTCAACCACGTCCGCCGCAACCTCGCGGACACGGTGCCCGCCGGCCGGCAGCCGCAGGTCACCCGCTCCCGCAGCGGCGTCGAGCACAAGCCGCTGTCCGCCCCCATGCGGCGGGCGCTCGACTCCCACCTCAACGGCGTCGTCTACCCGAGCGGCCGGATCATCCTCCGGGCCACGCTGCGGGCGCTTGCCGGACGGGGTCTCGGCATCCTGCACTACGAGGGCACCCGCAAGCGGATCGTGTCGCTGGAGCTGAACAAGGCCGGGCGCGCCGCTGTGAAGGCGGTGGCCTGATGTTCACGATCGCCGAGATCACCGCCGCCGACCTGCTCACCACCGACTCCACCACCGTCGCCATCCACCCCGGCATGCCGTTCACCTGGGTTGGCTCCAAGACCGCCGCCCACCGGTACGCCGACCACATCGACTGGACGGCCGTCACCAACCCCGAGGACGACGACACCCACGTGATCGTGGAGATCGGTGACGACGAGCGGGTGGCCCTGCCGAAGACGATGACGCTGGTCGTGAAGGTGGTGGCGTGATGCTCGCCGACGTCCTCTACGACGAGATGTCCGACGACTACTACTTCGTGTGCCCGTGCGGGGCGACCGGCCCCGGTTGGATGCGATGGCAGGACGCCAACGGTGACGCCGGCCGGCACGAGCAGCAGCACGAGGACGGTGCCCGATGACCGCCCCCACCCTGACCCGGACCACCTTCTTCATGCCCGACGAGCCTGCCTGGTGCGTCGGCTGCCGCACCCCTGACCCCGGTGTCATCGACCACTACTCCCGCACCTGGGAGGGCACAGACCTGTGTGAGGGCGCGTCGTGGCGCATCCAGGTCACCCAGCGGGTCCAGCAGGATTCGGCCGGTGCCGTCATCGAGGGGTTGGCGGTCATCGACGTGACCGGCGCGGAAGGAACGTACGGGTCTACGGTCGAGTTCGCCCGCGCCCTGCTCGCGGCGGAGGCGCTCAAGAACACGATCAACGCCGACCGTAGGCGGGATGTGTGATGGCGAAAGTTCTGCCCAGCGTCGGTGACGTGGTCGCCGTCGAGCGTCACGGCCGGCCCGGTGGTGGCACCGTCACCGCCGTCGACAGCATCGACGGTGACACGGTCGTCGAGGTGGATGTGGTCGGCGGTGACCGGTACTGCTGCGGTCCCGACGAGGTGACTGTGGTTCCGGCCCCGGCCGCCGGGCAGCGGTGGCGTTGCCTGACCGACCCGAGCCTTGTGCTGGTGGTCGAGTCGGCGGACGGTCCGCTGGCCGACTGCCTCACCTCCGCCGGTCGTCCGGTCGGGTCCGTGATTCTGCCCGGCTGGTACGAGCTGCTCGGCGGTGACCTGTGACCGCCCCGGCGCAGGCGACCGCCCTTGCCCTGATCGCTGCCGGCGGGGTCGCCGCCGACCAGCACGGCTCGATCTTCCTCCCGGACGGCGTGGACACGACGACGGTGGGGGAGGTGCGGCTGCTGGTGGTGATGGCGATCGCTCGGAGCCTCGCCTACCGCAACGCCGCCGCTGGCACGCCGGGTGTGTTTCCGGTGCTGCTGACCACGCTGGGGGAGGCGGTGCTGCGGCGCGGTAACCCCGCCGACTACGCCTCGAAGCACGCGTTCGGGGTTCGTGACGGCAAGGTGGAGGCGTCGGAGGTTCGGTCGTGAACGGGCCGTCCAGGTTCGCCCGCACGGAGGTGGTGGCGCAGGCTGCCGCACTCCAGCCGGCCGCGCTGGTGCTCGACCGGGCCCCGACCTTGGGCGCACCGCGCAACGAGCGGTACACGGCGCAGCGGCCCACCACCAAGGCCGGCACCCGGTGACCGCGAAGGTGGTTCGTCTCGACGACCAGCGGCGGCGCACCGACCGGGGCCGCGACGAGCAGGTGCTGATCGAGGCCGACCGGATCCGCGACGGGCTCACGTCCCGCGACCAGAAGCAGGCCAACAACCGCAAGTAGACGTGGTGGCCCCGTCGAGGGGGCGGGGCCACCACACCCTCCCGCACCCTTTTCATCCCGCTTTGAGGAGAAATCATGTTCGCCAACGCGACCGCTCGCCGTCTTGCCCGCGCCTCCCGCACCACCGTCGCCGTCGACCTGGACTTCGAGGACGGCACGGTCACCACCTTCCGCCCGGCGAAGCGTCCGGCCCGCCGCAACATCCGGCAGGCCGCGATCCGCGCCTCCCAGCTCGGTCTGACTGTCTGACCTGCCGGCGAGCCTGTCGGGCTGGGCCGCACCACCATCCCAGCCCGGCGGGGTCACCGCAGTGACCAGCAACCAACCCCACGGAGGAACCCCATGCGCCGATTCCGCTACTTCATCTCCTACGCCTTCACCACCCGCTCCGGGCACAGCGGCCACGGAAGCACCGAGCTTCAGCGGGACATGCCGATCCAGGGCTACGCGGACGTGCAGAAGATCGCCGCCGAACTGGCGGAGATGGACAGGCTGGAGAAGGTCATCATCCTCAACTTCCAGTTGTTCCCGCAGCCTGTCGGCACCGAGCACCCGACCGCCAACCGATGACCGCCGAGCAGTCTGCCGTGTGCGGCCGATGCCACATCATGCCCGCCGCCGCGCTGCTGTGCACGGTCGCCGCCTGGCTGCCCCGCCTCGACGGCGGCCACGGGTTCGCCGTCTACGCCGGTGCCACGGCCGAGGATCTGCCCCGGCTGGTGGCCGCCGACCAAACCAACACGGTCGACCGGCTGACCTGGACGGCCCGTCGGGTGTACCGCAAGTACCAGCTCATCCGGGCCGCCGGCCTGCTGACCGGGTTCGCGGTCGTCTCCGCCGCCACCGTCGGCGGTATCGCGCTCGCCGTCCACCTGGCCGGCTAACCCACACCCAACCGAAAGGAGCCGTCATGGCGAAGAACAGCAGCGACAGCAGCAGGGCCGCCCAGGTGGGGCAGGTGATCCGGGCGACCGGTGACCTGTCCCCGAGCAAGCGCACCGTGGCCGTCGACCAGGCGCTCAACGGCAACACCCGCAGCAAGTAGCAAACGGCGGGACGCGGGAGCCCTCTGACAAGCCGCCCGCGCCCCGCCCAACCACACACCAAGCCGGGAGTAACCAGCTCCCGTGGCGGACCAACCCCCCGAAAGGAGCCGATCATGGCCAAGCGTACCTCCCAGGACGGCCGCGCCACCGACGCCGACCGGCGTCTCATGGCTGCGGTGGCGAGCGAGTCCCGCCCCTACACCGACCCGCGCGCCGACTACCCCATCGCCCGTACCGCCCGGAAGGCCCTCGCCGACGGTGCCGCCCGCGCCAAGGACGCCGCGTGAACGCCGGCCAGGACGCCGACGAGCAGAACACCGCCGGCCTGCTGCACGCAGGGTTCGGCCTACTCGCCCGCCTCACCGGCGTGGTTGCTGCCGTCGCCGCCGTGGGGCTGCTCGCCGGCCTTACCGTCGCCCCGGACTGGAAGGTCCGATCCATCGCCGCCCTCGTCGTCTTCGGCGGTCTGTCGGTGCTGCTGAACGCGGTCAGCGTCGCCTACCGGCCGGAGGTGGAGCGGTGAACCAGAACGAGTGGTACCGGCAGCAGCGGATCGCCAGCAACCGGGAGAAGCGGCTGGCCACGATGGCGGAGGCACAGCGGCAGGCCGACGCTCGCAACGCCCAGCGCGACACGCAGGCCGCCCAGTGACGGCAGGACAGCAGGTTGCGGGGGTGGCCACCGACGGTCGCCCCCGCGCCACCCGCCGCCGGCCCGTCGAGTACACGCCCCGTCCTCGCCTCTGCCTGTGCGGCACCGACACCGACATCAGCCCGTGCCCCGCCAACTGCCCGACGAGGGAGACCCGATGACCCCGCCGCTGCTCAACGCCCCGCCCGCCCGCATCCACCGCCGCAGCATCCCGTCGACCGCAGGCAGCGCCCAGGCCGCCCAGGCCGAACGGCACCGGGAAGCACTGGCCCGCAACGAGCCCGTCGTCGTCCGAGTGGACGGCTACGGGCGCGGCTGGTATGTGGAGGCCGTCGGCGACGGCCTCCACCTGTGGCGTGACGGGCAGACCCTCATCGCCGCCTGGACCGACGTGCCCCTCGGCCAGTAGGACTTTTGCCATGCCGTTCCTGCCCGCCCCGCAGCCCTGCTGGCTAATTGAACAGGAAGGCGACTGGCTGGGGTGCGGGCGGGATTGGAATTTGGCCGTGTGGCTTTCCGTCCGCGTGTGGGGCGACGAGCTAGCGGCAGGGGCGCAAACCGTCGGCCCGCCGGTGATACGGCGGGCCGACGGTTTGTGTGTGCAGTTGTTGTGCGAAGCGTGCGGACGATGGTTGGCGGATCCGGAGACGCTGGCCCCGCTGCATGGGATGAGCAGAGACGACGTTCTGGGGCTGGCGTCTGAGTACGGGTGGATGGGGGAGAGGTGCCCCGGATGTCAGGATGCGCCGTATCCGCTGTGCTAAGCGAGCAAGGGTTCCTGGCTCGACCTGCACTCTTCACAGACGTGAGGGCATCCCCGCTGTTCCTTGATTCGAGCCGCGAAAGCGGGCGTTTGCCCAATGTTGTACATCGGGCGCTCACTCTCGATGGCAGCCTTCTCGGCGCTGAGCGCCTTGAATCGGGTTGGGTGCCAATCGACAGATTTGGTCGCCACCTGGGGCCACCATGGCTTGCGCCGTCGGTGGTCTGCCCATCGACTCTTCAGGTTGCAGGTGACGCCAACATAGAGGAGTGCGCCGTTGCGGTCGTACAGCCGGTAGGTAGCGGTCGGCCGATCGTAGACGTCGTGGATGCGGGGACTATTCAAGCCATCTTCCTTCCGAGGTGACGGTAGACCGTCTTGCGCTGTACCTGCGCTGTGTCGGCGATCCAACTGATGGGGATGCCCTGCTCGTCCGCCTTCACCATCAGTTCGTCGGCTTCCTTGTCGAGCTTCTTCCTGCGTCGGGCAAGGCGAGCCAGCGCGTCGAGGGTGGCCCGCTGGGTGTCGTCTGGCGTGAACGTTGGCCGTGGCATGGGTAGAGAGTAACTGTTCCCCTTGACACACTCAATCCTGGCAGTTAGTGTTTACATGTAGCCATAAAGAAGGGGGGTGCCATGAAGGTCACCGCCACCCGCACCACCGACACCCACGGCCACCCCCTCCACCAAGGCGACTGGGTGCACTACCGGGGCTCCTACACGCCCGCCTACGGGCAGCTCGCCCAGGTGGTCGGCATCAACTACGACCTCACCATGAACCTCACCGTCGCCGGTGGGGCCGCGAAGCTGCGCAACGTGCGCCGCGCCTCGGTCGCCCACGCCGCCAACAACGGCCGCTGAACCGCCAGTCAATGCCAAGGGGGTAGTCATGCAGGAGATCCGCCACACCGCCGGCCAGGTCCGCTACCTGTACGGCACCCCCACCCGCATCCTCGAATTCCGGGCCCTCCCCACCGCAACGACCACCATCGAAACGCTGATCGTCCACGTGCCCGCCTGCAACGGCGACCAGTGCGCCGCCCACGGCTGGGACTGCGACGCCGAAACGCCCGGCGACACCATCACCCTCGCGTGGTGGGCCGGCGACGACGCGGGCATTTGGGCCGGGCTCGCCGCCTACGCGGTCGCCCAGGACATCAACAGCATCCCGCAGCCGCCGGTCGAGCCGTCCCACGAGCAGCGGGCGCTGATCGGTCGACTCCGCGCCATCGCCGACCGCATGACCAACAACTCCGGCGACTTCGCCTGACAGGAGCCCTGCCATGCCTCGCAAGACCTGCACCCTCTGCCCCGGATGCAACGCTGACCTGAACGCCCGCAGCGTTACCCCCAGCGCCAAGCGGCCCGGCTGGTGCACCGACTGCGCACCCGACAAGACCACCCACCTCATCCTCGCCGGGGACTTCGCCACGTTCTGCGGCAAGCTGACGCACGAGATCAACGCCGACCCGGACGTGACCGTGAACGCGTATGAGCCGCTGTTTCCCGGCGGCAGCGACACCAACTGCGCCGACTGCACTCGGGTGCTTCGCCGCAAGCAGCGCGGCCACTGAGCCGCCAGAGGTAAACGCCGGTCGGCCGTCGAAGGCCGCGAGCCCGGGAGTCGTATCCCGGACCGGCGACCACAACCCCGCCCACCCGTCACGGAAGGAAACCCCGATGACCGCCCCCACCACCTGCACCCCCGACACCGTCGAGGTCACCACCCCCGGCGGCACCCACCACTACGACCGGCTCACCCTCGCCCTCGCCTGCCGCCTGTGGCGGTCCGGCCCCTACACGGCCACCTGGGCGGACCGCACCACCTGCACGGCCGCCGCCCTCCACGGCGACCTGCCGTGCCTGACCCGGGTGGAGTGCCTCCGGTACGCCGCCGCCGCCGAACACATCAACCGCAGCCACTAGCCCCGCAGACAGGAGCCCCGCCGTGAACGTCACCTTTACTGCCGACGACGACACCCGGGTCACCGTCACCACCGACCGCCGCACGTTCCGGGGCCTCGACCGGGAGCGCCTGGAACTGGCGTGGCTGCTGTGGCTGGAGATCAGCAACCCGGTCGCGCTCGCCGCCGACGCCCTCCACCGCGCCAACATCACCCTCTGACCCGCAGGCAGGAGCCCTGACATGTCCGCTAAGCGCAAGAAGTGGAAGGTCACCTACGTCGGCAGCGACGCCGTTGACCAGTTCACCTCCGAGAAGGCCACCCACGAGTGGCTGCGATCCCTCGCCAACGCTCCCGACAGTAAGAGTCAGCGCGTGCAGGTGTGGGTGGATCAGGGCGACGGTCGGTGGCAGCTCCACGACGAGGAAGACCTGTCCGAGTGGGCTGCGAAGCCTTGACCCGCCCAGCCTTCGCATCCATGCCGTGAGGGTGCCGGATCGAATCCGGCCGGAGGCACCACACCCGACCGCCGCCTCAACGCGAAGGAGCACCAGGAATGGCCAACCTCGAAACCGCCCGAGCCGCAGCCCACGCCGCTGCATATCAGCCGCTCGCCGACACGAACATTGACAACAAACTCGCACACAAGGCCGCCACCGCAGTCGTGGACGCCCTGCTGGACGCCCGGACCGGCCGAGGGCTCGCCTACCTGCGCGGCATGCGATCCACCGTCTACCAGATGCGCGTGCTCAACGCCATGAACACCACCACCAGCTCCGACTTCACCCTGTTCTTCGGCCGTATGCCGATGTACCGGGCGATCGAGGCTGCCGCCGCCGAGCTGGTGGCCGCGTTCGGCCGTCGCTGAGAAAGGAGCCTGCCATGGCAACCGCCTACCTGACCGCCACCCCCGCCGGGCTGCACCTGCGCCTGTCAAACCGAGGATTCACCTTCGACAGCTTCCACATCACCGCCGTCGCCGACGAAGACGCCACCACCACCGCAGACCGTCTGCTCGCCGACCACGGCTGGAAGGCCACCGACGGATGGGAGCAGCAGCGAACCGGCGGCGTAGCGCTTTGGGCGGCGCTGATCGACGCGAAGGAGCAGTGACCATGCCAAAGCCGCACCCGACCAACGCCGAGTACGTCGACCTAGCCCACTACTCCCGCGCCCTCGACGAGATCCACCGCCTACGCGCAGCCCTCGCCTACGAAGCCGGTGTCACCGCCGCCCACCTCGGCCTCGCCACGTTCCCCAAGTCCCGGCGCGAGTTCGCTGAGGAGCAGGTCGAGCGGATGCGGGCCGCCGCCCGAGGGGAAGCCGAAACCGCCTACACGATTGGCGGCTGGCGGATGCAAGCTGCGCTTCGTGACGCTGGCGCATCCGAGACGTTGACCCGCTGGCAGTGGGAGCACGCACCCACCAGCCACGCCTGCACCAACTGTGAGGGCGTCGGCCCCGACTCGTGCCCGTTCAACCCGAAGGGAGATGACCGTGGCTGACCTGTCGAAGATCGACCACCCGCTCATCGCCACCCAGCAGCAAACCTGCTGGGTCTGCCCCGACCAGTGGGAAGGCACCCTCACCAACGGCAGCCTCTTCTACTACCGGTACCGCAGCGGCTGGGCGTCCCTCGGCATCGCAGCACCTGGAGGTGAACCGGCTGCCGACCCGGGCGAGGTGGGTGTCGCATGGGGCGATCCGCTGCAAGGCGCGTTCGACAGCGACAACGACCGGACACGAGTGTTCACGCTGCTGCTGCGCCGCCGGCTCAACGCGGAAGTTGCTCGACCGCCGCAGCGTTGACACCCCGCACCAGCCAACCCGCCCGAGGAGACACCACCCGTGAAGACGTGGACCATCCAAGCCCCCTACAGCCGCATCAACCAGTCCATCCGCGACGCCCTCGGGCTCGACGTGTCCGAGGAATACGGAGATTGGGTCATCGCCGCCCCCTCCATCACGACCGCCGTGCACCTGCTGCGCGCCCGAACCTTTCCCGACTGGCCCCGCAACGGTGCCGGCCTCATCAAAGCCACGGGAACGGACGTTCAGGCTCTAGCCGCTGCGGGCCGGATCGACCGAGAGGCTGTGATGGTACGCCCGAGGTGGGCGTGGGACGGCGACCCGGTGGCGGTCGTCGACAAGGGCGGCGACGCCCACCGCATCGGCATCATCAACAACGGCAGGTTCACCCCCGACGGCGACCACCTGACCGGCCCCGAACGGGCCGCCATGGACGCCTGGACGCGGGGGAGCGCCGACACCACCGGCATGCTGTACGCCGTCCGCGCCGCACTCGCTGCCGCTGGTCGTGTCGTCACCCCCGAAGCCCGCGACCGACTCGCCCGGCACCTGTACCTCACCGAATGGGTGCCGGCGCTCGCGCCGCAGGTGGATGCAGAGGCCCGCTGGGACGGGGGTAAGGTGGCGACCCGCGACGACTACCTGCAACGAGCAGACGCCATCCTCGCCGTCATCACCGGAAAGGACACCTGACGTGTCGACCGAGGACGTGGCTTTGCGGGAGGAGCGGCCCGTCGAGCTGATGGCGGCAATCGCGGACGAGGACGGCAGTCGTGGCTGACCTCGCAACCCGCACCACCTGCCACGGCAAACTCGTCCGCGACCTCATCCCCGACATCATCACCGCTCGCGGCGGACGACCGGCCACCGTCACCCTCACCGGCAGCGCCTACCTGGCGGCGCTCGTCGCCAAGCTGCACGAGGAAACCGACGAACTGGCGTCTGCCAGCCCTGCCGAGCGGCTCGGTGAACTGGCCGATCTGCATGAGGTAGTTGCCGCGCTCACCGTCGAGTTGGGGTACACCGCAGAGCAGGTGCGCGAGGCTGCCGCTGTCAAGCGGGCTGAGCGGGGTGGGTTCGACCGGCGGGTGTGGCTGGGGTGGGTTGACCATGACTGACGATGGCCTCGTGATCTGAGGGTGTGTGGTTGTGGTGGGGCCGGTTGCTTTCGGGTGGCCGGCTCTGCTGTTTGTGCAGGCCAAAGAACGGGTTGTCATCATGGCGATTACGTGTCATCATTGATGTGACAGTGAAGGAGGGGGCCAAGATGGCAACCAGAATCCCCACCAAGTCGCAGGCATACCTCATCGCCCACTTCGCCGACCGCCCCTTCCCCGAGAAGGCCCGCGCCAACCAAACCACCTACAAGAAGTGCCGCGACAACGGCTGGCTCGAAGCCACCGACACCTGGCCCTACCACCAGACCACCGACGACGGCATCGCCGCCCTCAACGCCTACGAACAAGCCAACCAGCCCGCCCGCGCCGCCCAACACCTCATGGAACTGATCGAGGCGTACGGCAAGGCGTGCTACCTGCACGGCCCCAACACCAGCGACGCCCACCGGCTGCACGAGCAGATCCGGCAGGCCATCACCAGGACGGAGGCGTGACCATGACCGACCAGCCGACCACCGTTGAGGCGTACGCCGCCCGCAACCTCGCCCGGCAGATCCGCGACACCGCCGCCCGCATCGACGACCTCGCCGACACCATCCGCCGCTACGCCGACGACGTGGACCGAGTCGACAGCAGCCCCGGCCGCCCCGACTACGCCACCGTCGTCGGCCGCGTCGTCAACGAGGTCGGCACCACCCTGATGAACCTGTCCCTCGGATCGCTGTCCACCACGGCGGTCACCGCCGACACCGCACGCGTCAAGGGGGAGTGACCGCAGTGGCCAAACTCAAGACGTACACACTCGGCAACCAGGGCTTCATCAACAACCACGTGCGGGACGCCCTCGGCCTTCCCTCGCACATCCGGCAAGCCCGCGTCATCGCAGTCGCCGCCACCAAAGCCGCCGCCGTGCAGGTACTCGCCGACCACGGCTTCCCCAACCACAGCATCCGTGACTCCGAATTCCGTCAAGGCATGGGCAACGACATCGACGCCCTGGAGGCTGCCGGGCAGATCGCAGCGCCCGGAGTCCTGGTGACCTCGATGAGCTTCGGCGGCAGTCTGCCTGTGGTTCGGATGCAATCCGGTGGGGTGCCGGTCCGGATCGGTCGTCTCGTTGCCCTTGACGGCTTCCGGTATCGGTTTGAGGTGGAGGCACGGTGACCGACAAGCCCACCAAGGTCGACCTGCTCGCCCATCTCGCCGCCATCCCCGCCGAACGGCAGCAAGCCGCAGAAGCGTTCGACGCGAGGGAGGTGGAGTTGGTGGCTGCCCTACGCCGCGCCGGTGCCACCTGGACCGAGATCGGCGAAGCCCTCGGCAACCCCCACCGGCAGAACGTGCACCGCAAGTTCAAGCCGAAGATCCAGGAAACCCGCACCGTCCGCGTACGGCCGAAGGAGGACACCGCGACCGAGCCGACCGCGACGCCCCCCACCACCCCGACGGCCCTGCCCACCATCACCCCCGGATGCACCATCCACATTCCCGCCGGCATCCACGGGGCACGCCCCATCCGCCTCCGAGTCACCTCCCAACACAACAACCCCGACGGCAGCATCCACGCCGTCGGCCGGGCCGTCCGCGCCGACGGCACCCTCGGCCGGCAGACCGGCGTCACCCTCCACCCCGTCCACACGCCGCACATCACCATCGACAGCCCCCACGACGACATGGCCGCCGGCATCACCACCGCAGGGCGCAGCTACGCCATCGCCCGCACGGGCAGCACCGTGTACGTGTGGGGCGACAGCGACACCCCCAAAGAGATTCACTGCGGCAGCGACATCGAGGCCGCCACCCGGTTTCGGGAGATCACCGACCGGGCCCGACCCAACCCTGAGGAGACGCCGTGACCGACCCCACCATCACTCGACTCGACGCCGGACCCGGCTACCAGTACACCTACTACCTGAACGTCGAGTCGTGGTACTGGCCCGCGATCAAGAACATCGACCACCGCCCGCAACTGATGGTTGGCAAGTCCGCCGACGGCGGCGGTACCGCATGGGAGTTCGCCATCACCGAGGAGAAGCTCGACAACCGGCGGCCGATCACCGTCAGACTGTTCGACGAGGCATTCCCCGCCTTCAACGAGATGCACTCGTTCTTCGGTCTGCTGGCCCTCCGGCAGCCGACCACCATCGATCAGGTTCGGGGGATCCTCGACGAGCTGGGCGTGGTCGACGCCACCGAGCGGACCGACCCGAACGCCTGACCCGACGCCCTCGGGGCCGCCCACCTGTCGCGGGTGGGCGGCCCCTTCCATCTACCTGATCAGCCCCGTTGGATCCCCGACAGCAGCAGGTCGGCTCGCCCCTGCTTGAGCAAATATGCCCTCAACCGCGCCTTCGCCTCAGGGGTGTCGTTGTGGACACGATTGAAGATCGGCTTCAACGACTGGATGGCCTTCACCTCGGCCTTCTCGGCACCCGCCCGTGACAGAAACCGCTGCACCTTCGAGTGGTCCGCAAACTCGGCCCAAGACGACCTGACTGCGTGCGCGGCCTGGCGCACTGACACGTCATTGGTGATGCCGACATAGATGAGCACCCCGCCGGCGTCGTACCAGAAGTACAAGGCGGTAGGGCTCGCCTCGATCTGGCCGAGGTAGTCCAAGAGGGTCCGGTACTCGACGAAGTCCGGGAAGCGCCGCTCGCTGCTGATCATTCTCCCGCACACCGCGAGGAATTCCGAGATGTCGCTCTGGTCGTCAACCGCCTTGAAGGTGGACTCGAAGGTGTCGATGTCGACCTCTTGCCCACTGTCAGCCAAGCGCAGCAGGGTAACGCAGATGGTGCGGTGCACCCCGAAGAAGTCAATCGGCTTGATGTGTGATCGAGCCCGCTTGATGAGCGGAGCGCCTCCGCGCATCATGGACGCCAACGCGATCCGCTGGTGAACTTGGTGCATCTTCGGGCTCATGTCGTCCAGAGTCCAAGTGGAGTTCTCGTTCTCCAGCGGCACCGGCGACATGCACGGTTCGTTGGTCTGGTGCTCGTCTACGCTATCCATCGGGTCGCCTCCCAGGGGCGATCAAGGGCCCGGCCGGTGTTACCAGCACCGCGATTCCGGGCCCGTCTTCTTTTGCCCCCCATCCTACCGGGTGTCCGGATCATGCCGGTCGCCGCCAACACGTCAGGCTGCCTCGCAGAACGCTGGCACGACCAGCCCTACCGCATGTCCTGGTGCACCGCGTCCCGCAGATCCGCCACCGCCCGACGCACTGCCACTACCTCCGGTGATCCTGGCAACATCAGATCCTCGTCGTGAGTCGGATACTCTTCCCGATCCATCAGCAGCCGCAACTCAGCTTGGGCGTCCCGCAACACCGCCCACGCGTCCTTCGTGCGCGGCAACCCCAGCAGTTCGATACGTGCCTCCAACGGCAGCGCCGGCTGATACGCCTTCCCGAGCTGCTTCAACTCCCGGTACGAGTCGCACAAGGCGTCAAGCCACACATCCCGCCGCTGGCAGTCGGCGATCAGATCCACGTGCAGGGAGATCCGCGCCTCGTGCAGCAGGTTGGCCCGCTGATGGGTGGCCTGCCACCTCGACGCCAGGTAGGAGCCGACGAGGGCGAACAGGCCACCGGCGACCGCGCCGACGAGGGCTGACAGGAATTCGTTCACCCGGCCAGGGTTGCAGCCGGTGACCACCCGACGCGAGATGCTCCCAACTTAGGAGCAACACGTGTTGGAGCGCGGCCGCGCACCTCCAACACGAGGGGCGTCGGCGTTGGAAGTGCAAGAAGCCCCGGCCGGTGATCCGGTCCGGGGCTCAACGCAACTTTGGCGGGCTGCACGATCAGCCTACCGCGTGTCCTCACAGGTCGATGCGGTACTCCAACTGCACCCCATCACCCGGATACACGATCTCCCGAGCCACCTCCACCACCCGCTCGCCGGCAAGCATCTTCCGGGTGATCGCCAATACCGGCCCCGCCGACATGCGCAGCGTCTCCGCCTCCCTGGCGTCCGGCATCCGCGACACCACCGTCTCCACCACTCGCGTCACCCGCACCCCCAGCGATGCCAGATGCCCGATCGCCCCACCCGGTGCCGGCTCCGACTCCGGTCCCGCCACCCACGTCCCGGCCACCATGTCCGCCAGGTAGTACGACGTCGACATGTGCGTTGGCCAGCCATCCACCCGGAACACCAGATCGCGGCGCACCAGAGGCGTGCCCTCGGCCACCTCGAATAGTTCGGCGACCTCCGCCGTAGCGGGCTCTTCGGTGATCACCGCGTCGGGGTTGTGCTGCCCCCATGCGAGGCCGTAGTCATGCGTGACCGACGTCTGCGGGCGTTCCTGGGTGGAGTCCACGTCGGCGCGGTAGCGGGATGAGGCGAGACGCCGGGCGGGAATGCGGGGGCGCACAAACGAGCCCCGGCCCTTGATGGTGTGGATGCGGCCTTGCGCGCGGAGCACGTCGAGGGCTTGGCGTGCAGTGTTCCGCGCGACCTGGAATTCGTTCTGGATGTCCTTGTCGGAGGGGAACGGCATGCCGTTGCCGAGGATGCCCGCGTCTATGCGACGCCCCAGTTCGTCTGCGATCTGGGCGTAGCGGGGGCGGGGGTCGGCTTCCATGCAGGTCACCCTAACGGCCGATCTTGCATCTTTCGCATCGCCTGTAAGGACACCACGCGAATATACCCCGTGTCTAGACAGGGTCGGCTAGTCAGGTGTATTGTCCTGTCTCGTGACCAACCACGCGAGCGTCCTCCGCATCCCCGACCCGGGAGAGCCCACCCAGTGGCATGTGCCGCCGGCCCCCGAACCAGGCATGCTCGACCACGCCACCGGCTGGATCACCGACTGGTTCACCAACCCCGACAACACCATGACCACCGTCGCCGTCGCCCTCGGACTGCTCCTCACCGCCAAGGTGCTCCGCCGACGCCGCAAGCCCACCACCAACCAACCCACCGACGACCTCACCGCCACCGACCGGGCCATCACCCGCATCAGCGCCGGCATCGCCACCGTCGTAGTCGCCCTCGGCATGTGGCAGTTCTTCACCGACGTCATCGACGTTCACTGGTCGGTGCGGCTCGTCCTGTTCTTCTTCATCGAACTCGGCATCTTCGACGCTGCCCGCCGCGCCACCCGCCACCTGTACCGCCACGGCAACCTCGGCAACGCCCACCGGGCCGTGTTCTTCCTCGCCGGAATCTCAGCCGGGCTGTCCGCCATCCACGCCGACAGCCTCGACCTGCGGCTGTTCCGGATCGCCGCCGCCGTCGTCGCCTCCTACATGTGGTTCGAGAGCCTCCGCGAGCAGCGCGACATCCTCCACCACCGCAACCCCGGCAAGTACCCGCCCATCACCAGCCGGGGCATCCCGTGGAAGCGCATCGGCGCGACCCTCGGCCTGGTCGAAGCAACCACCCTCGGAGTCACCGAAGTCGCCACCCAGCGGCGCATCGACCGCCTGTCCCGTCTCCTCAACCACTTCCACGCCGTCACCGCCGGCACCGACCCCGGCCGCGTCAAGCAGTGGTACATCAGCTTCCTCACCCGCCGGGTGGTGCGGAAGACGCAGGCCGCCTGCAAGTACATCAACCTCGCCGAGGACCCCGAGGTGCGGAAGATGCTGCTGCGTCGCCTCAACGTCGTCCGGGGCATCGTGGAAGCGACGAAGCCTGACGCCACCCGCCACGGTGACGTGTGGGCCGACGTCACCCAGATCGCCACCGGCGACGCCGACCGTCACCGTCACGTCATCGACGTTGACGTCACCACCGACGCACCGACGCCCACCGTCACCCGTGACGCCGACGGTGACACCCCGAGGGTGACGCCCCCGCAGACGCCTACCGTCACCCGTCAGCCTCCGACGCCCGTCACCCCGCATACCGTCACCATCGACGGTGACGCCACCCCGGCAACCGTCACCAGTGACGCCACCGCCGACGCGCCAACCATCACCGTCACCACCGCTGACGCCACGCCCGCCACCGTCACCCGCCGGCCCGTCACCGTCAGACGCGCCAGCACTGACGTCGCCGTCGTCCGACCCCTCAGCCGCGACCTCCTCGACGAGCGGGTCCGCGACTGGACCGTCGACGAAGTCCGCGACTACGCCGCCGGCAAGGCCCGGCAGATCGTCGCCGGGGGAGGCACCAAGAAGGAAGGCATGCGCGTGTTCCTGCTGCTCTGCATGGCCCTCGGCGTTGACCCGGCTGGCACGTGGATGGCCGAGCCGGTGGAAGGCGCTGAGTCTGCGGCCCGCACCAACAAGGCGAAGTGGTTCGCCGAGTGGGCCGTCTACGACGCCGAGCAGATCCTGCTCGCCGAGCACAACAAGATCGTCGCCGAACTCGCCGACGGGGGTGACGTCCGTGCCTGACACCACCGACGCCAGCGACGTCACCGTCATCCCCGACCGGTGGGACCGTCACCCCACCGTCACCCACCACGACCTGACCGCCGACGGCGTCACCACTGACGCCGTCATCACCGGCGGACTGACGCTCCACCGCGCACGCCGTCACATCCGCGCCGCCGTCACCCGTGACGCTGACGCCGCCCTACGCGGCATCCGTCACCTACTCGCCCGAGACCGTCACACCGTCACCGAGGAGGACTGACGCCATGACCACTGACACCCTGCCCGCCGCCGTCACCGACGCCGCCGCACCCGTCACCCTCGACGGTGCACGTGTGCACCGCGACTGGCGTCAGCTCGGCGCGGAAGCCGCCGGCATCACCACCGCCGTCACTGCCGCCGGTGCCCTTTACACCGCCACCTTCCAGGTCACGCCCGTCCTCATGTGGGCCCTCGCCGTCGGCTGTGCCGTCGCTGTCGTTGCCCTCATCGTGCTGCTCACCCTCATGCGGCGGGAGGGTCGACGGTGGACCCTCGCAGTCGACGTCGACCCGTCCTGACCAGCGCAAACGCCACGGAGAGAGGAACCAGGAAATGCCGAAGCTGTACGAGTTGCGGGTGTTCAAGGGTCAGCAGCCCGTCCGCGTCGCCAACCGGCTGCTCGTCACCCTCGACCTCGCCGACCCGGCCAGCGTGAATGACCTGCTCAGGCGGCATCTCCTGGCCATCGCCGAGCGGGACGGCGCGACCCGCCGCGACGCGCACCTCTACCACGTCAACGTCCACGAGGTCCGCAACGAACGCGCCGAACGCGACGCGTCCTTCCAGTTCAGCACCCCCGTGGAGGTGTGACATGTCGGTCAAGTCGCTGCGAACCAAGGCCAGCAACCGGGCCGCCACCGCCCAGGCGCGAATCAACTCCACCGCCTCCCCGTACGAGAAGCTGCGGCACGCCCTGGAGTGGGTGATGTCCGAAGCGAGAGCCGCCGGCAGGGACACCGCACAGGACACCGTCGCGACGATCACGAAGGTTGCCCGCGAACTCAACGAAAGGAGCCGGCCGTGACCGAGAGTGTTGTGGCACTGCCACATGGCACCGCAGTTGGCGGGTCCGACAGCCCGCGCGCGTCTGCGCGCGCGAGAGTCAACCGAAGTGTAACCCGCCGTGACCGTGTTCGTCGCGTCGGGGCGGCCCGCCCGGTCGCCGCAGCCCGCCGCATCGGCCGTGTCATGTACCGCGACGCCGCCGACTCGTGGATCGTCCGCGACTCCACCCCATCGATTCAGCAGGTGTGGGCCACCGATTACGCGGCCCTCACCACCATTGACTACCCGCCGTTCCGCATCTGGTGCCGCTTCTGGCGGTACCCGGCGGTCCTCGCCGCCGCCGGCCTCGACTCGGCGAAGTGGATGCTCATCCACCCCGTACGCGGCCCCCTGTTCCTCACCGCCACCGGCGTCGGCGTCGCCGCCGCCACCACCCTCTAAACCCCCACGGAGGTACCCGCCATGTTCGAGTTCGGAGCCCGCACCGGAGCCCTGTTCATCGCCGCCGCACTCCTGTTCGCGGCCCTGCGCTTCCACAAGTCGTCCAGCCCGAAGGGCAAGAAGGCCGGCACGGTCCTCGCCGGTGTCGCCGGCATCGCGTTCCTGATGACGTTCGTCGGCGAGTGGATGGGCGACGTTGCCCAGCTCGGCGGTGCCCTCGGCGTCGCCCTGCTGATCGTCGCCGTCTCCACCATCCTTGTGGACTGGGGCCTCGACAAGAGGCCGGACAAGCCGGCGTTCTGGGCCATGTTCGCCCTGCCCGCACTGCTGGTGTTCGGGGTCACCCAGATCCCGGCCGTCGGCGACCAGCTGGGTGACGGCGGGCAGCAGGTCGCCGAGCAGATGAGCAAGGTCGGGAAGTAGCCCGATGATCGAAATGATTCTCGGTGCGATGGTCGTCGCCCTGTGGGTGAAGGCCGTTCCCGCCGCCGTCGCCGACGCGATCGCCACCCTCCGCGCGTCGAAGGCCGGCGAGTGGGGGCTGATCGACAAGGAGCGCGACCGGAAGGCCGCCCGTTCTAAGGCCCGCCGCGACGCCATCGCCTCCATCCGCTCGAAGCGTCACAAGCAGGCCGGCGGCGACGGCAAGGAGTACCGTCCCGGCGCGCTGGCGTACCTCTCCGACGTGTACCACGGCCTGTGGGAAGACGAGTTGGAGAAGCGCCGTGCAAAGCGGGCCGCGCGTCCGCCCGTCGGCCCGGACGGGAAGCGTCCGCCGGTGAGCCGCGTCGACCAGGCGGTGGAGGCGAAGGTCCGCCAGCAGCGCGCGAAGACCGGCTACCTGGGACGGGCCGCCCGCGCTCTCATCGACCCGGTAGGGGAGAGCCCGCAGCACGCTGACGTGCCCACCACCCAAATCTGCCCCGTATGCCTGCATGTAATGACCGTCGGCGAGGAATGCGAGACGTGCGCGTTCAACCGCCAGCTCGACCAGACGACGCGGCAGACCCTCGCCGAGCACGACCAGCGGAGGGCGGCCACCACCGCAGAGGACGGCCCCCGCATCGCCTGCCCCACCTGCGGCGACAACCTCATCCAGGGCCGCGACGGCTGGTACCACCGCTCCGACTCGCTCTGCAAGGACGTACGGCCGGGCGGCGGGCCGGACTACCCGAGCCGGGAGGTCACCGCCCCCCTCGACGGGGGACGGCAGCCGGGCAGCACCCGCGAGGCGTCGCGGGACCACGACCTTGACGACGATGACGACATCAGCCTCACCGGCGACAAGGTGATCGCCGGCCTCGCCGGGCCCGGCGGCCTCTTCGAAGGTGTCGCCGAGTGCGGCGGGTGCGGCTTCCAATTCGAGCAGGTCGGCGACGAGCTGCGCTGCGCATGCAGCACCCAGCCCACCATCAAGACCCCAGCCCACATCCACAACACCGGCACGACCGACAACGGAGGAACCGACATGAACACTGCCACCGGCGACGTCCACGACGTGGAGTCCTGCAAGACCGAACTCACGGCCCTCGGCGACGACCTCACCCGCGTCGACACTGCCCTCGACGTCATCGACGAGGCCATCCGGTCGGCGAAGGCCGCCAGCGAGGCCATCGAGGCGTGGCTGCGGGACAAGAACGCCGACGCCTGCGTGCCCGGCATGAGCGCCGCCCTGGACGCCCTGTCCACCGACCGCATCAAGGAACTCATGGACGCCGTCGCCGCCGCCCGTCGGGGAGTCGCCGACACCATCGACAACCTCGCCCCGCTGGAGGAGGCGGCCGAGCTGATCGGTGGCACCGACGGTTCCGCGCTCAACGGCCGCTGACGTCGGATCGTTGCCGTCATCCCCAGGCCCCACACAGGTGGGCCGCCTGGGGGTGGCGGGATCAACCCGACACCCACCCCCCATACCAGCTTGGAGCCGCCCCATGCACACCACCGAGCATCGCCCGGCGAGCCTGCCGAACCGGGCGGACCCGTCCGGTGACGCTCGGCCCACCCCCGGAGACGACCCTGCCGCCACACGCCGGCAACTCCCACCCGGTGCGTCCCACTGGTCCCGCACCTACTACGACGACCAAGGCATGCAACAGGTCGCCAAGGTGTCGGTGCCTGTCACCGGACAAGGCCGCATCGCCGCCAACGAGTGGGAGTGCCCCACCTGCGGCCCTCAGTCCCGCAGGTGGATGAGCGCAACCCTGGCGACCGCCCCGTTCTGCGACCTCCACGACATGGAGATGCGCAAGCTCAAGCCCGGACGGAACCCGTCAGTAGGGGTGACACCCCCGTGGAAGGACATCGTCCGGGCCGTCGACCACCGCATCCGCGTTGGCGCGGCCATCGCCGCCGCAGGCACCGCCGGACTCACTGTGGACGTGGTTGACATGCCGTGGTGGGGGCACGCCGCCCAGATCGCCGCGATCCCCGCCGCGATCAGCGGTTCGTGGTGGCTGACCCGAGTCTGGCTGATCCGCGAGGCGGTACGCCTCAACAACCTTGACCCCGACGACGAGGTTGCCGGCCGACGGGAACGGCGGAACATCGCCAAGAGGGCACGGATCGCCGCCTACTGTGCCGCCGCCGGCATGAGCTGGATTGAGATCGCCGACCTGCTCAACATCGCCTCACACCCGGCCCGTGGCGTGTCCCTGATCGCTGGTCTCATCGCCGCCGGTGTGATCGCCTCACGCCCCTACCTCAACTGGGTGGACAGGCGTCGCCGGGCCAAGCCGACCCCCGCCGTCGCTGCGGCGACAGCGATGCCTGACGAGCCGCCGGCTGAGACTCCCACCGACGACGAGCAGCTCGCCGCCTACGTCACCGGACGGTGGAACGAACGCATCTCCGCAGAGCGAGGCCCCCTGCCCGGCACCTACCTGGAGGCCATCCGCCGCACCTACGGCGGCTGGTCCGCTGTGGTCGTCGCCACCGACGAGTCCGACCTGGACCCGGAACGCTTCGAAACAGACAAGACCATCGGCAAGATTGCCCGCGCCTACGGGGTGGGCGTGACCATGGTGACGGTCACCGCCGACCCGCTCGACGCGAACCGGGCAATGATCCTCGTGCAACGCACCTCACCCCTGTCCGAGGCCCGAGCGTGGGACGGCACCGGCATCGACCTGACCACCGGAAAGGCGTACACCGCCTCCGTGGACGACGGCGACCGGGCGCAACACCCGTTCTGGCGTCCCGGCTGGGGTGCCGTCATGGAACTACTCGCCGGAGCAACCGGATCCGGCAAATCCGAGTACCTGAACCTGCTGCTCGCGTTGGAGCGGCAGTCAGGGGTGTGCGTGTCGTGGGTGTGCGACCCGCAGATGGGCCAGTCGCTGGGTGACATCCGCGACGGCGTCGACTGGTTCGCGCCCACCGTCGAAGAGTTCCTCATCATGCTGCGGGTGGCAGTGCAGGTGATGCTCGCCCGCAACGTGCTGATCACCCGCATGAGGGTGAAGGAGACCCGCCCCAGCGGTGAAGTGGTGGAACGCCGCGTCAAGTACGTGGAGGTTTCCGCCGACTTCCCGCTGCTCGACATCACCTGCGATGAGGCGCACATCCCCATGAACGACCCCGACCACGGCAAGGAGATCGTCGCCCTGCTGGCGTTGCTGGCCAAGTCGGGCCGCAAGTGCAACATCAAGGTGCGTCTGATCACCCAGTCGCCACTGCTGACCGAGCTGAAAAACTCGGTGCTGCGTTCCCAACTGTCGTCCGGTTTCGTGGCCGTGTTCCGAACCGCCGACAAGCTGACCGGTGCCGCCTGCTGGCCCGGAAAGATGCCCGGCGACCCTGCCCTACTCCCCGCCGAATGGCCGAACGGCAACACCGCCGCCGGAGTGTGCTACATGTCCGGGCAGAAGCCGCTGAGGCACCGCTCCGACTATGTGGGCGACGTGTACGACCTGATGCACTCCGGGGAGACGAAAGGCTTGGAGCCGGCTGTCCTCGGCGCGGCCGGTGTGCTGTACGCCGACCGGCACAAGCGGCTCGCCGCGTTCGACGCCATGGACCCCGCCGAGCTACTCGGCACGCAGATCCCCACCCTCGACCGGCCGGCAGGACAGGGTGACCCGGCGGGAGGGAAAGGCGGCGGCCGGGAGGCGGTGCTGGAGTTCTTCGCCGACCGGTGGAACAGCGGCGACGTCGACCCAATCAAGTTCGGGGTCATCGACGAGAACGTGAAGGCCGTCAAGACCCGGGCGTTGACGAACGTTCTCAACAAGCTGGTGCAGGAGCAGGTATTGGCGAACGAGACGGGACCGGACGGCAAGAGCGGCTGGTACCGGCTCACGGAGTCGGGTGCCGAGCACCTGGGCGTCGATGAGGTTGGCCTGTGACCGTACGCCCGACCACGTCCGCACCCCGGCGGCAGGCACGACCAGACGTGCGCCGCCGGGGCGCGGTGTACGGCATCCCCACCCTCGCCGTGGACGCCCTCGGCAAACCCATCCCCGGCACCGTCGTCGTCGGCTACATCGGCCAAACCCGGCAGACCGTCAAACAACGCGAAGGCCAACACCGCGTGTCACAGCCGTTCGGTGACCTCATCGTCGGCGGCTCGTGGGTCATCGAGGAAGGGTTCTGGACGGACGCCGAACTGGACGCGAAAGAGCAGCACTACATCCGTGGCGGGGCGGTGCTGGTGCCCGGCCAAGCACCGCAGCGGCCCGTCTACAACATCGACCACAATCGGGAAAACCCGAATCGGATCCCGCCGTGGGATGCGCTGGCGCACCGGCAGGCACGAGAGCCGGGCTGGCAGCCGCCGCCGAAGGGCGCACGGATCCCCACCCAGCGGGGTGCGGCGTCCACGGTCCGGCCGCGCCCGGTGTCGCCGCTGTCCCGCTGGTGGGGTCGCCGCCGCTGGCAGGTGGTGTTGTGGGCAGCCGTGTGGGCGCTGCTGTTCGCGGGCTCGTGGTGGGTTGGTGCTGACACGTGGTCCGGGTGGGCGGAGCCCCGCAACGCGGCAGTCGCCGCCACCGTGGCCACCGCCGGCATCGGGTGGCGAGGTTGGAAGACGTCCGGGCCGAAGCGCCGCCGGTCGAAGCGTCGGGGGCGACGCCGGTGAAATGGTGCTGGGAGGCATACGACCGGGCCGGGGTCCGCCGCATCGCAGACACCCTCACCGACCCGTGGGCCGACACACCGGAAGGGGCCGCCGAACTAGGCATGGCACACCTGATGGTGAAGGTCCGGCCCAAGTTTCGGCGGCTACGCGGGTGGCGTGTGCGGGCATGGGATGACCTGGTGGGGGAGGCGTGGGTGGACGCCGACGAGTGGCTGCACGCCCGCGCCGCAGCAGACCGGTAGACGCAACGAAGCGGCCCCGCCCTCCACGATGGGGGAGCGGGGCCGCTTCGCGTTCAGGGTTACCGCTGCGCGTCGGCTGCCCGACGCTCCTCACGCTCCGCCCGGTTGCGGGCGCGCGTCGAGTGGAAACCGATCCACATTTCCCACTGCTCGTTGGCCGTCAACTGCGGGGACGTCCGGTCGGACACCCATCCGCTGATGCGGGCCGCCGCCTCATCGAGGGCCGCCGCACGGCTGTTGGCCACGTTGGGCCGCTTCATCCGGATGGTCTTCAACCATCGGTGTGCGGTGTCTTCGAGGGTGGGGATCATCGACACGGTGAGCGCCGCTTTGGCTTGCAGGTCGTAGAGGCGCAGGATCGCCTTCTCTCGCGCGGGCTCGTCGGGGATGGCTCGGGCGATGTCGTCGATGGCTGCGAGGTACTGGCCGTAGGCGTAGGCGGGGGTGTCGCGCACTAGGCGGTCTTCTCGCGCGCCGGGCGCTCCAACCTTGCCTAGCAGCTCGTCGACGGCCTGCCGGCTGACACCGACGGCTTCGGCGGCGGCCTGGGTGGTGCCGTGTTGGTCGCGGAGTTGGCGGAGGCTGACGGCGGCGACGTCGCGGAGCCGGCCGTCTTGGAGTGCCTGGATGGTGCGGTAGCGGCGGACGGGGTCTGGGTCGCAGAGGAGCGTGCCGATGACGTGGTCGGTTCGTTCTTCGGTGGTGGCGTCGGGGCGGTAGGGGTCGAGGTTGTCGTCCATGGCGCTCCTTGGTTTGGCGGGTGGTGCTTGTCGTTTACAGCATGCACGCATCACCGCACTTTGACAAGCAGCGCTTGACATTGGGTGGAGGTAATGACAAGCTCTACTTGTCACCGAGAGAGGGGAAGCCGAGATGACCACCATGACCACCGCCCAGGCGGCCACCAAACTCGGCATCTCCATCCGCACCGCCCAGCGCCGCTGCGCCACGGGCAAACTCTCCGCCCACAAAGACGCCCGGGGCCGCTGGACCATCACCATGGAGGACGCCATGACCCTGCCCCAGCTCACCGGCCCCGCCGACTACCTGATCAGGGCGGCCGAGCGCGACCGCGCCGCCGCGCTCGACCGGATCACCGCAGAGGTCACCGAGGCCGCAGGCGATGCCCCCGCCAATCTCGTCACCGAGGTGGCCGCCCTCTACCGCGAGGTGGCGCTGCGCCACACCGACGCCGGTTGGTGGAGCTCCACCGAGGGCCGGCACCTCGGCCGGCTCTTGCAGTGGGAGTTCACCGCCGACGACAAGGCCCGCCTCATCGCCCTCGCCGCCCGCCGCGCAGCCTAGACCCGAACGCACAAAGCGGCCCCAACCTCACCAAGGTTGGGGCCGCTCCTGTGCTGTTCAGCCTGCCCGCGCCGCCAACTCCCGCACCATGCCGCGCCCGCGCTCCACGGCCGGCACCGCCTCCACCACCCGGGCCGTCGTAAACCGCACCAGCTCGTTGTGGTGGGCCACCGGCAAGGCATCGAGCACGTCACCGGCGTACCGGATGCCCCCCGACACATCCCCACCCCGCACCATCCCGGCAGCCCGATGCAGCTGCACCTGCGCCCGCAGTCGTGGCTGATGCGCCGGATACAAGGCGAGCGCCCGATCCTGCGCCACACCCGCCTCCCGCAGCCGCCCCGCGTGCGTGAACACCCACGAACGGGTGTGTTGGGTGCGGGTCTCCGACCACCCCCACAGCGACCCGCCGTCCGCAGTGTCCGAAGGCAGCCGCCCGGCCATGTCCGTCAACGTGTTGACCACGGCCACCGCCTCCCCATGCCGTCCCGCCAGCGACAGAGCTTGCGCGCGCCCGGCCAGCAGTTGGCATCCGGCCGCCGACGGGCGCTCCACCGGCGGCAGCGCATCCACAGACGCGGGCAACGCGGCGACCGTCCGACCGTCGTAGCAGCCGTTCACCGCATCCCAGGCGTCCACCCACAGCTTCGCCGCCGCATCCCCCGACAGGTCGGCCATGCGCCGCGCCGACGCCCACCAGCGGCGTGCCGCCACCTGCTCACCCGCCGACACCATCTCCAACGCCACCAACGTCGACAGCAACCCGGCCACACCAAGCAGCCGCTGCCGGTGCTGCCCGTCCGTGGCCGCGATCTGATGCCCGAGGACGTCCAGGTCCGCGCGCAACGCGGCCATCAGCCTGTCGGCTGGCAGCCTGTAGTAGTCCACGCCGTAGCCGGCGACGATCGCCGACCACTCGTCGAAGTCCGTGGCCGCGCCCAAGCCGTGGCGCAGCGCCTCCCACCCTGTCAACCGGTCCACCGCCGGTGCGGCTGCCAGCGCACCCATCGCCTGCAAAACTCTGCGTCTGCGCATGTCTGTGTCGCCTGCCCGTCTGCTCGCGTACGCGTCGGTTAGCGCCCCGCCCGCCTCAAGCGCATTGTCGTATGCGGCAACCATCTCCGTCGATAGACGGCGGGTGCCCCGCTCGACCTGGCTCAGGTAGCCGTAGTCGTAGCCGGTCCGCTCACCCAACTTCCGCAGCGACAACCCCGCAGCCTTTCGCCGCCGCCTCAGTATGTGTCCGAAATCGTCCATGCTGTCCCCCCAGCTTGTGGGCAGTTTTGTGTGCACACTGCTCACCCCTGCCACACACCGATCCTATCGATCAGGCTGGACGTGTCGGGACAAGCCCCGGCGCGTAGAGGCGAGGCGAACCGCAGGCCAGAGGCCGTTGTTTGCCGCTGCCGACGCATGGTGTGGTGGCCGACGGGACCCCCAGCCCCCCGGCCACCACACCCAAAACTGTCGGGGGTGACCGGTGGGATACGGACAGTCAAGCAACAGTCCCCGCGACCGTTTCGAGGACCCGCCGATGCCCGAGCCAGTCGACCCCGCCGAGGGTGAGCACCTGGACGACGCCCACCCGTTCGCCGCCGGCTCATCCGGACGCCAGCCCCGCAACCGCAGCAACCGGTGGCGGCAGCGGTGAGCGCCAGTCAGCCCGACCCGGCAGTCATCGCCGGATGGTGGGAGACGTACCGAGCGCACACCCTGGCCGACGGGCGCTGCCCCGTATGCGACGTGCCCCACCGATGCTGGAGGTGGGCCGGGGCCCGCGCCGACCTGATCACCCACGGGCTGCTCGCGCAGGATGGTGGTCCCGCCGAGACGGGCGATGGGGGAGACTCCCGCACCTGACCTCGGGCACACGAAAGCGCCCCCGCCATGGCCTCGGCCTGCGGGGGCGCTTCTCTGTGGCGGGTCAGGAATGCGCGTTCCTACTCGGCGGCCGGTGGGCGTCCGGGGCCGCGCGGCGGGCCGACGCGCTTGCGGTGGGCGGTGATCCGCCGTCGCACCTCGGACACGCTCACCCCTGCCTGCTCGGCGGTCTGCTCTTCGCTGAAGGTGTCCCGGGCGGCTGCGATGGCGGCGTCCTGTTCGGCGGCGATGGCTGCCTTGATCTCCGGCGCGAGGTCGCGTAGCGCCTGGTAGCGGGCGAGTGGGTCGGCGAGTTGGGCGGTGGTGGTGAGGCGCTCGCCGAGGTTGGGGAGGGTGTCCATGGCGTAATTCTAGCCCACCCTGTTGCATTAAATTCTAGTGTGGGCTAGAATTTAGATGTAGGCAGGACCGAGCAGGGGAGACGGGCATGAAGACCACCATCCAGGCCACCAGCACCGACGCTGACGCCCAGGACATCCGCGACGCCCGCACCCTCGCCACCCAGCTCAAGGGCATGGAGCCGAACGGGATGGGCTACCGGCTCATCGTCCGCCGCTACGAGCGGGTGGTCGCCCGGCTCGGCTACGACCCGATCAGCTGACCGCCCCGGGGCCGGCCACCCGGCCGGCCCCACCCCTACCCTTAGGACAGCCCTCATCACCCCGCAGGGAACGCGTCACCGGCGAGCCTCGCCGGCCTCGGGCTGGAGATCGACCTCTCATCACCCCCGTGGGGGATGCGCCACCATCTATCACTCCCGATGAAGGGGCACCCGATGTCACGCATGTACACCCTGTTCAGCGCGCTTGTCGGCGACGAGGCACCTCTCGGCGGCGTGGAACTCGCCGAGGCCGGCGACAGCGGCCTGATCAGCCCGCCCGACCTGGCCCGACTGATGGACCTGCCGCAGGTACGAGAGTTCTTCACCGAGAACAACTACGGCCCCGACGCCCCGGAGGAGGTCATGTACCTCGTGGCCGGTGAGCTGGAGTCGGGACGGTTCCCGACCCTCACCATCACCCTGCCGGAGGCACCCGTGGCCACCCTGCTCAACCTCACCCCACACCCCATCACCGTCTGCGGCACCGTTATCCCGCCGACGGGCATCATCCCGCGCCTACCCGAGCGGACTTCCCAGGTCGACACCGTCACCTTCGAAGGCGTCGACATCCCCATCGTCGAAACCACGTTCGGGGAGAGCGCCGAGCTGCCCGACCCCACGCCCGGCACCTACCTGGTGGTGCCCGCCCGCATCGCCCTCGCCTACCCGCACCGGACCGACCTGCTCATGCCCGGTGCCGCCGAGCGCGACGGCGACGGCCGGATCGTCGGCGTCAACGCCCTCGCCCGCGTCCCCCGCTGACCGGCCATTCGCGAGGAGACGACATGAGCAGGCATCTTGAGCTACTCGCCGCATGCCTTCACGACATGCGCGCCCAGGTGGGTCCGGAAGAACCCGCCACCGACCTGCTAACCCGCAAGGAGACGCGGGCCGCCGAGTACGCCGCCAAGACATTGCAGGAGCTGGGCGTCCAGGCGCGGGTCGCCAAAGCGAACTGGCTCTCCATGCGCGCCGCCCGCTGGATCGACACCGCCCTGCTGGAGGAGATGCGAAGCGTCCACAAGGAGACGTCCGAGAAGTGGAAGGAGGCGCACGAGGCGTACCGCCTGGTGGAAGAGTTGAAGGATCTGTTCTGGACCTACCGCAACCAGCGGTACCGGGGCTGGGAAACCCGCAGGTCGGAGCTGGCCGACAAGCTGCGCGACGCGCTGGCCGCCAACTCTGACCTGCGGGATGAGCACTACCTGGCGGTGCCCAGGGTGCCACAGCTGCAAGGCCCGTCAGGTGGGGTGGTCAGGGGCGACTGCCAGTACTGCGGGCCCACCCGCATCTGCGACTGCTGACGCCCCACCCCTGGCGCAGAGCGGCCCCGCCCCCACGAGGGGAGCGGGGCCGCTTGCTGTGCGGGGATCGATCACCAAGCCGTGTAGACACATCTACACATCACGTGTAGACTCATCTACATGAGCGAGCGGCAGATCACCCGGGACATCGCCCGATACAGCGACACCGACGAGCCGATGCACCGGTGGGCGCTCACCATCGACGGCGACACCGTCTCCGAGCTGTGGGTCGACACCACCACCGGCGAGATCATGCAGGTCGAAACCCCCACCGAGCACCAGGGCAACGGCTACGCCACCGCCCTCTACCGGAAGGCCGCCGCCGAAATCACCATCTACCACGCCCCCGAATCCCACCGCACCCCCGAGGGTGACCGCTTCGCCCGCTCCGTCGGCGGCGAGGCGCTGCCCTGCCAGCACGGCTGCTGCGACAACGACAACGACTTCGACGACGAGGAGTTCTGATGGCCACCGACGACCTGATGGCGTGGGCCGGCCCGGCCTGGGCCGAACTGACCGACGAGCAGCGCGACCAGCTCGCAGACGCCGCCGCCGACATCACCCAGCGGTACCCCGACCCCGACGACCAGGACGACCGCGACGCCGCCCTGTCGGCCACCGTGCAGTACCTGCTTGGCGAGACCACCGCCGACGACACCGCCCGCGCCCTGCTCGCCGCCCGACAGGCCGCCCGTGCCGCCTACGTGGCCGCCGTCCAGCACGCCGTCATGCTCCACCGGGTCGGCGGCAGCCAGAAGAAGACCGCTGCCCTGGCCTGCGGCATCGACCGGATGACCCTCCTCAAAGCCCTAGGCGAGCGGTGAGCCAGAACGAGTGGCTGCGCCGCCTACGCCGCGCCGGAACGGCAGTCACCGCAGCCAGCGCGGCCAGCGACGAAGCGTTCGCGCACCTCGATGCCACGGTCCGCGCCGCACGCCAGGCAGGGCGCACCGTGGCGCACCTAGTGACCGTGACGGGCCTAAGCAAAGCCCGAATCGACGAGGCCATCGCGGCCAGCGACCCCGAGGACGACCTGCCAAGCAGCGACACCGCCCTGCGGATCGCCGCATACACCGCCGCCGCCGCAGACGCCAACTACCTTGCCTGCCGTGGCCGCCGAGACGCGCTCATGCTCCAAGCCGGCATGGAAGGGCTGACGTACTCGGCGATCGCCGCTGCGGCGGGCACCTCCCGCCGGTACGAGTGGCAGCTACGCACCGGACGCCTCGACATTGACAGGCGGTCGCCACGGCAAGACGTGTTCGAAGGGGCCGGCATGGAGGCATACCGGGCCACCGAGAACGCGCGGCTGCGATCCCGCCGGCAAGCGGTAGAAGCCGGGCTGCCGGTGCAGATCACGCACGGACTGTACGGCTACCGCCACGGATGCCGGTGCGACGTGTGCGCGGAGGCGCGGCGCGGCGTCCAGACGGGCGACGTGGCCGTCAGCCACGGGCTCGACGGCTACCGCCACGGCTGCCGATGTGAGGTGTGCACGGCCAAGAACGCCAGCTACCACCGTGACTGGCGTCGCCGCCGGTCAAGCACAGTGCGGGTACTCCCTCCGCAGAGAGGGGAACCGCGATGGGAGGGGTAGCCACCCTGGAACATGGGCAGCAGGAGTACGCGTGGCTGCTCGACGCGATCCGGGCGGACCCGTGGCTGGTGGGGCGCATGTGGGTGGACGCCGAATCCACCCCTGACGAGCTGGACCAGCCCGGCACGGTGTGGTGCGTGGCGCTGGTCGACGACGTCCCGGCGGCGTGGTGCGCGGCCACCCCCGACGCGGGCGTGCTCCGGGCGCACTCCAACTACGAGCACCCCCGCCACCGGGGGCGCGGCCTGTACGCGGCGGCGTACGCGCAGCGGCACCGCGACGTGATCCGGGCGTCGGCGCTGCCGGCGGCGACACACCTGTTCGCCCAGCCCATCGCCCTGCACGAGGCCGACGGCTGGCACTGCACTGGTGCGGAGGGGGCGGGCGAGGTGGACGGCAACTGGTGGTGGGAGCTGCGCCGCGACCCCACGGATTGACGGTTGGGAACACGCTTTCCCGCGCCCGCCGACAAGAGCACCGCCCGGGGCCGCTGTCGTCTCCCGGACAGCCCCACACCGCGCCGGCCGCTACCGTGCCGGCGGTGCAAACCCTCACCCTCAAAGCCGGCAGCCTCGGCAACACCTGGCACGCCGCCCACATACTCCTGTCGGCCATCACCTGCGGATGGTGGCTGCCCATCTACGGCATCCACGCACTCATCTCCGTCGCCACCCGCCCCACCGTCCAGGTCAACGTGCCCGACGGGCATCGGGTCGAATACCGCAACGGCTGGCCCAACGTCCTCGGCCCCGATGAGTACCTGGAACCCCGCACCGGCCGGGAGAAGCTGCTCCGCGTCGCCGGCTACGCCTCGCCCGCGCTCATCCTGGCGGCGATCCTCGTGGGCATGAACATTCGGGGTTGACCCGACGCCACCTGCGGGTACCCCGTCGGTGTGGATCGTGAGCATTGGCGGGCGCTCGCGGCACGGCACAGCCGATGCGACGTCGAGCCCCGCCGCTGCCGCGACTGCCACGCCCTGTACCCGTGCTTCTACCGCCTGCGCGCAGACAGGGAACTCACGCCGCCCGACGGCTAGCCTGCTCCCGCTGTACCGGGACACGGCCGTCACCGGACCGCTCCCACACGTCGGCCAGCATTAGCAGCGCCCGACGCCGCTCATCCCGGGCCGCCTCAACCTCGGCGTGGGTGCGCCTGCGGCACGCCTCCACCGCCGCCCGCAACCAATCCCACATGCCAATCCCCCGATCTTTGTCCCACAACAAGCATCCACCGTCGATGCCACGGGCACCGCATTCCACCTGGGCGAATCCCGGCGACGATCGACGCCCGCCACCATCCGATCAACGCAAGAAAGGGGGCCGCCCCACCCCGTCTGTGGCCCGCGTGGCGGCAGGGCGTGACAGACAGTGGGGTGGGGCGGCCCTGGGCGGCACCGGCGCTGGGGAGCTAGACCGGGGCCCGTCTCGGCGCAGGATCAGGCGACCCGCTCGGTTGCGGTGCCGTCGATCACCCGATCGCGCACCACACCACCGGAGATCGCCGCCTGCTGCGCCCGCGTGTCCTTCAGCAGGCCGACGTAGAAGACGACCGCGAGGCCGAAGTTCACCAGCACCGCGTACGCCGCATCCGCGAAGTTGAAGCCGACGCTCGCCTCGACGGCGACCAGCCACGCCTCCAGGAACGTCTTCACAGCGGCGACCGCGAGCAGCACCAGCCCCTTACGGAACGCCGACCACGACGTGCGCATGAACAGGGCCGCCACCAGGGGCAGCAGGAACGTGAGCGCCAGCGACAGCACGCCCGCCAGGGTGGGGGCGAACAGGTAGGTGGGCAGCTCGGGAAGGATGACAGAATCCATGGCCCCTCCTTGGGGTGAGTCAGTTGGAGAAGTCGGCTCGCCCGTTTACGTCGAGCCGTAATTGTTGAAGTCGGGGCCGGATACGGTGGCGTCATGCCAGGTCAGCCGCAGGTACGCGAGTCCGCGTGGCTGCATGCGCCCGGCGACCCGTACGTACCACTCGCCCACGTCCGACTTGAGGAACGCATGGACGGCAGCGGCGCGTGGGACATCTACGTGTCCGACCCGGCGTCAGCACCAAGCCAGCACGCCCGCTGGCCCGACGAGGACGGGGCGCGGAGCGAACTGGAACGGCTCTACGCGGCCGGCTCGGTGGACGGCAACTGGCGGATCACACGGTCCGACCGTTGACCGCAGGCGGCGACGGACGCCCCACCAGCCGCCGTAACGCCGGAATATCCGGCTCCGGCCGCCACACCTCCGCCTGCACCGACGTCAACGTGTCCGTGAACCGGCCGACCACCTTAGTCATCCGCTCCAGGCGGCCTTCCAGTTCGGTGATCTGCGCCCGCAGCCGGGCCACATCTGCGTCAGCCTCATCGCGAATCCGCTCGGCCCGATCCTCCGACTCTCGCGCTTCCTTTCGGGCGGCCTGCTCGCTGGCCTGCAACTGGTTCGCCCACTGCAACATGGCGTCGCGTCGGGACGCCCTGCCGGCGACCCGGTTGGTGATGGCGCTGACGACGATCGCCGCAGCAGCCGAGATCAAACCGACGATGACCGTGGTCGCATCCAACCCCGACGAAGCAGCCGAAACGATCATTCCGAGGGTGGTGGGGTCCATGCTGGTTGTCCTTTGCTGGTGACCGGCTCTGGCCAGCCCGCGATCAACCACACACACATCGCGAACGAACCCCACACCACCGCCGACACCCAGCCATCCGGCACATCGCCGAGGACCCAGCCCGACAGGTACAGGGAAAACCAGAGAACCTTGATGCCGATGGCGGCGGTGAACGCCACCCTGTCGCAGTTCCGCACCGACCCCAGGGCGCAGACGACAGCGATGGCGATCCATAACACAGCCCACGGCCACAACGGGAGGATCCCGTGCAGCCAGGCGTAGAACGGCTGGGCGTCAGGGCTGGCAGAGGCGAGGCGCAGCCCGTACGCGACGTCGAGGGCGGCGAACACCAACAGGGCGGTGCCTCGCCGGCCGACCTTGTGGTGAAGCCGTGCGACCGCCCTACCCATCAGGACGGGGTGTTGTCGTCGACCCGGCCGGTGAAGGTGAACGTGGCCGGCAGCACGAGCTGCCCGGACGGACCCTGCGGGCCAGGGTCACCCTTCGGCCCCTGCGGACCCGCCGGCCCCTGAGGCCCCTGCGGGCCGGCAGGACCCGGCTGACCGGCACCGCCGTACCGCTTCGCCATACACATCTGCAACTGCACGTGACCCCACGGGTCGTACTTGTCGCCGGACGTCGCGGAACTGCCGACGCTCTTACGCATCCGCAGCACCGCAGCCGACGTGCCCTTCCCGTACTTGCCGTCCTCAGCCCCGGCCTCGAAGCCGAGGTAGTTGAGGGCGACCTGGAGGGCCTTCACGTGCTGGCCCTCATCGCCGATCTCGCAGAGCATCAGCATCCCTCCTGCTGTCGAAGTTGTGAGCCCGATGTACGCCAGGTAGCGGCGAAACACGGGGGTCAGATCAGTGCCAGCCTTCGTGACATCCCGGAATACGCTGGCGTGCGTGTGGGACAGGTGCGACGTGTCGCCGCTCGACCGCCGCTTGAGCCGATCCCACCGCTTGACCGTCGAGCCGTCGGGGCTGTAGATGACCTCGCGGATCCACAAGGTGTCCGGTGCGCCCGCCTCACACTCACCGACCAGCCACACGCTGAACGTGCGCAGGTTGTGCGTCTTGCCGTTGATGGTGACGCTGAACCAGCCGACATCCAGGGCCGACGCGTAGTCGCTCAGGCCCGTCTTGTCCCGCGACGACTCGACCACCGAGTAGTCGTTGGTCACCACCCGGTCAGAGCCGCAGTGGTATCCGCCCCGGTGTGCGTCGTCGGCGACGATGCCGACCTCGTTGGGTTCGAGGTCCGCCGACCGGGCTGTGCCTGGGTCCATGTCCAGATGCGTGAGGAGCAGGGAGCGGACCTGCATCAGGTTGGCTGGTGCGCGGGTCACCACATCACCTCCGAGATGTTGCCGGTCACGCGGTCATGTCCCACGTGATGGAGTCCAGCCACACCGACTGGCCCGACGTAAGGCTGTTGCCGAGGGTGATCTCACCGTTCGTGGCGATCTGGAGTTGCGTGCCGCCGCCCGTGTACCGGGCGATCGTCGTCACCGCCGCGAGCGGCCGATGCGCGGTCGTCGGGATGACCGCGACCACCGCCCCCGACGACACCGCCCCAGTCGCGGTCAAGGTGCCCCGCAACCTTCCGTTGTCGCCTCCTCGATCCAGCCGGGACGCCGCCGCCTTCGTGCCCAGCGCCATGTTGGTGCCCGCCGTCAGGTTCACGAACGACGTGGGGGCAGCGGACCCTCCCGCCGAACCGGTCGTCCACGTGCCCGGGGTTCCGCCAGCCGTGCACAGGTAGACGGCACCCGCAGAGTCGAGCACCACGTCACCGGTCGTCCACGTGCCCGACGTCGGTGCCCCCGTCGTGGCGCGCTGCCCCCGCCAGTTGATCGCGGTCAAGCTGTTGTAGGAGCCGCCCGCGCGGACACCGAGCAGGCCGGCGAGGACACGGGTGGCCACAATCCAGCCGGGCTGGGTGGAGTGGGCGGTGCCGTACGCCCCCAGTAACGGTTCGCGGTTCGCGGTGACGCTCGGGTTGGTGCTGAGCTCGAAGAACCGGCCGGTCGACGGCCCGCCCTGGTTCTCGTAGAACTCGAAGAACCTGCCGCCGATCCGGTTGTTGGTCGACGGGGCCCCGCGCACCTCGCCGTTGCCGTTCGCCCAGAACGTCTTGACCGCAGCCCCACCCGAGGTGGTCGAGAAGAATTGCAGGGTGTCCGGGTTGTTGTCGCCCGACGAATACGCCATCTGCATCCGCAGCCACGGGTTACCGGACTGGCCCTGCGTCGGATCCGGTGCCGTCGCCGCCTGCCCCACATATGCGCCACCCACCTTTGGTGGGTTGAGCAGCAGCGCGCCGGCCACCTGCGACGGCGACAGCAGCGTGAACTGGCCGCCCGACCATCCGATCACCGTGCCATCCACGCGGGCACCCAGAGCACCAGCAGACACATCGGAAAGGTTGGCCAGGCCAGTGGAGTGCGGGTTGAGGGACGCCGCATGCGCCGCCAGAGCAGCCGCGTTGTCGGCGGCCTGCTGCCCGACCTGCTGCAACCGGGAACCCAGGACGCCGACCAGCCGCACCCGAGGGCCACCACCTGCGGACGCCCACAGGTCAGTCACCTCATCGGGTGCCTGAAACGGCGGGATCTGACCCAGACCGCGCGTGCCAGTTCCGTCAGCAGACGTGACCATGGTGACCGGGTTACCGGCCTCATCCAGCAGGTCGGTGTACGCGACACCGCCCGTCTCCGCAGACCACACCGTGACCTGCTGCCCGCCCACCACCACCGACTGCGCGCCGGTGACCGTACCGACCGTCACCTCGTCGCCCACGGTGATCGTGTAGTCGGCGGCCCCACCGCCAAACCAGTACCGCACTATGACTCCTCAGGGGTGGGGTGACTACAGGGGCCAGGACTTGCTGCCGCGTGCGATGACACCGGCGGCCATCGGCTCGTCCGCGCGGAGTTGCATGGTTCCGGAAGGCGCGAAGTGCGCGACCGCCGTCGCGCCGCCGAGCAAGTCGCACGACTCGCTCATACCGACCGTCGTTCGGTACTCGGCGGGAATCAGGAACGCTGTGGACAGCGCACCGGCGGCAACCGTGCTGCCGACCCGGTGGGTGTCCCACCTGCACCACACGGTGCCGTTCTTGGCGCGGAGCTTGATGCTCGTGGACGCGCCCGTCCATCCGGCCTCGGCGGTCAGGTCGATCCAGCCGGTGTCGCCGAGCAGCAACACCCACACGGTGCCGTTCGACTCGTAGCTGCGGCCGGTGTCCAGTTCCCGGATCCGCCGGCCCGGCTCGTGCGGGGGCCGGGTCGTGGACGTGCACAGCAGTTGCCCGTCCGACCCGACATACCAGGCCAGCGGGATGCACTGGCCGGCGTCGGTGACCGTGTCGTTGTAGGGGACCGTCACCTCAGCCAGCGGCAGTTCCCAAACGCCCGTCGAGGTGTCTTCCCCGTAGGTGGGGGATGGGGTGGTGGGGGTGGCGAGCGCCGACCCCTTCACCACGGCCAAGCCGATCGTCCACGGGTTTCGGGACAGCCGCAGCACGATCAGGTCCTTGCGGGTGGTGCCCGCCGTGCTGTTCGCATCGACGGTCAGGCTGACCTCGGTGTCGCCGGAGTCCCACCGCAGACCCCGCAGCAGCGCCGCCCGGGACGCCCGCACCTTCACCCCGAGCAGCGTCGAATCCGCATACACCAGCGGCGTCAGAGCAGGTGATCCGATGAGCCCATCCGGGGCCATCGGGTGCATCAGGTCTTCGTACTCGCGGGGCGTTACCGCACGCGAGTTGTGGGCGGTGGTGGGGTACGCGTAGCCAGCCATCCGCGCCTCCCCTCAGGGCTAGAGCGGAACTTCGACGGTCGCGCCACGCCTGGCGAGTTGTCGGAGGATGTCGCGCTGCACGGCGGCAGCGGGGTTGAGCATCTGGGCGGAGCCGACGCCGATGACCGGACGGATCGTTTCGCCGTCGTCGGGGCTGGCCTCGATCTCCACAGCCGAGATCACGTCGGGCACGTCCGGCAGGCCCGGGTATGCCTCCACCGCGACCAGGTCCCCGAGCCGGTAGTTGACGCCGTACCGCTGGCCGTCGATGTCGGCGGCGACCACGGCGAGGCGCTGCACCTCAGCCGACCCGGCCAGATCGTCATCGACGGCAGCCTCAAGCTCCGTCAGGTTGTCGGAACCGGCAGCGTCGATGAACGTCTCCAAGCGCCACCAGTCGCCCGGATCGCCCCGCTCGACGATGACCCGGTTCACCCCGGAGTCCTTGCCGCCGCCGATGCCGACCGTCGCCGACGGCGCTTCCGGCTCGTGTTTGATTGACAGCAGGTTGCCCATCGACCGGGAGAACCAGATCCCGCCGGTCTTGTCTTCGGGGCCGTACACCTGGAACTCGATGGTGTCGTTGACCTGCTGGGTGCGGAACCCGACCCTGCCGCCGGCCAAGTTGACGATGCCGCGCAGGTCGTCGGTCACCGGGGCGAACCGCGTCGACCACGACACCGGGTCACCGCCGAGCCCAGCCGGATCCCCGAGAACCAGTTGCGGTATCCGCCTCGCAGGAAGGGCACCCGGCCCCGCGTTGGAGTTGACCAGGGAACGCATCAGGTTCTCCGGCGCGTCCGTGAACGTCCACTTGGCCACGTCCTGTGCGGTCGCCGCGAGCGCGGGGTTGGGGTAGCTGAGCCTGCCTGCGATCAGCGCCAAGTCGTCGGCGAAGCGGACCGTGAGGTCGCCGTAGCCGTCATCGCCGTGGGTGGCCGCCGACCAGTCCAGCGCCCCCGCGTACTCGATCGGTCCGGCCAGCAGGATGACCCCGTTGCGTTCGACCACGGCCCGAGCCTTGGGGGTGCGGACGGCGGTGACTACGTCCGGGTACGCCGGCACGGTGAACTCACCGGACGACACCTCGTTGAACCGGAGCGTCACCGACAGGGACGTCCAGTCGTCGACCTGCTGAGAGATGACATTGAGGTCACCGTCGGTGATCCAGATGACGTATTCGGCGGGGGTAGGTGCGGGGCCGTGAACACCCACAAGCCACCCCCTACGCCGTGTTGTAGTGGGGGTAGAACGTCACGGTGATCGTGGTTCCCGGCCCAGAGCCGGCCACCGTGAACTCCAAGTCGTTGACGCCCGGCCTCAACCGCCACAGGGTTGAGCCGGGCCGTTGCAGTGCGCCGCCGAGCATTTCCCCAGACGGGCCGAGGACCCGCCCCGGGTCGGTGGTGATGGTGATCGTCTGCCCCGCCGACAGCGCATAGTTGATGGTGAACTGCTGGCCGAGGGTGTTGTTGGTGGCGACCAGTTGCGTCGCCGGCCCCGTCAACGTCCAGGTGGGCCACGCCTCCACCGTGCCGGGATTGGTCATCTCGGTTGCGCCGAGCACGTCGCCGGAGCTGATGTTGGGGAACGGGTCGAGGTAGTCGACGGTCTCCCCGTAGGCGCGGGACAGGGTGATGGGCTGCGAGTCCCGCCACAACCCGTCAGGGCAGAACAGCGACAGCGTGGGCGTGTCCTCCGTCTGCCCCTGGCCGGGTTCGCCTTCCCACCCGGACTGGTAGTAGGCGAGCACCTCACGCGCGGTGCCGTCGGGGCGGACCAGCCGAAACAGACCCGGGCCGTCCCACATGGTTAACGCGAACGACTCCGCTAAATCCCGCCACCGCTGCAGGAATTCGAGGTGCGTCTTACCTCGGATCCGCACCGGCCACGTCAAGTTGCGGGCCTGCCGACGCACCCCCGTCACCTGGACCCCGCCACGTGCGGCAGGACGCGACTGGATGGCGATGGGGGTGAGCCCGTAGCCGGTGACGGCATTCAGGGAGAACAGGTCCCGGCCGGGCGGGTTGAGATACCACTCCACCCCGGCCGGATCAATCCACAGCGGCACATACTCGCCCGGATCGAACCGGGGCAGCGGCACCGGTAGCGGCCTCGGTGGGGGTGGCTCAACCGGCGGTGTGGTGGGGGCAGCCCCAATGATCAGCGGCACCAGCCACCCCCACCCATCTGATTAGCCCTTGCGTCCGACGCGGGCGCGAGCATCCATCTGCCGCAGGGTCGCCGACATCTCCGACAGCGACGGCGGCCCGCCCTGCGAGTTGACGGTCATGTTGTTGGTGACCTGCGTCGACACACCCGAACCTTGGTCGCCGCGCACGAACCTGCCGCCGTACCAGCCTGCGCCGATGGACAGCAGATCCTCACCCCGCCGCCGGCTACCCAGTCGGGGGAGGAACAGTTCCCCGCCGGTGCCCTTCTCGGCGAAGCCGTACAGGGTCTTCGCCGAGTCGAACAGGCCACCCTCGGACAGGCTGAGCAGCCCCGACGGGGAGCCCATGTACACGCCGCCGATCGCGTTCGGGGTGAGCACGATCTTCCCGTACTGCTTGAGCAAGCTGTCGATCTGCGACTTCGGCATGCCCGACCCGCCGAGGATCTTCCGTAGCTGATCCACGTACGAGTCGTAGACGCCGGTCGCCTTCGACTTGCTGCCCGTCTGCTCCAACACGGCCTGCGCCGCGTCCTGCGCGTCCTTGAGGAACCGGAACAGGGCGGTCAGGTTATCCCGACCAACCTCATCCTTCACATCGAAGATCGGCTTGTTCAGCGAGAACAGATCCGTGATGCTGGCCAACGAACCCTCAGCGGAGATCGCCGCCTGCGCGGCAGCGATGTTCTTCTCCGACCCCACCGGACCCGGCGTGTCATAGGTGGGCCGGGTGGCCAGCTTCTTCATCAACGAGTCGATGGTCGAAGCCGACACCTTCTGCTGCTTGAGGGTGGATCTCAACTTCGCGATGTGGGCGTCGTACTCCTTGTTCGCAGCCTTCACGCTGCCCGTCTCGCGGAACTTCGCCTGCGCGGCCTCCTCGGCAGCCTTCACTGACGAGATGACGGCGGAGTAGTTTTCGCGTCCCTTTTTCGTCGACAGACTGAACGAGCGCCCGTTCTCCTTGAGGCTTTCATTCAGTCTCTGGATGGCGTCCCGGGCCTGGATGTATGCCTCCACCGACTCCAGCGGGGTACCCCGATCCGAGGACGTGGAAGACGCCGACGCACCGTAGGCGACCAACCCCGACGCCGCCGCGACCATGCTGCCACCGGCGATCACACCACCGGCAGCCATCGGCACCACCCTGGCGTTGTTCCACGACGCGGCCTCGGCCAGGATCGACAGGCTTCGGTTCCGGTCACCCCGGCGGGGGATGTACGCTTCCCCGCCGGTTTCCGGCTCCGCGAATTTCACCAGGGGTGGGTTGCTGGCCGGGTAGATGCCGGCCTCCAACGTGCCACCGGCAGCCATCGGAATCGGCCGGTCGATGCCACCCCACCGCTTGAGCTGCGTACCACCCGGCACTTTCAGGTTGCCGCTGCTCGTCCACCGCACCTGCCCGGTGATCGTGAAATGCCGATCGCGAAACGAGTTCAGCACCGACTTCGCGGCACGCATGTCCGCCATCGCCTGCGCCGTTTTCGCCCCGATCAGCACGACCTTGCCGTTCGGCAGTTGGCGGATCTGGTAGAGCACACCGCCGACCTGGCTGGCGGCGTTCGTCGCACCCGGGGCGGTAACCGGCGTGGTGACCGCCGGCGGCATCATCCCGTACCGTTCGATCAGTGCATCGATCTGCTCGTCGGTCAGCTTCGCCCCGTGCAAGGTCTTCCGCAGCGCCTCAATGTACTTGTCGTACACCCCGGCGGCCTGCTCCACAGAACCGGTTTCCTCGAACCGCTTCTGTGCCGCTTCGGCCGCAGCCTGGATCATATCCAGGGTGAGCTGCTTGTTCTCCCGCCCCTTTTCGTTGGCGATATTGAAATCGGTCCCCTGCTTGTTAAGGGCGCGCCCGTTCTCTTTCAGCGCAGCCGATAGCCGGTCAACGCTTTCTTCCGCCTTGATCTCAGCCTCAGCAGACGAGATCGCGGCCCCGTTCAGCTCGTTGAATACGTCGATCAAGTCCCGGCCTGAGGTGACCGCACCCCGCAAGCCGCCGGTGAGGGTCCGCGCACGAGTCTCCAGCGCGGCCAGCGACCCGGCACCATTGTTCGCGGCACCGTTGAGGCGTTCCATCTGCCCGACGGTCTGCGGCATGATCTTCGCAAGCTCACCCGCGTCCAGCCCCGAAGCCGACAAGATCCGATTCCAGGCGGCGTTGACACCCGCCGTGTTATTGGTTGTCTTCGCGTACTGGGCGACCGCCGAATCCAGGGCTTGGATGCGCTCCTTACCGCCGGTGAAACTGTCCCCGTAGATCAGCTCGTTCAGGGACTTCGCTGGTGGCAACAGCGACTCGATCGACCGACCAAGATTCGGGAACCACTTGTCGCCTGCCGTCTCAGCCGACAGGTTGAGCCCCTCCAGGTTGTCGCCGAACACCCGGGTCAACTCACCTGTCGCCCGGCCAGTCTCGGCGAACTCCTCAACCGACTTGGTGAGCCGGTCCACGTCGGCGATCGGGTCCACGAACTGGTCGAGCACCGCCCCGGCGAGCTGCAACGCGATGAGCGCAGTCACAGCCTTGTTGGCTGCTGACGCAAACCCGGTAATCCCCTTAGCCGCCAACGCTCCGGCGGGACCCATCGCAGCAACCTTCACCGCAGCACCTTGAGCCGCAAGACCCAGGGTGGCCACTGCGCCGCTGGTCTTCTTCGCTACCGCACCCAGCGCGAGCGCAGCAATGACGAACGACTGGAACTCGTCACCGAGCGCGTTGAACAGGTCGAACACCACGCGCAGCGCGGCGGAGCCGGTGGCGAGGATGTCGAACATGGTGGCGAGACCCTCGCGGGTGCCCGGATCCGCGAGCGCGTCGCGGGCGATACCGGCGAGGGGCCCCAGCACTTCCGCCATGCCCTCATACGCGGTGGTCAGGGTATCGACGATGCCGGCGATGTCCTCCGCGCCCCGCCCCGACGCCATGTACTCGTCGAGGGCCCGCGCCGTCCCTACAATCGCGCTGTTCTGGTTGTTGACGGCGCTGATGACACTGCCGATGATCGACGCCAGATCACCGGTGATCGACATCAGCGCGCTCGCCGACTCGGCACCCGCCGCAAAGAACTCCGCCAGGTCGCCAGTCGAGCGGGCACGGGCGATACCAGCAGTCATCGAGTCGATGGCCCCCGCCAGCCGGTCACCGATCACCCGCACCAGCGGATCGGCGGCGACAGCAACCGACGAAAGGGCACGAGCCACCGGCTGGATGCGCACAACCAGTTGATCGAAGATTCGGTCGGCGGTGGCGGTGACCTGCTGGAATCCGCCAAGGATCATCGGGTCGGTGGCGGCGTCGGTTATCGCGGTCATGGCGAGCGACCAGTCGTGGGCGAGGATCGTCGCCTGCCGGCCGACGGTGGGCAGGGTGTCGGTGGCAAGCCGTTCCAAGTTGCCAGCGGCGCTGGCGTAGGCGGCGTCTTGGAGGGACTGCTGTAACCCCAGCAGTTGCGGCTTGAGCCGCCCCACCTCCTGCACCAGTGCCTTCGCCGAAGGGCTGAGCTGCGTGAACGGGTCGTCGACCTCAAACAGGTCGCCGAGAGCGTCGCTGAGGCCGATAGAGGCGACCTTGACGGTGCCCATCGCGGCAGCAGCCCCACCGAGAATCCCCGGCAAGGTGCCGACCGCAGCACCAGCAGCGACTGCGGCAGGGGCGATGTACTGGAGTGCGCCGCCCGCAGCGGCTGCCGCCGACGCGGTGACCGCCAGCAGCGTGCCCGCGCGCTGGCCCAGCTCACTTAGGGCATTGCCGGCTTCGTCCGCGTCCCGGGCGATCGACTTGACCCCACCGCCAACCGACACGGTGCCCAGCCGGCCGGCAGCCGCCTCGTGGGTGCGTGCCGCAGCGGCGAACTTGTCCGACGACGAAGCCCACCGCTCGGTGGCAACCTCATACCGCTTGGATGCCCGGTCGTGGCGGCCCGCCGACTGCTGCGCCGTCTTCGACGCGGCAGCCAACTTGTCGGCAGCCTCACCGGCCCGACCCGCATGCTCCTCCCACAAGGCCGACGACGACGCGAAGCGGTTCGCCGACCCCTCGTACATGGCGGCAGCGGCGTCGAACTTCTTCGCAGCGGCGGTGACCTTGCGGCCTGCCGCGTCGAGATTCTTGCCTACCCCGGACGCCTCCCGCTCCAGGCGGGCAAGCTGGTCGGCGAGCCGGTTGGTGGCCCTGGCCGCCTGCGCCGCGCCTGAGGTGTAGTCGTGCACCTGCATGCGGAGACGCACAGACACGGTCCGGTCGGCCATTACCGCCCCTTCCGTCTGCGTCGGGGCGGCTTGGCGACACGCACAACCGTGTGGATCATGTACGGGGCCTGGTCTGGGTCGTTCTTCGACCACTTCTCTTCCGACCGCACCAGCGCCTTGCAGCTAAAGCACTCGGTGGGGTCTTCGGCCACGTACTGGCTGGTGGCGTCAGGGTTGTCTGGGTCGTTGTCCGGGTCCGTGCACTCCGCCAACGGCTGCCCGCACTTGCGGCACAGGGTGGCCTCGTGCAGGTCCAAGGCGAGCATCCACGCCCGCTCCCGGCCATCCCACTCCACCTCGCGGGACGTCACCCATCGGGTGGGGCGACCCTGCTCATCCCACGCGGTCACCTCAGTGGCTTCGCGGGGCTCCCACCCGTCGAACCGCTTGAGGCTGACCCCTAGGCCGCGAGCGGCAGTCAGCTTCCGGCGGAGTTCCGGGGACTCTGCGAGCTGACCGGCGAGAAAGGGACATCGTGGTCCACCTGGTTGAGGTCCCACGCCTCGTTGGCCAGCTTGTTGAACTGGGCGTCGGACAGCTTCACGTACAGGCGATCCCATCGGTCCCCGCTCAGTTCGGGGAACACGATCGACTGTCGGACGAAGGCGGGGAAGAACGTGTCGTAGTTGACGCCGAGCCCGTCCTTCGGTTCGCGCTTGCCGGTTGCCTTGTCGACGCGCGGCGGGTGCTTGGCGAACAGCGCATTCCACTCCGGCTTCGGCAAGGCGCGCAGCGTGAACTCCACCGTGTGCCGGCGCATCTCGTCCGCGAGGCGGTCCAGCTCCGGCTGGTCCGGGTCAGGTGCGGGGGCCTTCGTCGCGAGCCGGTCGTCACCGGGCAGCCCGCCAGACTCGGCCTGCACGGCGCGTTCGTCGATCGCAGCCTTGAGACGCTCGTACTCGGCGCGCAGCCTGCCGTTGAGGCAGAGGGCCACGGTCGTTTCGGCGAGGGTCGCCTGATCGAGGATGCTGTCGAAATCCATGGTTGGTCGCTCCCCAGCGAAGTCGGGTATGGGAGCGGGCCGCATCCCACTGTCGGATGCGGCCCGCGAAGAAGAAGGGGCGAGCGGGGTTACGGGCCGGCGACGACCGCCACGTCACGCTGCACCGAGCCGATGACGAACGGCTTCTGCGTGATCTTGTGCACGGAGTTCCGGGCCGGGGTGTTTTTGCGAGGGAGCCCCATCTCCACGGGGTACACGTCCACCAGGTCCCCGACGGCGATCGCATCCTCGAAGTCGACGGCCCACCTGAGCACGATGTTGCCTTGGGTGCCCGGCGCGAGGGCGATGCGCGCCTCGTCGTCGTCGGGAGACGCCGGGTTGAAGACGTAGGTCAACTCCAGCGTGTCGGTGAAGTCGCCGCGCGCCTCGAAAATCTGCTTCGAGCACAGACGCGGGTCGTCGATCGTGTTCTCGCTGATCTCCGTGGTCAGGCCGTCGCCGGTCAGGTAGCAGGACAGGTCGAGGACCGTGCCCGCAGTCAGCTCCGTGAGCTTCGGCGCGGCAGTGTTGGCGATGGCCGGCACCCACAGCGCCGTCATCGTTCCATTGGTATTTACTGCAATGGGCTGACTCACGAGCGCTTACCGCCCTTCGTGCTGGTGGTGGAGGTGGTCGGGGCGGCGTTGGCGTCCTCGGCGGCGCTCGCGGTGTCGTCGGTGGTGGGCGTGTCGCCTCGGCCCTCACCGGCGGTGCCGTCACCCTTCGGAGCGGCATCGCCGCCAAGGTCGGTGCGGTACTTCGCCGGGCGGGCACGGCGACCCCAGTTGAGGGGGTAGTCCGGCACGGGGGTCATGCCGTCACGGATCGCGGTCTGCGGCACGTCGTAGCGGTGACCGGTGTCGGCGTCCTCCACCCACACGAACGGCACCCGGCCGGTCGTATCGCGTGGCGCAGACCGCCGGCCGCCGAGGCGGTCGTCAGCCATTACTGGTCCTCTCAGGTCGTACGGATCGGGGAGCTGTGCAGGGTGAAGAACAAGGGCGTGAAGTAGATGCGCCTGCCATCCGGGGACTTGACGTTCGGATCGACGGCGGGCGGGCCGGGGATGCCGGGCTCCTGCTCGATGTCGCCGCAGCGCCGGCCGACGATGGTTGGTCGTTTGCGGTGCAGCACCCGCCGGGCGCGATCAGCCGCCCCCAGCACATCGAGCGGGGTCAGGCCGACACACGTGATTTGGGTGCGGGTCCACACCTCACCGCCGTCCCCGGCGAGACGCTCCACCACCGGACTGCCGGGGGCACCCCACACCACGTAGTGCGGAAAGGTGAGCTGGTCGTCGGGCACGTTGACGTCGCCCTCATGCACCTCAAAGGCAGTGCCGGTACGCAGCAGGGCGGCGACGGCCTGGGCGTGATCGACGGACGGCTCAACCGACGGAGCGGTCACGCGGCCACCCCCGATCAGTCGAACGGGTCGCCGATCGCCTCACACGCGGCGATGAAGCCTGGAGCCACGGCGTCGAGGGACGGGCCGACGAACGGCCGCGGGGCCATACGGGAAGTGCCGTGCTCGACGAACTTTGCGTAATGGGCTTCCGGCCCGTACTCGCCTTCCATCGCCCCGGACCTGCCGTCGCCAGTGAACGAGGTCGTCACCGATGACCGCATGAAACCCGTGTCGACAGCCGCCAGCCGGCGGGCGACGCTTGCGCCTTCCTCGGTGGAGCGCCGGACCACCGCTGCGCCCTTCGCGCCGATCCGTTTCCCGGCGGTGCGTAACTGCGCCTCGATCGGTGCGAACTCCAGAACACCGTCCACCCAGATGGCAGCCACGGTCACCCCCGACGGTTGATGGGTTCCTCGATGTCGCAGCCGACGTTGCGCTGCCACGACAGGCCAGAGCGGGGCACATCCACCACCCGCAGCCGCACACCCGGCAGAGACGGGTCGCCGTCGCAGCCGTCGACCACCCACACATCCCGGACGTGCGGGACGGGGGTCTCGGCGGGCAGCACGAGCAGGTATCCGCCGACCGCCACGATCCGGTCGGCCTGCATGCCCTGCGCGCCGCTGTTCGCGCGGATCCGCGCCTGACCCGAGTAGATGAGCGCCGGATCTGGAAACGTGGTCGTGCCGGTAGCCGGATCACGCACGCCCGTCTCGGAGGGGCGCAGCAGTCGACCGGTCACGGTCATCGCAGCCTCAGACACCGGACGGTGGTGCGCCTCGAAACGAGAATGAATCAGGCGGTGGTTGGGCAGCGGCATCAGGGCACCCCCTAGAGGTACGAGTCGCCCCAGCTCACCGCCGGAGGGAAGGCGTACAGCGGCAGCAGATTCTGCCCAGGGGCCGTGCCATCGTCTTGCTCCTCGTCGGCTGCCTGTTCTCGCAACGTCTTCGCCAACGCCCTCAGTTCGGCGGCGACAGCAGCGCCGTTCGTCGTCAGGTCTTGCATGCTAATGACCTTGGAGATCAGCACCTCCGACCCGGCGATGATTTCCAGCGCGGCGGCGGCACCCCGCTTGACGCTGCTTCCCTCGGCGGTGATCAGTGCGGCAAGCTGGGCGTCCTCGAACAGCGGGGCTGTCTCGTCAAGGTCGGAGATCCGCAGTCGCACCATGCCGATAGGGGTGGCCGGGTCAACCGTGATGGGCGGTAGGCCTACCAGGTCGCGGGCTACAACGAACCTGCCTTGCACCGCATCCTCGGCGGTACCGGTCGCGGTGAGGCTGTACGTGTGGGTTCCGGGGGCTGCAACCTGGTAGACGGCCCGGTAGGTGCTGCCATCAGCGGTGACCGTCATGGCAGCGGTCGTGCCGTCGGGGCGGGTCACCTCACCCGCTACGGTCGCGCCCGTCACCGGGTCGCCGTTGACACCACGCAGCGTCCATTCGGCGATGAACTGCTGCCCCTGCCAGTAGACGCGTGCGCTCACAGCAGGGTCACCTCCGACCGTTGAGGCGTGGAGACTGTGCTGCCGGCGGGGATACGAACCTCGCCCCGGGCGGGTGGCGGGAGGGCGACGCCTGCAACCGACCATCCGGTGCTGATGGTCCCCTCCGCCGTGGCGGCTGTTGACCAGACTGCGTCTAGGGTTCCGCCTACGGGGGCGGTGACCGCCCAGCCGGTGGTGATCGCACCCGACGTGGGGGCGGCCACATCCCACACGGTGGCGGTGCTACCGGCGGCCGTTGACCGCACAGACCACGAGGTGCCCGCGCTGCCGCCGACTGTGGCCGAGGTAGCCCAGCCGGTGGAGGCGCTGCCTGCCGCCGCCGCCAACGCCGACCACGCGGTGCTGACACTGCCGCCCGTTGAGGTAGCCGTCGCCCAGCCAGTTACCGTGCTGCCCGACACCTGCGCGGCCACATCCCACGATGTGCTGACCCCACCGCCAGCCGCAGCGTCAACCGACCAACCGGTGGCGACCGCGCCCGACACGGTGGATGCCACAGACCATCCGGTCGCTGTCGACCCGGATGCCGTTGACGCCACCGACCACGCAGAGGCCACCGCACTAGACAGCGGGGAGGCCACCGACCAGGTGGTGCCCGCGCCGCCCGTGACCGGAGCCGACAGCGACCAGGCAGTGCCCACCGCACCCGACACAGGTGTGGTTGTCGCAGTTGGGGCGACCTCCACCAGCAGACCGATCATGGAGCTGCTGACATCGGAGGTGACAGTCTCCCCGCCGTAACTGCCTGTCGACCCGACCAGCACATACCCGGCCGCCGCCCGCACGTTCGCGTTCGTCGTCGCCCGAGACGTGCTGGTGTCGACGACCTCCGTGTAGGAGCCGTCGAGGTTGATGTTGGTGGGGATCGTGCCGGACCCGACGCGGCTGTGTGCGTCCACCAGCAGCGCCGCACCGGCTGTGACACCTGTCAGGGTGGGCAGGGTGACCGTGGTGCCGGTCGCGTTGGCGGCGGCGGCCTGAGCGATGCTGTCCGCCCCGCGCACCACCAGCAGCTCCCAGCCGCCCGTCACGCTGCCCGAGTTGGTGATTGTCGGCGCGGTGTCCCCGGATTGCAGGATCCGATACCAGGCGTACATCCGGGATGCGGACCCATCCGCGTACGGCCACGTCACCCCGGGTAGCAGCGTCCACCCGGCCGGCGTGGACATGGTGAGGGATCCGCCGGACACGTGCCCGACTAGCAGGCCAATGTCGCCGTCAGCCCACCCGACAGGAAAGCTGGTGGCGAACGATGTCGCGGTCGCTGAGCCGGGGTTGCCGGAGGCGACACCCACGTAGGAGACCGCCACCGCGACCTCCTGCCCGTCAGCGCATCAGGTCGACGAACGCGGCCCGCTCGCGGTCCCGCACGTACGTCCGCCCGTCCGGGTAGGTCAGGGTCGCGTCGAGGTGGCAGTTGCCCCGGTAGAACCACGCGACGTCCGGCACGTCCGGCTGCGCCCGCAGGTACGCCATGTTGTCCCGCATCGCCTGCGCGCAGATCGCCCCGTCAGGGTCGTAGGCGGCACCGGACTTGAGCGTCGGCTTCCGTTGGATGCCCCACTCGGGGATCACCAGCGGACGGCCAACGCGCCGCGCCTGAGCGAGCGCGAAGTCGTTCCGCTCGACCGGGGTGCGATACCGCTCGTATCCGGTGTCGTAGATGTCGAACCCGACGGCGTCCACCCCATCAAACGCCGCCGCCTGCCCGAAGTCCTGCCACCATGCGTTGTTGCGGCGCGCGGCGTACTCCGTGAAAACGGGCACCAGCCACACCTCACGCCGTCGTGGATGGTCGGCGAGCGCTTCGAGCAGCTCCAGCCACTCCTGCCGGTACTCCGCCGGGGTTGGGTCTCCGGAGTCCTGCTGCTCAGGCTCGTGGTCCAGGGTCAGCAGGTCCACCACGCCACGCCTCGCCGCCGGCCGCGCCGACAGCCAGTCCCGGATCAGCGCCGGGGATGTCGTGCGAGACCAGTCCTTGAACGAGTAGTGCAGCACCGTGTCCACCGGCACCTGGGCGAGCATCCCCGACGACCACGGCGCGATGCCCTTTCCCGGTGCGCTGTAGAGGCGCATCAGTCGGGGCTGCGGGTAGCGGGTGGCCATGCGCTGGATGTCCGTCACGGTGCTGTCCGGTGGGCACCAGCCGAGCAGGGTCGACCCGTCCTGCACGGTAACCGTCGTCGCCGTGACGGTGGTGTTGCCGGTGGCGTCACGTACCCGCCCGGTCAACACGACCGTGCGGGCTGCCATCAGGCGACCGAGACTGTGAACCGGCCGGGGGCCGACGGGTCCTCGACGATCGTCACGCCCGGGTCATTGGCGGTCAGCTCGTAGGTGAGCGGATCCCCGACCGTGACCGTGGTCGTGGCGGACGCGGTGGCACCGTTGGCGTCGGTGACGCTGCCGGACAGGGTGATGGTGCGGGCGTCCGGGTCGAACGCGTCGATCCACACCTGCACCGCCTGGCCGGGCTGCACCGTGTCGGGGGAGGCGACAATCGAACGGATGATGGGGGCGGCCATGCGGCGTCCAATCTGAATCATGGGTCAGAGGGTGTCGCCGAGCCAGGCGAAAGTGGCTCCGTCGGCGGCGAGAGGGGCGGTGTTGGCGGCGGTGCGGCGCACCCAGAACGCCTTCACCTGACCGGGGCCAATGTCGCCGAGGCTGAGCGCAGCCCCGCTCGTGGTCGGAGTGGAGAACGTGACCCCAGCCGGGGCGGTCGTGTCGTTGGCGATCGTGACGGCCTGAGCCGACGACGACCCGACAGCGGATACGGCGGTCGGATCCACACCGATCGCCACCGACGCACCACCCGACACTTCGGCGGAGACGTACACCTTCGCCGCCTGGAGTGTCAGGCTGCCGTGGGTGTTGTGCACGAACACGCAGGCGTAGTCGACCTGGCTCGCCGCGTTCTCCGCGCCGGTGATGTTGGGGAACAGGCCGTTGGTGCTGCCGTCGGCGACGGTGGTCGTCGACACGTACTTGCCGAGAGATGCCCCCACCACCCCGGCGGTGGTGTTACCCGCAGAGCCTGAGGTGGTGGACAGCTTGAACACGATGTCGGACGCGACGATCGCCACGACACACCTCCTGCTGGCGGGTTGCGATCACGAGAACCTGCGCTGCGCGCGGATGCTGGACACCCCGGCCGCCCGGGGAGAGGGGCGGCCGGGGGTGCTCAGGGGTTACTGCTGCCGCTGCTGGGCGAGCTTGACCAGGTCGGCCTTGTCCTGCTTGGCCAGGTCGTCGTAGTCGCCGCCCTGCTTGACGTGCCACTCCACCCACACCGGCTGACCGGCGTTGGGGTGCGGCATCGACCCGTCCTTGGGCAGCTTCGCCTGCGCGGCAGCCCTCTTCGAGTCAGCCGAGTCGGCGTCGGACTGGTCCCCGGTGGGCTGCTCGCCCGACGAGTAGGTGGAGGTGAGCACGCCGTCGCTGTCGCGGCGCGGCACGTCGTCGTCGAGGTCGTCTGCCTCGATGGTGGTGAGGCCGTCGGCGTTCACCCCGCCCGTCTCATCCCCGCCCACCTTGACGACGAGGCCAGTGTCGAGCAGGTGCTTCAGTTCGGGGGCGTTGCCCGGAACCAGCGCGCCCTTGTACAGCAGGACGCGGGTGCGGCCGGACGGGGTGTCGGTGGAGACGTAGGCGCATTCGCCGACGATCTGGTAGGTCGCGTCACTCATCGGTCATCCGTCCTGTCAGCCCAGCGAGCCAGTGCCGGTGATCTTGATGGCGGCACCCGGCTCCTGAATGACCGGCACCGTGATGCGGCGGGCCCAGACGTCCCAGGCGTCCCGCTCGTCGATCCGCTTCGTCTTGTACTGGAGGCCGTTGTCGAGGGTCGCGTAGCCCGGGTCCACGTCAGTCTCGTCGGCCATACCGCCCAGCTCGTCCCGGTCGAACACCCACACGTCGTCGCTGGGCAGGTTCGCCACCGCCGTGGCGATGATCTCGTACTTGCCGAGACGGTCGATCTCGCCGCCGTAGATCGGGTTGTCGGAGGTTTCCCGACGCCGCAGCGCCGCGATCGCCGGATCGGTCACGAGCATCGCGTACTTGGTGGTGGACATGAGCACCGCGTTCGGGTTGTACCCCTGGTTCAGGTCGACGATCTTCGCCGCCGCGACCTCCACGTCCCGGAACAGAGCCGGCGACGCGGCGTTCCACGCGGCAGCCGCAGTCGACACGTTGGTGACCGCCGACGCCATCGCCGCCGTCGACAGCTTGTCGACCTTCGAGATGACCGTGTTCGCGGTCTTCCGCAGCGCCCGGTTCACCTCCTGACCCATGTACACGCTGCGCTTCAGCTTCTCGTCGGTGAGCTGGACCGCCTGACCCCACTTGCTGACCGCAGCCAGCGCGGCGGTGCCCTCGGCGGGCGTGTCACGCGGGTACTCGGAGCCGGGGGCCACCGACTCGATGGCCCGACTGTTCATGATCGGCTCGGACATCTCGTAGGCGACCGCGCCGCCCTGGGTGCGGATGCGGTTGGTGAGGATCCGGTCCGCGACGAACCGCAGCTCGGCGATGGTACGCAGCCGACGCTGGAGGCGGGTCGGGTCCTGGAGGAGACGGTGGATGGTGAGCAGGTCGCCGGCCAGCGTGGGGGCGGCCGGAGGGTAAGCGCCCGGCATTCGGGGGTTCCTTCCATGGTTGCCCGGCTGGCGGGCACGACGAAAAGGCCCAGCACGCGGGTGCGCGTGGGGGCGTAGGTGTGTGCGGGGTGTTCCGGTGGTGCCCGCCGCCGGTCAGGTCGGCGGGCAACCGGCGCGGGTCAGATTTCCATCCACTCCACGGCAGCGCCGTCGGCGGCCGTGGTCAGGGCGATTCCGACGTTCGTGACGGCGGCGGTGCCGGAGGCGACGGTGCCGGCCGCACCGGCGTCGACGCGGGCGGCGGCGGTGATCGCACCGGAGGCGGTGGACACGTGGACCTTGCCGCGCGGGAAGTAGGACACGCGGGCCCCGGACGCGGCGTCGAACGCGGCGACCCCGATGACGGCAGCCGACGCGGCACCAGCGGGGCCGACGGTGCCGTTGCCGGTCACGGCGAGCACCTGACCGCCGGTGACGGTCGCCGACGTGGTGCCGGTGATCTGGTCCGAGTACAGGAACTTCGGCTCGTAGGCACCCATGGTCAGTTACCCCCGGTCGTGGCGGTCGGGCCGTCGAGGGCAGCCATCTGGCGCTCCCACTCGGCGTCCAGGTCGACGGTGGTGTCCGCGCTGCCGGTGTAGCCGGACATGGCGACGGGAACAGCGGTGCCGGCGGCGATGGAAGCGAGGACGCGGGTGACAACGCCGGGGGCGTCGTCGTAGTCCTTCTCCCACTTCTCCCGGTCGGCGGGGGTGAACTTGCCGAGCCGCTGCGCCTCGTCGAGGACGGACGCCTTGACGGTGGCGGTCTTCTCCGCCTCGGCGGCGGCGAGCTTCGCGGACATGGTCTGCACCTGGGAGGCGAGAACGTTGACTTCCTTGCGGAGCTCGTCGTTCTCGGCCTTCGCGGAGGCGGCGACCTGCTCGGTGTCGGGCTGGGCGGTGGCCTGGGTGTGGAGGGCGTCGAGCGCGGCCATGACGGCGTTGTCGTCGGCGTCCTCTGCCAGGCCGAGCCGGGAGCGCACGTCGGTGCTCAGAGTGGACACAGGGTCCTCTCCTTCCTTCGGTTCGGTGAATGGTGCGGGCTCCGGCTCGGCGGCCGGGAGTTCAGGTGCCGGGACGATCTCCGGCGGGGTGATGTCGGGGGCCGGTTCGGCAGGCGGCGTGACCGTGTCCGGGCCTGCGGGCGTGTCGGCGGGCTGCGGGGCGGGCCGGGACTCGTCGCGGGACGCGAACACCATCCGCGCCGCCGCCACCGGCTCGTCGGCCGGCACATACGCGGGACGCACCCGCTCGGGCGCACCGAAGCGGATGCTGTCGCCGTCCACGGACACCGGCACACGAACCAGCGACCGGTCCGTGTTGTCCATGACGATGACCTCGTCTTCGGCGGCCTCCACAACCCACTGCTGCTCCGGCGGCTTCGACGCGTTCCACGCCTCGTGGATGCGCTCCACCAACCCCGGCGTCGGGTTAGGCATCAGTTCTCCATTCCTTCCGTCCGAGGCGTGAACCCCCCGGTTACGCCGGTCACCCGGCCAGTAGCCGTACCGGTCGTGGAACCAGGCGGCGGCGATGCGTTTCGCTCTCTCCGGTGACACGTGGTGGCGCAGGTGCTTGTACAGGTCCGTCCACGTCGTCCACCGGGCCAGGCCCTTCCCGAGCCAAAACCGTTTGAGCTGGTTTTCATCGGCTGCCGCCATCACCGGGTCGCCGGTGGTGTCCCCGTAGTCGGCGGGCAGCGGCTCCGGTTCGGTGAGTAGCGGAATGTCGAGGCGTTCACCGGCGAACGCGATCCGCACCCGGTCGAACACGACCGGGCCGGTCCGGTCGTACAGCGCCGCGAGTTGGGTGGGGTCGGCCGTGTAGGTGAGGGTCAGGTGGGCGTTCCACGGGGCGTGTTGGTCAGGCAGGTCCAGGCCGGCGAGCGCGTCGGCGACAAGCCGGTGGACGACTTCCAGGTCGGCTCCGGACATGCCGAGCACGGTGCACGGTTCTCGTTCGCTGCTGCCCGGGTTGAACAGGGCGAGGCTGAACCCGTCGGCGTTGGCGGTGGGCATGCCGTCGACTGCTCCGGCGACGGCGGCGATGATGTCTTGCCGCGCGGCAGGGGTGAGGTCGACGGCGTCACCGAGGTAGGCGAGGGTGACGTGGAGTTCGTCAGCGGGTTCCCCGCCGTCAACTGCCAGCCGGGCGGCGTCTTCGGCGGTGGGGATCAGCGCCACCATCGCCCCGGTGTGGGCCGGCGGATCATCGTCGGCGGCAGCGCGCACTGAGGCGACGATGCGCACCTCACCGGCTGCCGGATCCCGATGCGCCGCCGCGACCCCGTAGAGGGCTTTGACGTCGTTGAGGCTGGACAGGGTCGACACCCCGGGCGGGGTGACACCGAGCAGCGCCACCGCAGTCAACACGAACGGATGCGTGTGCCCAATACCGCACCGATAGTTGTAGGTGCCCTCCACCGACCGGTTCGGCCACGCGGCGGCCTGCACCCCGGTCAACCACGACGGCGCGACCTGGTCACCGACGAGGGTGTGGCCGCCGTCGGCGGTGCGAAGGTTCTCGTACCAGCCGATCGCCGGTTCCCCATCGCCGGGGGTGAACCGCTTGTCGGTGTGCCCGATCTTGATGATGGGCTTGCCGATGGCCGGGCACGACAGGGCGGCGACGGCGGCGGCGATGTCCTGCCGGGATGCCCGCCACGTGCCGGTGCTGATCTGCCAGGTGCCGGTGCGGACGAGTTCCACCCCGTCGCGGCGGGCCATCTGCACGGTGTCGGTGGGCATGGTCACCGCATCACACCCGCTCGGGCCAATGCCACGTGCCGCCCTGGTGGTTGTCCTCCGACTGGGGGCAGCGGTTGAAGAACAGACCGGTGGGGTTGAGCACGACCAGGTCGACCACGACGGCGTCGGAGTCCCATTCCTCGGCACGATCGGGGTCGGCGACGGGCAACGCGCCGACCGGTACTCCGGCGACGATCGCGGCCCGGCACTGGCTGGTGTACTCGCCACCAGGCGTGCCATAGCTGACGTAGTGCACGATGCGGCCGACGCTCGGCTGCTGACTCACTGGCTCCTGCCTTCTGCTCGTCCCGTGCACGGCGAGGATCAGGGCGGCCACGGCGCTCTCCAGCGCGGTCAGCCGCCGTAGCACCGATTCGGGCACAGCGTTCCTAGTCGGGGATGACGGCGTAGAAGAAGCCCCGACACCTGTCCCGGCCTTCACACGCCCGGTACTTGCCGGTCGGGTAGTCGGCGAGCGCATCCGCGAACGTGTCGTATTCGCGGCCGTCCACCTGCCGACACGGCCCGCACGTGTTCAGGTCCAGCACCTCTGTGGCACGGAACCGGGTGCCGTCGGGCAGCTCACCCAACACCTGCTCGCGGCCCGCCGCTTGGGCGGTCGTCGCGGCAGCCGACAGGTTCCCGGCGACGAGGCCACCGTTCTTGGCGGTGGACAGGTCGGTGAGCGCAGCCCGCACAGCGTCACCCACCACGTTGGGGTCGATGCTGTTGCCGGCGTGAGCCAAAGCGACCCGGGCGGCGGCGTTCGCATACCCGGACACGATCACGTCGGTGACGGCGCGGGCGGTCTGCCGGATCCGCTGCTCCCGCTCCGGGCTCAGCGCAGCCGGCATCCGGGCCAGTGGTGCCGCCTCCTTGGCTGCCCCGGCAGCCGACTTGCCGGCCAAGTCCAGCATTCCGGCGGCGACGATCGCGGCAAGCCCGGCGGTGACGGCGGCCGGAACAGCCAGCGCACCCAACCCGACGATCATGCCCCCGGCGACCTCCGCGACGGCAGCAGCAACGAGGACATCCACCAGCGGCGACGACTGCTCCTCCCACTGGGCGGTCATGTCGGCGACGGCCTGCTCATGCTGGGCGGCAACCGTCGTGTAGTCGACTGGGTCACCGGGCTGCGGCGCGGCAGCCGCTACCTTGTCGGCAGGCTGCCCTGCCCTGCCAGGCTCCGTTCCGACGGTTGGGCGGGGCGGCGTACGAGGCGGTGCAGGCTCCGGGGTTGTCTGCTGTGTGCGTTCCGGCAGCCGATACTCCCGGCGCACCCACGCCTCCAACGCCGGATCCGCCGACAGGGCACCCGACGTCAACAGCAGTTGCAGCGACTCGGCCGTCACCTCACGCCGCGACCCGACACCAGACACCACCACACGGGGCACCGGCTCGTCTTCGCCCCAATTCCAGTCCACAACCCGCGCGACAGCCTGCCTGGTTGCGGTGTCGGCGATCTGCTCGCCGATCGACTCCAACGCAAGCGTCCACGAGTCGATGAACGCGCCACCCAACGACCGGGAGCCGCTGTCGGTGGAACCCAAATCCATGTGCTGCATGAGCACACTGCGGGACATTTCCTGGTTGAGGAACTTGATGAACCCGAGCGTGTCCGGCACCGACCCCGACAGGCCCACGATCTTCATCGTGAACCCGGGCGGGGTGGCCGCACCCGCCTGATCCCCGGCACGGGCAGCCGACATCATGCGCTGCGCCGACGCCAACTGCTCAGGCGACGGGTTCGTGCCCGGCAGCGCCTCAGCGACCGGCACCCCCGCACCCCACCGCCGGTTTGAAATGGCGTTGACCCGCATCATCTCCCGCTTGATCAGCCAAGCGGCGTAAGCGGGACGCAGCAGCGACGTGCCCTGCCACGACGCGCCCTCCCGGTCGTGGCAGTACCAGACGAGCCGCTCGGCCGGGATCTGCGGCGACTGATCCCCGCGCATCACCAACTGGTCGATGCCGAGCAGCGCGCCGGTCTTCGGGTCGGCGTGGATCTCCGCGATCGTGCCCGGGATCCGTTCCGCCAACACGTTCAGGCGGGCACGGCCCCCCGACACGTCGGCTGCCAACTCGAACCCGTAATGCCCCCACACGAGGCACAGCAGCGCCGACCGCAGATGCTCAGACCACGACACGCCCTGCCGGCGGAACGCCGACGGCCGGTCATCGCCGGCAACCGGCAACCCTAGGCAGTCGGCGACGAACCGGGTGACCTCCGGCCGACATCCGGTGCCGTCCAACTGCCACTGGGCGCGACGCAGTTGCAGGGTGTACCCGCCGAGCACACCCGCCAACTGCGGGTCGCGGCGCATCTGCGCGTACACCTCCACCGACCCCGGATACACGAGGTCGGGCACCGATTCGTACACGTCGTTGACGAGGGTGCCGTACTGTCGGTCGTCGACCATGCCGAGAAGGCGGGTGGGGGCAGACACGGTTCACCCCCGACGGCTACAGCGGTACAGATTCCAAGTCGAGTTCCGGCGGGTCCGCCCGTGACGGCGGCGGGGGAGCGGGTGCTGCTCTTGTGATCGCCACCCGCACCGCGTAGGCGAGGGTGTCCACCTGGTCGTCGTGTGCGCCGTTCGGGAACGCCGCGCACTCGTCCACCCAACTCTTGACCCACCACGCACCCGCAGGAAGCCACACCCGGCCGTTCGAACACCACGCCGACGCCGGCAGCGCCCGCGTCAACTTGTCCTGCTCCGCCTGCAACGGGGTGATCGGGATACCCGCGTTAGCGGCCTCCCGCACCAACGTCATGCCGTGCTGGGTGGCCTCCACGAACAGGGTGTCCAGCTGCCACCGCTCCACCAGCGGCAGGGCGTGAGCGAAGTGGTCGGCCTCCCCGATGCGGGCACGGACCCTATCCAGCAACACCAGGTCACCGGAGATGGTGCGCGCCCACGCGGAGATGACCGTCCAGTCCGCCGACGTCTTCGTAGACGCGGCCAGGTCGACGGTGGCGAACCGCCAACAGTCCGCCAGCCGAAACGACCGCATGCCCAAGCTGAGCATGCCGCCCGGCTGCGGCGACCAGTACCGCCACCAGATCCGCTTGAACAGGTTGCCCTCAGCCGGCGCGGGCCGCTGCTGGTACAGGGCGGCGAACACATACTCGCCGACAGCCTTACGGATCGCCTTCCAATCCCGGTCACCCCGGGCGGAGATCATCCCTTCGCCGGCCTTCCGGCCGAGGACGTCGTTGTCGTCCTCAGCGACGGCGGGAATCGACACGACCCGCCACCGGCCGCCGTTCTTCCGGTCGCCTTCGTTGGCGAGGATCTGCCGGATCGGCTCCGACTCGTGCCAGCACGTTTGGATCCACGCCATCCGGGCCCCCGGGCCAAGACGAGGAACCATCGCCGACTGGTAGACGGACATGGCCTTGTCGCGGATTTTCTCCGACTGCGCCTCAGCCATGTTCTTGAGCGGGTCGTCCACGAGGATGACGTCGCCGGCTTTACCGGTGATCGATCCGTTGATGCCAGCGCAGTACACCGACCCGCGATGCCCGGCAATGTTCCACCGGCCGGCAGCGCGAGAGTCTTTCCGCAGCCGCAACCCGAGGTCGACGGTGCCCTCGTCGCCCGACCAGCGTTCCAACGCGTCCTTGATCTCGCCGCCCCACCGGCGGGCCATCTCGTCGCTGTACGACACGATGAGCACCCGCAGGTCCGGGTTGACGCAGGTGAGCAGCCACAGCGGAAACCAGAAGGAGACGGTCGTCGACTTGCCCTCTTGCGGGCTCATGAACGCGGCGAACCGGGTTTCCCGACCTTCGGCCAGGTCGACGAGCGCCGTGTTGATGAGTTCCAGGGCGGGGGTGCGCCACACCCCGACCCGTTCGCCGTTCTCGTCGAGACGTGGCGGGTCGAGTGAGGTGGCCATGTCCAGCGGCGACGGCCACCGGCGACGGTTCGCGTCGACTTTCCGCCGCGCCTCGGCGGTGCGCCGCTGCTCCTTCTCCGCCTTCAACCGGCGCAGCTCGACAAGTTTCGCCAGTTTCACCTGCCGAAGTGTCGGCGGATCAGCTACGACGGTCACCGGTGTCCTCCCCGGCGTGTGGCTACTCCTGCGGCACCGACGTTGCCGGCTGCTCGTCGAGTTCAGCGGACAGCTTTGCGATCTCCGCATCCAACGCGTCGATGGTGATGGCTTCCACCTTCGTGGGGGCATCCAAGCCGAGGAATTTGGCCCGCCGCTCTTGGATCTTCAACACCCGGTCGATGGCGGCGAGCGTCGGCCCGTCGTCGATGAGCGGCTGGTCGGTGTCCTCGTCGCGGATGACCCGCCCGTGGGACACGGTGACGTGCTGCCGTTTGAGGACAGCCCACGCTTCGGCGAGCAGCAGGTCGAGGCGCTGTAGTTCTTCTTCCCGGTATATGTCGGTGGCGCGGGTCTGTTCGGCGATGGCGGCTTCGAGCGCGCGGGTTACGTCTTGGCATGCCGCGCCGCGCGAGCTGTAGCCGAGGGCGTCGGCGATGGCTTGGAAGCTGGCACCGGTCATGCGCATGGCCACGGCCTCGGCGCGTCGTTTGGCGACTTGCGCGCGTTGGGCTTTGGAGGCGGCCACGTTCACACGTCCTTTCGGGTCACGAGTGGTGTGGGCTGTCGCCCACCGCGCAGACCGTGGGCTGCACCCTCGTGTGCCGGGTTCAGGTGTCGTGGTCGACGGCGATGAGGACGGTTTCGGTTGCGATCTGGTTGCCGCCGATGCTGTAGGGATGGCCGTCTTCGTTGAGGCGCGCCCTGACGACTTCGACGCCTCGGTGGTTGATGGTGACGCTGTGGAGGGTGTCGGGGTCGACGGGGTTGAGGCCGAGGTCCCGGAGGGAGGCGAGGATTTTGGTGGAGGGCACGCGGTGGGGGTCGTTGCTCACGGGTGGCTCCTTCGGCGGGTGGTGTTCCCGGCCCGGGGCCACCCGCATGTCCGGGCCGGGAACGTTCAGGGGGTCTGCTTGTCGCTGGCGGTTTCCTCGTGGACTTGCGAGGCAGTGAGTAGCGAAGCCGACTCGATGATGATGGCTAGGAAGGAGAGGCCGAGGACGACGGGTGGTTCGTCGCGGGCGAGCCAGAACGCGCAGAGGGGCCAGCCGGCGAGGGATCCGGCGAGTAGCGACCAGGCGGTGATGGTGCGGGCGCGGCGCATGCGGGCGGCCATTGCGCCCCCTCGTGAATGCCGAATGCCCGCCGAGCGTGGGGGCTCTGGCGGGCATTTGGAGGTTCGAAGTTGACCGAAGAGACACTTCGGGCGCTGGCGGGAGCGTACCTGTTGCGGTCTCCAAGAGCAACTATGTGTTGGCGTGGGTGTCTTCTGCTTGTCGGTTGCGATCGCGGGGGCGGCCGTTTTGGAGGTTGCGGAGGTCGCCGACTCGGTATTTCCAGCCAGCCCCGGTGTCGTGGCCGTTGAGTCGGCCGGCGAGGCGGAGTCGGCGAATGTTGGCGGTGGAGGTGCAGAGGAAGTCGGCGGCGTCAGCTGGGTCGAGTAGGTCGTCGTCTTCTGCGGTGACGACGCGGGGGATGACCCAGGTTTCGCCGAACTGTTGGGCGGTGGCGTCGGCGTCGTCGCATGCGGTGGGGTTGAGGGCGCGGAGTCGGGCTCGGTACATCTGGGCGACTTTGCGGGCGCGGACGAGTGGGTTGTCGCCGGGGTGTGGCCACCGGTTGCGTCCGGGTTGCTGGTCGAGTTCAGGGTTCACGCGGCGGCTCCGGTGCGCTGCGGCCACACGAGGTTGGTGACGTACTGCCGGTAGTCGTCGTGGGGCCAGGTGGCGTGGCAGTTGGCGCAGTACACGTCGCAGGGGTCGCCTTCGTCGCGGGGGTCGTCGCGGTGGAGTTCGTCGATGCCGCAGCCGGAGCAGGTGCCGGGTAGGTGGGTGGTGCGGTAGGTGCGGCCGAGCATGCCGCGTGCCCGCTGGTGGAGGTGTTGAAGGTGGTGGACGGCTTCCCAGCCGGTGACGTCGGTGGGGTCGTCGTTGGGGCCGGTGGGGTAGACGGCGGTGGCGGGTAGGCGGGCGAGGGTGTGGAGGTGTGCGGTGAGGGTGGTGGTGGCGCGTTGGATGTTGGGTCCGCCTCGCCGGATGGTGGGTGGGTCGGTGAGGTTGGCGGCGGCGCGGACTTCGGTTTCCCAGGTGACCGCCACGTGGACGATTTCGGCTTGTAGGGCTTCGGCGGCACCGTTGAGGGGCATGGGGGGTGCTGCTTTGCCGGTGGGTTGCATGTGGATGGCCTGCGACAGGCTGGGCGCTTGGAGTTGTTCGAGGTCGACGTAGTCGTAGACGAGTGCGCGGATGTCGCGTTCGGCTGCGGTGAGGCACGCGTCGCAGAGGGGCGTGCTGGTAGTGTCTGCGGGTTGGCGGGTGGCCGGGTTGTAGGCGCGGCACCGGGTGTCGGAGACGCAGTGTCCGGTGGGGGTGGTGTTGTGCATGTGCTGGGTCTCCGATCAGGCGTGGGTACGCTTGGCGGTGACCTTCACGCGGGGGCGTGGGGTGGTTTGGGTGGCGGTCCGTTCTGGGGAGGGCGGGCCGCCACTGCCGTCTCTAGCTATGCCTGTTTCGTGTCAACCTGTCGCGGACGTTGTAGACCGCTTCGGTGGCCCGCCCCGCAGTTTCGCCTAGGGCCAGCACCCACCGGGGGGTTCGCGCCCGGTTGTAGGCGATTGTGTCGAGTAGGGGAGCGCACCGGGCGCAGGGGTTTTCGTCGGGGCATGTGTTTCCGTCGGGGTGCACGCTGTCGCGGCGGACCATGGCTTTGAGCATCCCGAAGTAGTGGGTGGGCCATGAGTCGTTCTGGGTGCTGCTCATGGTGTCTCCATGATTCGCCGCCAGGTGGTGTGGCTGTCGGCGGTGAGCTGTTCGGGGGTGGGTGGGTTCGCGGCGTGCTGGTGGTCGCCGCCGGTCGGCCACACGGGGTGGACGGTGGGGTTGGGCTGGCTGAGCTGCTGGTCTTCGATGGTGTCGGCGGGTTCGATGCCGCACTGCCAGCAGCGCAGGTCAGTCATGCGGGATCCATTCGGGTTGGTATCCGGGCTCGGTCGAGAACGCGGCGGCGAGACTACGCACTGTGTGGCACGGGTAGTCGCGCCACGTCGCGTCGTAGGCGGGCGGGTCCGCGCAGACAGCACAGACGGGCAGGATGCCTACCCGCTCGGGGGCGTGTTCGGTGAGGACGGCGCGCATGGCGTCGAGTTCGGCGAGCCGTTCGCGGCACATCTGCTCGGCTTTCGGCCAGTCGTGCCAGCCGGGGATGTGCTTGCCGAGCAGCTTCGGGTCTTGGAGGGTGAGGATGGTTTGCTGCGCCCAGTAGAGGAGTTCCCGGGTGCGGGTTTCGGCTGCGGTGATCTGCTGGTCGAGCCACGGCGCAAGTTCGGTCACGGCTTCCACTCCGGGCGGTATCCGGGCTCTGCGTCATGCGCGGCGGCGAGCAGCCGCAACGTTGGACATGGGGCGTCAACCGACCGCACCCCGCCGTCCGCCCAGCAGTTGGTGCAGTAGCCGTGCTCACCGATCGGGTGGGCGGCGATGATGCGCCGGTCGATGGCGATTCGGTGCAGCACGTGCGCAGGATCGTTGCCGGCGATGTGTTCACCGTGTGCGTCTTCGAGGCCACCCCCATACGTTCCGGTGGCGATCGGCCCGGGATGCCGGGACGTGTCGCTGGGGTAGATGTTGCCGTCGCTGTAGCGCCAGGTGGGTCCGTGGTTGGCGGCGGCTTGGGCGCGCTGTTCGATGCGGTCGAGTACCCCGCCGAGCCACACGGTCAGGTCGTCGGTCGCGGTCATCTTCCGTCCATCCAGCGCATGAACCCGGCGATGCTGTAGAGCAGCGTGCCGCCGATTGCGGCCCCAATGATGGCCGGTGTGACGTCGAAGGCGACGCCGAAGAGCGCGATGGGCACGCTGGTGGCGGTGGCGAACATGGCGAGTTCCCCCGATGGGCTGATACGCGACTGGTTCGGGGTGGGGTGGGTCATGGTCGCCACTCCTCTCGGTAGCCGGGACGGTCGGCGTACGGCAGGGCGAGCAGGCGCAGCGTGTCGCACGGCCCCGGATACGAGACACACGACCCGCACGATTCCGGTGCGCTCCGCAGGCCGGCGGCTGGGTGTAGGTCGATGATGCGCCGCTTGGCTTCCACCTCGGCGAGCGCGCGGGCCGGGCTCCAGCGGTGGACGTGCGCGCCGGCAGCCATGAGGTCGGTGTCCTCGGTCTCAGCCTCGATGTAGAACCCGCCCGGTGAGGCAATGAGCTGCCGCGCCACCCGCTCGTCGTCGTCGAGCTGGGCGGGCAGCCAGGTGATCAGGTTGTCGGTCACGGTCGCCATCCCGGCTCCCAGTTGTTGATAGAGAACTCCAGCATCGTCCTGACCACTTCGGACCTTGTCGTGTCGAGTTCGTCGGCAAGAGACTCCAGTTCATCCACCGACTCCTGCTCAAGGAGGAAGTTGACGGTGCGGGGCGTGTCCGGATCGGATGGGGTGGTTGGTGCAGGCGCGGCTCCTGCACCGTATCGCTGCCGGTTGTAGATGGGCTTCTCTGCCCGGATGGCTTCCTTCTCGGCAGCGAGCGCTTCGGCTCTGGTCGGGAACCATGTTCCTGTGAACGTTGTGGCTTGGTCGATCCACTCGGCGTAGGCGCGGTGCCCGCTTGCTCGATGCCCAGGATTGAACGTTACGCCGACGTATAGGAGACGCCCCTCCGCGTCGTAGTGTCGGTAGAGCGCCGTTCGCCTGTTGTTGATGTTGTAACTGGCCCCAGTGGGACCGAACGAACTGTAGGTCTTGGGGACGGTCATGCGGCACTCCTAATGCGTAGCGCGTCAACAACAACGTTCCGCTTTGCTTTGATGCGTTCCGCCAACTTGTCGACTGTTTTTGCCTCGGGGTGCAGGTTTGTGCGTGCAGTTCTGATGGCCTCGTCGCGCACTTGCTGAGCTAGCTTGATGGTGGCTCGACCGTTCGTGATGAACTGCTGGCAGGCTGCCGCTCGTTCCACCGGATCGGCGACTCTTTCGAGTGCTGCGATCATGGCGTTTTCCCTGGTGGGCATGGGTCTATTATATGTGTTGTGTGCAGCATGCCGCATGCGGTTTGCCTCACTATTCGCGTTCGTTTTCCCAGTTTCGGGGCCGCATCCAGTACGACTCTTCGGTGTAGTCGAAGCGTTCCCAGCCGTCGCGTCCGGCGTGAATGTTGCGCACCCATCCGCCGCCGTCTGGGGGCACATCGGAGTGGTACCACGCTTTGCGCTGGCCTTCGGTGGTGGCGTACTCCCAGTCGGGGTGGCACATGTCGGCGTGCAGTTCGTTGTCGGGCCGCCTGCGCTGCTGGGCGCGGTAGACGGCCATGTCCTCGGCGTGTGTGCGCTTGCGGCAGAGGGCGTGGGGGATGGTGTCGTTCACGGCTGGTCCTCGCTGGTGTTGTTGGCGGCGTCGAACAGGTCGGGTCCGTCCTGCTCCGGTGTGCGTGGTCGGGGGATGCGTGGTGGGAGGATGCCGCGCTGCCGGGCGCACGTTTCGCCTAGGCCGTCGTGCAGCACACCGGTGGGCACGGGTCGGTGGCAGCATCGGCATCGGGCGGGTGGGGGTACGCCCGGCAGCAGCGGCAGGGTCATCTGGCGGTCCGCTCCCGCAGCCGCGCGGCGGCCTCCCGACGGTTTCGCTGCTTGCGTTCCGCCTCAACGAGACACGGCCACACCACGTTCACGTACTCCCAGATGTACACGCCGAACCAGTGGGCGGCGTCGTCGTAGCCTTTGCGGCCGATCGACGCGTTGGGTGTCCACCCTTCGGCGATCTGCCGCAGCCAGTAGAAGCAGCGGGCCGACAGTTCGGGTGGGGGTTCAGACCAGTAGGCGTAGGGGTCGCGGACTGGGGGCGGCTTGGGTGTTTCGATCTCGACCCACGGTTCGCCGCCGCTGCCGGTTTTACCTGGCCTGCTCATCGACTCAGCTCGCGGGGAAGTCGCGGCGCTTGAGCTTCGGCCGGAGGGGCTGTGTTGGCCTGTGCCGGGTTGGGGGTGGGCTCGGGTGCCGGGATGCCCCGTTCGGCCGCCACGGGCGCGCTGAGTAGGCTGCGCAGCCGTTCCCCGTGGACGCCTCCCACCTCGTCGGCGTACTTGGCGACCCGCTCGACCAATTCGGCTAGGACGGCGTTGTGGCGTTTGTTGCTGCGGGCGACGTCGCGGAGGGTGTCCCGGTCCCGGGTGACGGTGTCGAGGTCGCGGCGCAGCCTCATGTTGTCGGCGTACACGTCCAGGTCGACGCCGCCAGCGAGGAACCGCCGGTGCAGGTCGGCGATGTGTTCGGCGATCTCCCGGGACCACATCATGTCGGCGGCCATCACGCCCCCGCTGGCGGGGCTGCGTCCGTCGGTGGTGACAGCCCAGCCGCCGATCTCGTCGTTGGAGACAGCCGTCCAGGTGGCGGTGAGCATGCGGGTGATGGTGGGGTCGGTCACGGCGTCTCCGTCTCGCGCTCGATCTCGTGTTCGGGCACGCCGAGCAGCGCGGCAACGTCCCGGGCGGCTGCCTCGACGCCTCGAACGTAGAACTCGTGCACGGCAGCCTTGGCGTAGAGGCGCTGGTCGTCTCGGTTGGCGTTCCACCGCTCGTGCGCCTTGCGGAAGGCTGCGGTGGCCCGGTATTCGTCGGCGTGCCGCCGCAGATGCCAGTACAGGTGGGTGAGGGTGGCCGTGTAGGCGGCGTCGGCTGCCGCGCGGAAGCCTTCACCGGTGCCGAGCCCTTCGCGGTCAACGTAGGCGTCTCGGGTGGCGTCGTGTATCGCCTCGGGTGCGGTCGCGCGCAGCGGCGTGGTGGCGTTGCCGGTCACAGCTCGCTCGCCTCTCGCAGCGCCTCCGCGAACGCCTCCCGGCTGTACGGCCACGGAATCAGCTTCGCGTTGAAGAACACCGTGTGCCCCTTGTTCTCCGCTCGCCTCCGGGTGGCCTCGCCGTCGAGGCCGTCGAGGAAGTCGACGAACTTTTCCGCATCCGCCTTGTCGAGGAACGGAACCAGCTCGTCGGGACCCTCAATGTGAACGGCCCACAGGTCGGGAAGGTCGGGCATGCCGGGTAGGGGTGCGTCTTCGATGAGCGTCGTGGTGGTCATGGCGGGCCTCCTCAGGCTGGGATGAGTGGTTCGGGTGCGGTGGGATACAGCAGGCGTGCAAGCCCGGTACGGGACGGCAGGGTGACCGTGCGGGCCTCCGGGTTGATGTGGATGACGGGCAGGCCGGCGCGGTGGGCTTTGGTCAGCGCCGAGTGGGTGCCGCCGTCGAGCTTCGATGGGCACCACACCGCGACCACGGCGTTGGAGGCCGAGAGCATCCCGTCGTTGCGCTTGTGCAGCAGCCGCACCGCCACCCGCTTGCGGGCGTGCTCGGCCAGGCCGGCGAGGTCCCCGTACACCACCTCACGGTCCCGGTCAGCAAGAGCACGTAGCCGCTCCCACTCCGCGACCGCCGCCTCCGGCGCGTACCGCCGCCACCGGTCGGGCTGCTGCGGGAACGGGATGTGCGCCACGAATGGCACCCCGCCCCGGTGAAGCTTGTCGGCCCACCACATGTCCGCGCCCAACGCCATGCCGGTGATGCCCGTGGTCATGCCGCGCTCGTCGCGCAGCCAGGCGACACCTCGGCCGAGCTTGTCGCGCACCCAGCCGTGGGCGTCACGTGGAATGTCCTTCGGGCGGTGGCCGGTCACCATCACCGACGGCCACACCAGGGCGGTCACGGCAGGATCCCCCTCCGCCGCTGCTGCATCTCCCACAACAAGTCACCGGCGACCGGAGAAAGGGACGTGCCCCCACCCGACAAGTCACCGCCGATGCAGCCGCCACCACGGCCCCGGTAGCCGCAGTCGAAACCCGGCCGCGCGTACGCGCCCTCGTTGCCGGCCAACTCGACCCGATGCCAGCAGGGTGCCTCCTGCCGGTACCCGGACGGCCCGTGCAGGCCAGTGCAGAAGGGCCCGGCCGAGCATTCGATCCGCTGGTCGGCGGGCATGCCGTGCTGCTCGTGGATGAACCTGACACCGGGGCATGAGGCGACACGGACAACGTCGGGGTTGTCGGCCAGCCGGCCGGCGCGCTCGTACTCTTCGGCCCCACCCCAACAGGCGGCGCGGCCGGCGTGGAACGTGGGCCCGGGAGCGCCCGGCACAAGCCGCGACTCCTCCGGGAACGTCACCGTCTTCTGCCGGGTGCTGATCGGCTCCAGGCAGTGGGCGCACACCCCCGGCTGGGCGGTCGCCATCAGCCGGTCCATCTTCCGCAACTGGTGTTGGGTGAGAACCGCCTGGTCGATCTCCTGACACGGCCACGGATGCCCGTGGCACGAGCACGTTTGGTAGGGGTCCGGCAGGCGGTGCCACTGGTTGCGGTGCGGCCAAGACGTGAAGTGGATCTCGCGGGTGCCGTCGTGGAGCCGGATGAACCCTCGTCCCTCGCCCGGTTTGATGATCAGCGGCCCGTTGTGGTGTCGCAGCACGAGGTGGAACGGCCGGTTGCGGGCGTAGGCGAGGTCGCGCTTCTCGCCGGTCAGGTGGGCGACGGACGCGTCGAGCTTCGCCCGCTGCTTGTCGGTCAGGTCGACGTCCGCGTAGGGGCGGGTTTCGTGGACGAGCCACGCCGCGTACCGCCACGCCACCAAGTCGCCGACCTCAGGGCGGGTGCAGCCGTACGAGTCGCGGCGGTTGCTGCGCGCCGGGGCCCACTGGTCGGGGTCTTGCGCGCCGTTGTTGTGCAGTCCGGGCAGGGGCAGTTCCTCGGTCACGACGGCACCTCCCCGGCGTGCAGGTCCAGGGCGTAGCGGGCGGCCTCACCACGGCGCACCGCCCTCCCCAACACCTGCCGCACCGCCGCCAGCAGATCCGTGTATTCGGGGTCCGTGTCGTCGGTGGGCACGAGCAGCGACCCGCGCAGCTCAGCCGAACCGGGCCAACCCATCCGCACGTAGCCGCGACCGTGGCCGGCAGTCGTGAACCCGGCGGCAGTCAGGGCGGCCACCAGGCGGGTGCCCTCGTTCTCGCGGCCGGGACACTCGCGGCGGAGCACGGGCGGGTCCCCGTAGTGCTCGTGAGGGCCGTGCGGGCTGGTGTCGGTGCAGAACTCGGTCACAACTCTGCCCCTTCTTGCGACTGCTCGGCGGCCGGCTTGTCGTAGCGGCACACCTCGGCAGTCGGCGCACCACGCCAGTACGTGCCCGACGCCGGACACAACTGGCAGGCCAGAATGTGACCGGCAACCCCCGGGCGGGTCGGAAATGCGCACGCCACCGGCGGGTTCCCGCTGGACTCGGACACGACTTCCACGCTCATGCGGCAGCCTCCAAACGGATGGTCTGGGCGGGGGTCAGCGGCGGGCAATCCGCCGGGTCGTGCCCGCACACACCGGGCACCAGGACGGTGATCCCGTCACGGGCAGCCGTCACACGGCCATCCGCGCGGAAGGTCACCTCGTAGTCGTTGCGGGCCAGGAAATCGGCCGCCATCCACACCCCACACGCGGTGGTCACGGCACGTACCCCGGTTCTCCGGCGAGGCTGCCGTACGGGGCGTCGTCGAGTGACGGGCAGCGGCACGCCTCATGTCCGCAGCGGCGGCAGGAGTGCAGCTCGTCTCCTTCGAGGCGGCGCGGCTCCGGGCTGGCGGATGCGGCACGAGAGTGCCCTGTCGCGGTCACGCCGCAGCCTCCGCCCCGGTCACCCGCTGCATGAAGTACACCCAGTCGGTGGCGTTGAACCAGTTCTTGCCGTACAGATGCGCCGTCCACCCCACCAGGTCGCGCAGCGTCTGACAACGAGTCAGGTCGATCGTGTAGCAGGTCACGCACGAGTGGCAGCAGGCGTTGCAGTCCACCCGCCAGTGCTCCCGTCGCGGTGCGAGAAGCATCTGCACCACCGAGACCCGCGCCAACCCGGGCCTGCCCTCGCCCCTGTTCCATTCGTCGATGCGGCGTTCCGTCTCCCGCACCTGCCTCAAGTCGATGTGGATGGCACCACCGCCGACGATCGGCTGCCGGCAGGTGTCGCAGGTCCAGTCCACGACCTCCGGGCTGATCGCCCGTTGCGGCAGACGCCTCACGTTGTCATTCATCGGTAGTCGTCCTCCTCGTTGGTCCAGTCGGTGAAGCGCGCGAAGTGCAGTTGGGCGGCCACCGTCACCGTGTCCATGGGCCCATTCCGGTGCTTGGCGATGATGTAGTCGGCTTCGCCTGCCCGTTCGCATTCCGAGTCGTAGTAGTCGTCGCGGTGCAGCAGGATGACCACGTCGGCTTCCTGTTCGATCTCGCCGCTGTCGCGCATGTCAGACAGTTGGGGGCGCTTGTCGGAGCGCTTCTCGGCCTCACGGTTGAGCTGTGACGGCACGACCACCGCCGCACCCAGCTCCCCGCCGAGGGTTTTGAACTCCCGCGCCCACGAACCCACCTCAAGGTCCCGGCGGTCAAACTTCGCCGAAGACCGGATCCGTTGCAGGTAGTCGACGAACCAGATGGCCAGCGCACCCTGCCGCTGGTGGAAGCGGCGGGCAGACGCGCGGATCGCCTCGATGGTGCGGGACTGGTCGTCCAGGTGCAGCGGCCACCCGTCCACGATCTTCTTGGCCTCGCGTGCCCGGGTCAGGTCGTCTTCGGTGAGCCGACCCGTCGTGAACGCGTTCAGGTTGATCTCACCGACGCGGGACAGCAGCCGCCACCACAGTTCCCGCTTGCTCATCTCCAGGGTGTTCACCAGCACCGGAAGGCCACGCCGGGCGGCGGCCACCGCAAATCCGAGGCCAGCAGTCGACTTGCCCATCCCAGGGCGACCGGCCGGAATGATGAGCTGGCCAGGCAGGAACCCGCCCAGCAGCTTGTCCAACTGACCCAGGCCCGTGGTGATCCCGTGCGGCACATCCCCGGCGGCCACCCGCTCCAGGTATGCCATCTCGTCGTCGGAGAATTCACTGACCCGCTCCACACCGTCGGCGAGCGTCAGACCGGAGGCGGCGTCGGCGAGGTCACGCTGCGCTGCGTCCACCACCGCGTCGACAGGCCGCGACAGGTCGCGGGTGTGGTAGGCCCCCCGCAGCAGCGACTCGTGGGCTTTGCGGCGACGCGACCAGTCCTTGACGATCCGCGCGTAGAACACCGGCGAGCCGGGGTTGCGCAGCACATCCTCGGTGAGCTTCGTCAGATAGGGCAGGCCCCCGCACCGTTCCAACTGCTTGCCCTCGTCAAGCACGCGGGCAACAGCGATCGGTGAGGTGGGTTCCTCAGCGGACCATTGGCCGAGGATCGCGGTGAAGATGTCGTTGTGGATCGGCAGGAACATGTCGAGTTCGGTGACCACCTCCACCACGTCGTCGCAGGCGCGGGGGTTCATCATCATCGCCCCGAGGACGGCCCGTTCGGCGGCGAGGTCCGCCATGTGCTGCTGCTGGGCTTCCGTGGTGGCGAGGTCGTCGGCTACGCGGCTAGGCATCGGCGGTCACCTCCTTCCGGGTTCCGTGTGCTTCGGCTCGGCACAGGCCGCATCTGCCGGCGCGTTGGCCGCGATGCTTCGGGCAGATGTCTTGCCGGGGGATGCGGCGGGGGGCGTTGGACTCGGCCACCCCGGGCTGCCCCCGGTAGGGCGCGTTCATCGGCGGGTACAGGCCCGGAGGCGGGGCTTCGTCTCGCCACAGTTCCCCGTTCAGCCAGCCGTCGGGGTGCTTGACGTACCGGTACTCAATGCGTTCCCGCTTCACGCGCTCCGCGTATCGCTGGGCACCGAGGATGATCTCTTCGGGGTCGTGCTTCTGCTTGATCGCCGACGCCCAACGGAGCCGAGCCGTCTTCTTGGACGTCTTCTTCGGGTACGCCGCCCAGAACCTGGCCCAGTTCGGGTCGTCGTCTGAGCCGGGCTTGGGAGTGGATGGCTTGGGTGGTTCCTCGAACAGGCCGTTCGAGGAAGATGGTTCTTTAAGGTCGGGTCGGGTCGGGTCGGGGTTAGGCGCACTTCCCGCGAAGTTCTCGTGCACGTTCGCGCGAACATCTTGCGAACCTGCGTTGCGGTGTTCGCGGACCCGCCGCATTCGCTCACGCGCGGCTTCCCGCTTCACAAGCACCGACTCAGCCGACGGCTGATGCTCGCCCCACTGATGAAACCGCCAGCCCTTGTCGCCGCCCTGCTCGTCCTCCACCCACAAGCCGGCGCGAACCAATGCGGCGGCGTGTTCCCGATAGTCGGTGTCGAGGCGGGCAGCGATGTAGTCAGGCACCCACCCGTCGGTGAGCTGGTTGGACGACCAGGATCCTGCGAGCGCCCACAGGCCCATCGCGGGGACTCCTGCGCGAACGGCCTTCATGTGGGCGTGGAGCCCGTCATCAACCCTGAACCAGGTCATCAGCGTCGTGTCTTCCGTGTAGAGAGGTTCGAGCCCGGGGAAGGGCGGAGTGCGCGCCGGGGCGTCTAACGTGGCCGCCCCGGCACCGAAGTTCGTCACCGCGCGGTTACATCGACGCCCAGGCGTGGGCTCACCGGGTCACCGCCAGGTCCCGCAGGTTGATCGGCAGCCCCTCCGAAGCGCACTCCGGGCACCCGCCTACGCACAGCTCCACCCAGTGGGTTTGCCGGTAGCAGAGGTGGCAGAGCTTCTTGCCGTGGCTGGAGCAGCAGGTGCCGGTGGCGGCGGTGTCGGTGCAGCGCTCGCAGGGGTTGGCAGCAGCGGCGATGTGCCGAGCCAGCATGTCTCGGTGGCTTTCCACGCCTGCGCATTCGTGTTCGATGGACCGGTCGAACACCTTCTGGGCGTCGCCGCACCCCCGGCTGGACCATCCGCAGTGCGAGCAGGTGACCCGCGCGCCGTCGGTGCCGGAGGTGAAGCCGAACAGTCGCCGCTTCACTGGGCCACCGCCGCAGCACGGTTGACATCCCCGGCAGCGATCCGCGCCTTGGTCGCCTCGGCGATCAACTGCTGCACCGACGTGGACCCGGACTCGCTGGGGGCCGGGACGGGCACGACAACCTCGGGGACCTCGCAGCAGTCGCAGCTTCGGCCGAGCCACTGCTTGGTGTCGGCGAGGGTGTACCGGCCGGCGTCGGTGTGGTGGCTGCGGTATCCGGACCCGGCGGGCCCCCACCACATGTCGTGGTGGTGGGACCAGATCAGGTACAGGTCGGGGTCGGTGGCCGGCGGTGTAGAGAGTGCGACAAGCTGTTCGGCTGCCTGCCGGAGGGCTTCCAGGTCGCGGGCGTAGAGCGGGGCGCGGCCGATGAGGTCGTACAGGCCGTCGCCGTTGGCGCGGATGTACTCGCCGATGCGCTCGGCGGCGCGGGCCAGGTCGGGCAGGTCGGTGGTGTGAGGGTCGATGCCGTCGGGCTGGTCGGGGATGGCGCTCATCGGGCCACCGCCTCGTTCGGGTCCGGCTGGCCCGGCTCGGTCTCCCACTGCCGGTTCTCGATGTCCGACTGGGCCGAGTAGAGGGCGGCATCGACGTCGGACCAGGTCCCCGACGAGCCGAAGCCGATCTCCGTGAAGTCGGCCTCTTCGGGCAGGCGGCGCTCGATCGTGTAGTTGATGCGGTATTCGGCCGTCATGGTGCCTCCCTTGGGGTTGCTGATGCGGTCAGCAGTGGCTGACTCGTGCGTGTCTCGGTTGATGCGAGGTCTTCTGCGCGGGTCGAGAGCGCGACCGCGTCTCGGCGGTGGTGTGCGGCCGGTTCGGTTGACCGCTCGACTTGCACACCGTACCGTATTCCTTAAGACATTTCCAAGACAAGCCGTGAGGGATTGCTGATGAACGTGATGCTGGAGGCGAACCCGTACGAGACTCCTGGTGGAGACCTGTACGATTCGGGCGTGGCGAAGGTGGAACCGATCCAGGTCGAGGAAGCACGCAAGAACCTGGGGAAGTTGCTGGAGCAGGCCGAAGAGTCCGGAACCCACTTCGCCCTGTCCAAGTACGGCAAGACGAAGGGCTTCTTCGTGCCCACCGCCGACTACCGGCGGTACCGGGAACTCGACGGCGACCCCACCGACCTGTAGCCGGCTCGCAGACCAGTCGAGCCCGACGCCCCCGCAGCGTCGGGCTTTCGTGCTGCCCCCCATCACCCGACACCCCCACGCCGCTTCACCGCAGTCCGGTTGTGCCAATGACCCGCGCACAGGTACGGCTCCAACCGGTCGAACTGGTGCCTGCGGTTGCCGACTTTTCCGGCGGCCAACGCGGCGGCGATCCGGTCCGGGTAGCGGATCTTCTTCGGGGTGGGGCACACCCGAGGCGCGGACATCAGCGCATCACCGCCCATCCGGCCACCTCGTAGCCGTCCAACAACGCGCCCATCGAGGTGTCCCGCCACACCCGGTCGGTGGGGCTGGCAGGCCGCCGGCCATCCCACGTCGTCTCACACACGACCGTCGCCCCGTCGGAGCGTCGGCGTATCTCACCCACCACGGGGGCGGGCAGCAGCCCGTGGGGGCAACGCGCACACCGGCGGGTTTCGGCGGCGTCCGGGGTGATGCGGCCGGTGGGGACACGCTGACCGGGCCGGTGGCAGGCGAGCACCGTCCACGACGCGTCGGTGGTGACGATGAGGTGTTGGGCACCCCAGCCGGTGGCAGTCCACCCGCCGGGGGTCACGCCGCCACCCGCTCGCAGGTGTTACCGACGCCCACCTCGTCGGCGAGAATTTCGGCGAGGGTCGGCAGGCTGGTGCGCTGCCGGCGCGGCGGCGGCAGCCGGTGGCCGACCGCAGCGTGCAGGGCGGCGACCGCTTCGGCGGTTTCCCGGCGCACCGGCCTGCCCGGCCGGGCAATCTGCAACCAGGCAGTGTTCTTGCCTAGCTCGCGGGCGATCCACGCTTGCGGCCATCCCCGCCCCACCAGGTCGTTGACGAGGGCGATGGTGGGTGCGGACGGCAGCATGTCCCGCCCGTTCGGGTTGGCGGCGATGTGGTCGCGAACGGCCTGGACAGTGAGGGCGCGCACGGCCTGGTCGACTTCGCTGGTGATCCGGGACCGTTGACCGTTGCTGATCTCGTCCACGGTCTTCTTGTTGAAACCGGTGATCGCTTGGATGGCGGTGCGAGCACGAAGCCCGACCTGCCCTTCCAGCAGTCGCAGATGTCCGCGTGCCGGGCCGGCGTCGACCATGCTGACGCGGGCACCTGCGACTGCGGTGCAGGGCCCGCACACGCAGCCAGCGGCGTAGCCGAGGCGCGTGCCGTGCTCGCGGACACCCCGGTCGGCGTCGACCCGGACGGCGCGGGGCCGCTCCCACACCCAGCCGGGCACCGATTCGAGCAGCGCAACCCTGTCAGGGGTGAGCTCGTTGCGGCGGTGCAGGTGACGTTGCCGGGCAGCCCAGTCGCCGATGTTCGCCGTCCACCCGGACAGGATCTCGGTGCCGTTCTCGGGGATGTCGCAGCCGCCGGTGCGGGCCGCGTACTGGCGGAGGGCGTCCACGTGCAGTTGGAATCGGGTGTCGGCGAGCTGCCAGTCGAGGCGGCCGGGAGACGGCTTGTGGGGGGTGACAAGCAGGATGTCGTCGCGTAGGGGCAGTGCGAGACGCCCGGCGGCGTTGCGGCGGCGCACGGCGGTGACGAACTGGCCGAGGGGCAGCCTGCCCCACATGCGGTCGGCGGGGACGTTGGCGTCGGCGTGCGACTCCACCCATTCGGCGAGGGCATCGACCATGCGCTGCTCGCGTTCCGGTACACCGGCGTGCCACGTCCAGCCGGGGATCTGCTCGCACATGTGGGTGTGCCAGTCGGGCAGGTCGCCGTCGCGGTGCGCCCGACGTTGCTGGGCGCACCACCGGCCCACAGTGAGTGCGTTCTTCCGGCTGCGGTGCGGCAGCAGCATGTTGGCGACGTTGGGGCTGTTCAGGTCGAAACGGTGCCGCTGGGCGAGGGTGGTGACAGCGGTGTGGTCGCAGAGCCACCATGCGCCGTCGACTGTCCACGCCCATCCGGGTACCGCTTCGAGGCGGGCCGCTTGCGTGGTGGACAGGATGCCGGTGGCGTAGGCGCGGCGTTGAATGTGCACCCACCGGCCGAGGTTCTGCCCGCGCGTCTTCGCCGACCAGGGGACAACCGTGTGGCCGTGGGTGGCGGCCCACGTGGTGAGCTGGGGGAGCATCACCTGCCAAGACTCGTCTTCGGTGGTGTCGTCGGCGGTGCGGGCGGCGAGCTTCGCCAGGTCGACGCCGGTGAGGTTGAAGTGCAGCAGCCGGGACACGTGGCTGCCGACTTGGTGGGGTTTCTCGCCGCCGGTGGTGCGCCACGCTCGTAGCTGGTCGAGTTCAGCGGCCATGCGCGGGTCGAGGGACCGCAGGGCCCGCAGAACCGCCCACACGGTGGCGAATTCACTGTCGAGGAGTTCCTCGTGGTCGGAGCTTCGGGCGGGCACCGTCACCGGCAATATGATCAGGCCTCGGGTTTTGCCGGGTGCCGGTCGGAGGGCGCGGCCGACGGCTTGCACGATGTCAACGTCGGAGGTGCGGGGGTCGGCGAAGACGACGCCGTCGACTGCGGGCACGTTGACGCCCTCAGCCAAGCAACGGGCGTTGGCGACCACGGCAACGGTGTCGGTGTTCGAGTCGGTGAGGGTGTTGAGGGCGGCCCGCCGGGAGGCGGTGGAGTCGACCCCCGCGACGGCGGCGGCGTGGACGGTGCGCCCATCAGGCAGCGCCAGCCCATGTATGGCGGCGGCGAACTGGCGTGCCCGCGACACCCGCGAGTGGTAGCTGATAACCCGCGACAACCCTTCGCGGGCGGCAGCGACCAGGGCGGCAGAAGCTTCGGTACCACCGTTGAGGTGTGCACTGGTGTGGCTGCCGTCGATGACGAGCACCCGGTAGTCGACGAGCAGCCCGGCGGCGATGGCGTCGGCGAGGTTGATGGTGTCGGCGACCGGCCCGAACAACGCCTTGTCGGACATCGACAGCAGTGTTTCGCCGACGTGCCGGGTGCCGGTGTGTACGGGGGTGGCGGTGACGAACAGGCGTCGTCTCGCCGGCAACTGCTGGTCGTCGAGGGCAACCCGGAACCGGTCGTCGGGTAGCCCGGCGAGCCGATGCGCCTCATCGCACACGATCAAGTCGAAGCGGGCCCCTGCACGTCGGGCGGCGTCGGCGACGACCTGGGACGAATGGTAGGTGGAGAACAGCACCTTCGGCTGGCCGTCCCGGCGGCGCAGGAACGCGGACACCGCATAGTGGTCGGTGGTGACTTTCACACCATGGTCAGACCACCATCCACGGTCGATGCGCCACGGATCCCCTGTGGTCTGGTCGGAGCAGACAACGAGCGGCGTGAACGGCTGGGGGCTGCCGGTCTGCCATTCGGCGAGGGCTTGCGCGGTGAGGGCCAGCGACGGCACGAGAACGAGAGTCAGTTGGGATTGGGTGTCGTCGTGGAGCCACCGGCCGAGGAGTGTTTTGCCGGTGCCGCACGCCCAGTACACCTGGGCGCGGTCGGTGCGCTGGTAGATGTCGGCGAGGTTGTGTAGCGCGCGGGTCTGGTGGGGGCGACGCCGGGGGAATGTCACCGGCGCGTGTGCGTAGTTCATGCCACGTCCCCCATGTAGGTGTTCGTGGCTTGCAGCCGGTACTGGTGGGCGGCTTCGATCCGCTCCACTTCGCCTTCGCGGATGAGCATGTCTTGGGCGAGGGCATTGGCGAGGCCGTGGGCGTCAACGCTGGCCCCGTCGAGGGCTCGGCTGGTGTTGGTGTCGGAGTTGGTCAACGCGCGGGTGGCTGCCTTCCTGAGGCGGCGGCCCCGCTGGTGGAGTACGCGTATCCACCGCCGGTCTCGCTCGATCCGGGCGCGTTGGAGTTGGATCCAGCCGGCCAGGTCTTGGTTGGGGTCGCAGCATGCGGAGCCGGGGTGGGGCACGCTGGTGGACGCTGCGTCGAACAGGGCCGGCTGGGTGGCGGGTCGAATAGTCATGGCGGTCACCTCCGTTGGTGCGAGGGGTGGGGGTGCGGTCCGCCGTGGTGGCCGGACCGCACCCGTGACAAAAGTCAGGCCGCGAGGTCGTAGGTGGGCAGCGGTCGGTGCGCCAGCTCGTTGACGTAGCTGCCAGACATGCGCAGGGCGCGTTGGATGGCGGCGAGGGTCATGCCGGCCTGTTGACCTCGGTGTACGGCGTGGTGCCGCTCCAGGCGGGTTAGCTGCACCAGTTCCCCGTTGAGCGCCATCTCGATGGCCACGTCGTCTACCAAGTCGTCCCGGTCTGCCGGTGTGGACGGCTTAGCACGCGGGTCGTCGATGTCGTCCCACGCGGCGAGGGAAACCCAGCCCTGCCGGAGGGCGTGGGCGCGGGCGCGGGGGGATGGACCCCACGTGCCGTCGAGGTGCCGGGCGATCACTCGGATGGAGTGGGCACGTGTCTCGGCAATCATTCGGTGGGTGCCGCTGCGGTAGCGACGCACCGCCTCAGGGATGAGGTCGAGCATGGGGGCGAGGTCGTCGGAGCTGTAGTGGGCGTAGGCGAGCCCTTGCAGACGCCGCATGGCCCCGACAGCCACTGTCAGCCCGTTGCGCACCGGCGGTGGGACGGGCTTTACGGCCAGGATCGCGGCGACGGTTTGGGGTTGGCTGTTGAGGGTGACGCCGTTGGCGATCTTGTGGACGGTGGAGAAGGACACTCCGGCCTGCTGGGCGATGGCGCTGATCGACATGCTGTGTTCGCTGTGCAGGGCGGTGATGTGCTGGCGGGCGGGGGCTGCCGGCACGTGTGCGGGCTGAATCCATCCGTAGGCGGCAGCGTGGTGGCGGGCGCGGGCTCTGGTGCGGGCGAGGCGTCGGCAGTTGTCGCAGCCTGCGGCGTATTCGCGGTGTTGGGGGCAGCGTTGGGGCATGCTGACTCCGTCGCGTACCTGCCGAGCGAGGGCGAGCGTGCTCATCGGCTGACCCGGATGGGCATGATGAGGTACCGGTAGCCGGGGACGGGCTGCCCGTCGTTTCCGGCGGGGGTGATGACGGCCGGCTTGTTGGCGTCCACGAACGCGAAGTGGGCGTCGCGGCTGCCGAGGTGGTTGAGTCCGTCGATCAGGTAGGCGGGGTTGAAGCCGATGGTGAGCGGGTCGCCGGTGAACGTGGCCTCCATGGCCTCGCTGGCCCGCGCCTCCTCGGTGCCGCCCGCCTCCACCACGAGGCCGTCGCTGCTGAAGCTGAGCAGCACGGGGGTGGTGCGGTCGGCGACCAGCGCCACCCGCTTGACGACCTCGACGAGCGCGGCGACCGGGACGACTGCGGTGGCGGCGACCGCCTCCGGCTTGGGGAACAGGCTGCGGACGGGCGGGTAGTTGGCCCCGTCGAGCAGACGGGAGGTGGTGCGGCGGGTGTTCCGCGCGAACCCGATCATCCCTTCGCCGGCCGTCTCCTGCGCCAGGGCGATCGTTACCTCACCGCCGAGGGGGCCGAGGGCCTTCGCCGTGTCGTGCAGGGTGCGGGCCGGGATGAGGGCGTTGATGCTGGCGTCCGTGTCGGCCGGCTTCCAGTCCAGTTCGCGGACGGCGAGCCGGTACCGGTCGGTGGCGAGCAGCGCCATCTTGTTCCCCGCGAGTTCCATACGGACACCGGTCATCATCGGCAGCGACTCGTCGCGGCCGGCGGCCACAGCAACCTGGGCAACAGCGGTGGCGAACTGGGCGGCGTCCACGGTGCCGGCCGGTGCGGGCATGGCAGGTAGGGCCGGGTAGTCCTCCACCGGCATCGTCGGGAGGGTGAACCGGGCGGACCCGCAGACCAGTTCGAGGTGCGCGCCGACCGTGGCCAGCTCGACCGGCTTGTTTGGTAGCGCCTTCGTGATCTCGGCGAGCAGCCGGGCGGACACGAGGGTGCTGCCCGGGTCGGCGACGGTGCCCCGGGCGTGTAGCTCGTTGGACACCTCGTAGTCGAAGCTCTTGACGGTGACCCCGTCGTTGGCGGTGGTGAGTAGGACACCGGCCATGACGGGCACCTGCGGACGCTGGGGGAGTGCCTTCGCGGCGGTGGTGACGGCCTCGGCGAGGGCGTCACGCTCGGCGGTGATCTTCATGCGGCGGCTCCTTCGAGACGGCTGGTGGGGAAAAGTCGGTGGTGCTCGCGGTTGAGGACTTCGTGCTGGATGACGGGGAAACGGAGCAGGGTTCGCATGACCCGGTCGGCGTCGGCGAGGCGTTCGGTGAGCCGCTGGTTGTCGGCGAGCACCGCAGCCAGCGACGGCACGGCGGCCGTGTCGCAGACGGGGCAGGTTTGCCCGTGGGCGGCGTGCCGGCGGCGGGCCGACTCGGACGGGCACGGCAGCACAGCGTTGGGGTGCAGGCTCACGCGGCCACCGCCTGCCATGCCGGCACCACATCCAGGTGCAGCACCCCACCCAACGCCCGCGTGTACTGCTGCAAACTCGCCACCATCGCCCCGTCCGGGAGGGCTTCCCGCCGGTACGCGGCCGACTCGCTGCACCCCATCCGCGCACCCATCTCGGCGCAGGTCAGGCCAGCGGCGCGGCGGATTCGGGCTAGGTTGTTGACGGCGATCCGCAAATCCAGCCGGTCTTCGTCGGCGGCGGTGGCGGGCTGCTGGGCGTCGTACAGGGCGGCGAGGGTGTCACCGTCGTCGGGCAGGGGAAGGCCGATGGTGGTGAGGTTCAGCCGGTAGCCGTAGATGCGCGCCCACGCCTGCACGGTGGCGACCTGCCAGTTGCGGCGGCGTTCCATCTGCGACAGGCCGAACTTGTTGCACCCGTAGCGGGCGGCGGCGGCCACTTGGCTGATTCCTCGGCGTTCCCGGTGGCGGCGGAGCGTGGCGGCGAGCCGTTCGCGTTCGCGCGTGTCGTCGCGGTGCAGATCCACAACGACGGTCATCCGGTCACCGGCCCGGCGTCGGAGAACGCGGGGTCGAGCTTGCCTGGCTTGCGGGGCCGGTTACGCCACGCCTCACCGGCGGGCAGGATCTCGATGCGCCCGTCCAGGTGCAGCCGCACGTAGCCTTTGTCTTCCAGCTCGTACAGGGCGAGGTCGGGGTTGTGGATCCGGCCGGAGCTGTCGACGTAGCCGTAGGTGGCGGGGTCGCGGGTGATGCGGCCGTCGGTGATGGCGTCGTAGAGCCGTTCGAGCTTCTCGTATTTCATGGTGGTCCTGTCGGGTTGACGTCCTCCCCGCCCTGAAGAGGCGGGGATTCCCTCCCTGGCGTCCGCCGCAGCGGATCGCCTTGAGTTGGGTTCCTGTTTCATCGGCCGATGCCTCCTTGAGCGGAGGTCTGACTTAGCCTCCGCAGGCGTTTGCGGTCTCCGCCCGTCCGACGGCGACCTTGTGTCCTTCGGTTCGGATGTTGCGCGCGGCGTTGATGTCGCGGTCGTGCGCCGTCTCGCAGTTGACGCATTTCCATTCGCGGATCACGAGGGGCTTGGGGCCGTCCTTGAATCCGCAGGCGGAGCAGAGTTGCGAGGACGGGAAGAACCGGTCCACGCGGGCGAAGGTGCGGCCGTACCGGGCAGCCTTGTACTCCAACATGCCCACGAACTGGGACCAACCCGCGTCGTGTACGGATTTCGCAAGCCGGGTGCGGGCAAGACCCGACACGCACAGGTCCTCGACGTACACCGCTTGGTTGTCGCGGATGATCGCCGTGGACAGCTTGTGCTGCCAGTCCCGCCGGGTATCGGCCACCCGCGCATGAGCGCGTGCAACCTTCACGACGGCCTTCTTGCGGTTGTTCGACCCGCGCTGTTTGCGCGAGAGATCCTGCTGCAACCGGCGCAGCTTGCGGGCGGCCCGCCGTAGGAACTTCGGCGCGGCGACCTTCGTGCCGTCGGATAGGACCGCGAAGTGGGTTAGCCCCAGGTCGATGCCGACCTCGGAGCCGACCGGCGGCAACGTCTCGTCCTCGGCCGTGGCCACCATGAACGACGCGAAGTATCGGCCAGCGGTGTCCTTGACCACAGTCACGGACGATGGGGTCGACGGCAACGCCCGCGACCAGCGCACGGAGATTTCCCCGACCTTCGGCAGGCGCAACTTCCCGCCCTTGGTGATGGAGAAACAGTCGGATTTGGTGTACTTGGCGGTCTGCCGGTTGTCCTTTCGCGACCGGAATCGGGGCGCTCCAACCTTGGGCCCCTTGCGTTTTCCAGACAGTGAGTCGAAGTAGTTCCGATAGGCCGCGTCCAGGTCCCGTAACGCCTGCTGCATGACACCAACGGGGGCGTTGGATAGCCACGCCCGCTCGGGCGTCTTCTTCGCCTGCGTGATGAGCCGCTTGGACAGGTCCCCGGACTTCGGAAACGGCTGACCTGAAGCGTGGGCCTCCTCGCGTGCCCGCAGTCCGTCGTTGTACACCGTCCGCGCACACCCGAACGTCCGGGCGAGCGCTGTGCGCTGGCCGGGCGTCGGGTAGACGCGGAAGTTGTACCGAAGAAGCATGGTCCCATTGTAGCTCCATTATGGGACCACTGCCAGAATGGGACCATGACGAAGCATGTGAACCTGCGGCTCCCGGACGACGTGCACGCACTCGCCGTGGCTGCTGCTGCGGCTGACGACCGCTCTCTGAACTCATGGCTGATCTCCGTAGTGCGACGTGCTGCCGAAGCCTCCGAGACGTCGGATCGCCCTGACGGCGATCCGACGTCTCCTGCCCCGCTACGCGGGAAGACGGATTCACCCCCGCCCTGAAGGCTGGGGAACCCTGCGACGCTTGTGGTCGCGGCGCTCGTCCTCGGACATGCCGCCGGCAACCCCGAACGGCTGGCTGCCGAGCGCCCACTCCAGGCACTCGTTCTTGACGGGGCAGCGGCGGCACACCGCCTTGGCCTGCTCGACCTGCAACAGGGCGGGACCGGAGGTGCCGACGGGGAAGAACAGCTCGGCAGGCTTGTCGCGGCAGGCACCACGGGTGCGGAAGTCGTCCTCGGCGGCGGTGCGACGGATCTGGGCGACGACGCGCGGCTGCCCGGTGGGGTCGGCGGCCGGCGCGGACGGGGCCACCTGGACCGGTGCGGCCGGCGCGGGAGTGAGGCCGAGAACGGCGTACATGTCGTCACGCCACCGGCGGGCCGCCACCATTTCCGGGGTGGGGCGGGTGGGGTCGGCGTTGGTGGGCACGCCGTGCATGTCGCAGGCGATCTCGGAGAGGATGCGGCGGACGGCGGCGTCCCGGTCGGCCGTGCTGTTGGTGGGGAGGACGCGGGTGGTGGCGAGCGCCCCGTCGATGCTGAGCGCAGCCATCAGGCACCCACCGCCACACGCTCGGCCGGGAACTCGTCCCAGGTGCGCTCGTCTAGAAGCCGGCCGGCGCGCTTCTTGCCCATCCGCCACGGCTCGTCCCGGTCCCACGCCCCCGTGCCGTGCGCGATGTCCCAGTCCATGAACGTGCCCTCGGGCATCTGCGACGGCGGAACGTGGTCGCCCCACTGCTTGAAGAAGAACGCCGTTCCCGACTCCTGGCACTGGTCGCGCAGGTCCCGCACCCAAGCCGGGCTCATCGGCCGGGCACCCGGGCCGGACTCGCCGCCGGCGATGACCCAGTCGATGCGGGGCAGGTCGGTCAGGCGGTCCCTGTACTCCTCGGCGGGGTTGCCGACAGCCGGCCACCACTCTCCGGTGAGCGGGTTGTGGACTCCCGCGAATCCCTGCCGGGACGGCGGTGCCCAGTTGGACTGCTCCAGGTCGACGGGGCCGAGCAGGGGCTCCATCGACAGGAACCGCACGGCGGCCGGGGTGTCGAGCAGCGCGGGGATGCGCCGGTCGGCGGTCGCCTGGTCCTCGACGCTCGTGCCGAGCCACACGTTCGGCAGCGGCCACGGCGCGGCGGCGATTGCCTGCGCGGTAATCGCGTCCTGCTCGGTCAGCGGCGGGCGTCCCGGAATCACGGAGCCGACGACACGGGCCATGCGCTCGGGCCGCTTGGTGAGGATCTGGTAGGTGTGCTGCGGGGTAGCGGCCATGACCGCGAAGACGCGAGCGACGAACTCGGCGGGCACCCGGGCGTGGAACAGGTCCGACATCGAGTTGACGAACACGGTGCGCGGCTTGCGCCACGTCAGCGGCAGCCGCAGCGCGTCGGCGTGGACGGCCACGCCGAAGCCGGGGCCGGAGGTGCGCGGGTCGCCGTCGGTCTGGTACTTCGCCGAGCCCATCGCCTTGAGGCGCTTGGCGAGGGTGAGGGCGTAGCAGTTGTCGCAGCCGGCGGAGATCCGGTCGCACCCGGTGGTCGGGTTCCAGGTGACGCCCACCGTGCCTTCGCGGTGGGTCCACTCGATCGAGGTGTCAGCCATGGGTGGCCTCCTGCGTGGTTGGGGTGTGGTTGGTGAGGGTGGTGATCTGGACGGCAACAGCGAGCGCGGCCGACAGGTCCAAGGCGTCCAGCGGGTCGAACCGTCGGCCGTTGAGGTAGACCCAGCCGTCGGTGACAGTGACGGTGTCCCCGCGCTGGCCGACGAACGGCAGCCGCGAGCGGGTCAGAGTCCGCTCAGCCACCGTGCACCGCCGACAGGTCCGTGATCGTCACCGTCAGGCCGCCGTGCTTCGACTCCAGCCGTCTGGCGGTCAGCGGATCCGCACCAGCGATCACGTCACGCCACAGCGGGCCGATCGCCAGAGACGTGGACTCCAAGAACTCGGGGGTGTCGTTGGCGATCAACGTCCAACCGGGGGCCGCCGCACCCTTCGGCTTCTTCGCGGTGGGGGCCTGCACGAACGGCGGCCCGAATGCGTCGATGACGGGCTTGGCGGTGTCGGCGTAGTTGAGGGCGTCCCGGTGGTGGTTGGTTTGGAAGTGGAAGACGAAGCCGAGGCGGATGCGGGCGAGGTTGCGGGGGAGCCGGTGGAGTTGGGCGGCTTCGTAGCCGGCTTTCCGCCATGCGGCGCGGTTGGCGGAGCTGGCGCGGGGGCCGTTGCGGTGGGAGTCGTTGGCGCTCCACAGGGCGACGGGGGCGGGGATGAGTAGCGTCCACGTGCGGACGTCGGTCGCGGCGGCGGTCACCGGTCCCACCTCTTGTCGTTGGTGTCGACGTACAGCCAGGTGAGGCCGCCGATCACGGCGATAGCAACGACGGCGATGCAGGCGATCGCCTTGAGTGCGGTCATCGCGGGCTTCCCCTCAAGATGCGCCGCTGGGCGCGGTTTGGGTGGGTGACGGTGCCCCGCCGGGCCTGCCGGTTCGGCGGCTGCCCGTGGTCGAACCCAGCGGTGCAGTCGATCGGGCCGTTGTCGTTCCACCCGAGCTGCTTGCGGGTGTCGCAGTGGTGCCCGTCGTGCCCGTTACGGCGGGTGCACTCGGCGAGGGTGGGGAAGTCCTCGTCGTTGGAGGCGAGGCAGAAGACGGCAGTCATCGGCCCACCACCCGCACCGGCTCGGTGACGGTGATGCGGATGGCCACCCCGTCGTCGGTGGCGTGCACCGTCGCCCAGTCGGCGGGCAAGGACGTCCCAACCCCAAGGCCGTTCAGGTTCATGTACTCGGCGCGGGCGGCATCCCATGCCGCACCCAGCTCGCCGACGGCCGATCCGTCGCGGACCTCGTACTGGATGGTGCGGACGGTGGACTCGCTGCGGTCCCAGGCGGCCATCAGGCATTCACCGCCACTGGTGCAGGCTGTCCGGTCGCGTCGGCGTACGCCTGGGCGAGACTGCGTAGGGCGTTGCGGGCTGCCGCGTTCTGCTCGTACAGACGGTCACGCTGGGCGGCAACCTCGGCCACCTCGCCGCCGAGGAACGCAACAAGCCGGGCGGTGTCGGCGTCGTCGAGCACAACCGAGTGGCCGTCGTTGCCGCCGGGCGGGGCGATCCACGCCGACAGCTGGCCGTCGTCGGTGCGCTCCACGTTGAGGGTCGACCCGGCCTTGTCGGCGATGGTGAGGGCGGTGAACGCGTCACCGCTCACGAGGTGGGAGGTCACGCGGCCACCCCCGCGACCTGCTCGGCGGCCTCCATCGCCTCACGGGCGGCGTAGAACTCCGACAGCTTCCGCGACTCCCACGAGCACCGCTCCGTGTCGAAACCGCTGTCCGAGGTGCCCGGCTCGGCCGCGTACGACGCCCACAGGGTGCCGTCGTGCTCGAACAGCCTGCACTGGCTGATCGTCCAGCCGAACTCCCGATCCCGGGGCAGCCAGCACGCGCGGGGAAGCCCGTGCTTCTCCATGGCGTCCCGGACGTCGACCGGCTGGTGGTTGGCCAGCCACTCGCGGGCACTCTCGCCCGGCTTCCCGCGCCGGGGCTCCAGGTTGCCGCGCACCACCCGCCACCCGTCGGGCACGTGGTCGCCCTGCTGCTCGATCGCGGTCAGTTGCGTGGGGATGCCGGAGAAACCGGAGGTGCGGACGAACACTCGCGGCCCGGCACCGAGGGCCTTCACGTCGGCGGCGATGCGCTTGCCCATCTCGGCGCGGTCGGCGACAGCTCTCCGGTAGGCGGCGACGATGGTCGGGTCGCTGGTGGCGTACACGTGCTCGCTCATGCGTTGACCTCCTGCTGGTTGGGGGTGTGGTTGGCGAATGCGCCGTCAGCGGTGATCAGCACCCACCCGTGGACGGCGTGAAGAACAGGAATGAGGGCCGGGTCGTCGGACTGCCGGATCGCCCACCCGAACTCGCGGGCCTCCACCCGGAACTGCTCGACGTGCAGGTGGCATCCGGTCGTCGCAGACCCGCACAGAACGATCAAGTTGTGGGGCTGGTTCGTGTCCGGCCGTGACGTGCCACCGGCACCACGTGCCCGACGGTGCTGGACACTCCAGCCGATGCCACGGGCACCGGTGAGGACGCCCCCGCAGCGCACACACCGGCCGCCGTCGCGGGCGAACACTGCGGCCACCACGTCGGCGGCGGGGCCGGTGTCACGGGGCCGACGCTTGGGGGCGGGGGCCGCCAGGCGCGGCGACATGCCACGCCCGACGGTCCCGTTGGTGAGCGTCGAGAACGGGTTGGTGTTGCCCTGCTCGGCGAGCTGCTGCCGGCGCTTCGGGCTCATCGCACGGAGGGGAGTACGGCGCTCCATCAGTGACCCGCAACCGAATACATCGACCGCACCGACGCGTTAACGCTCTGCCAAGCGCGCAACTCCAACTCCAGCGCCTTCGCCTGCCGATCCGCATACCGGTACGCCACATCGGCGGCGTCACGGACCGCCCGCTGCTCCACCGTCGCCAGCTCGGCCGCATACTTCTTCTCGTGCGCGGGGCCGGCATGGTCCATGTAGGCGCGGGCGAACGCCTTGTCGTAGGCGGCATCGGCCTTGAGGTATCCGTCGTACCGCTCCGAGCAGACCCGCACCCCGTTGGCGATGCGGTCCGAGCAGGATCGGATGGCGGCCTCAATGTCGACCGGGTTGAGGACGTCGCTCACTGGATCTGGCCCTTCTCGACCTCGGCGAGGAACGTCTCCATGTCGAAGCCGTTTATCTCGTCGGACACCTTCTTGAAACGGCTGTAGATGCGCTCCTCAAGGGCCGCCGAGTTCCACTTCCGCTTCCCGGCGGCAGCCTGGATTTGCACCCACAGGGCGTCCTTGTCCGGCTCGATCTCCACGTCGACCGGCTCGCCGCTGGAATCCGTCGCGGTCACCTTCGGGCCGGCGGCGGACGCCTCCGGGGCCGGCTGCGGCTTCGCGTCGCCCAACTCCCCGGCGCGCTCCGACAGTGCCTTCTTCGCCGCGCCGGTCAGGACGCCATCCCGGGCGGCGTCCTTCCAAAGGTCCTGCAACTGGGGGATGGTCTTGACCATGCCGGCCAGCCGCACCACCTCCGCCTCGGTCAGCTTCTCCGGGTCCTGCGGCGTCTCCGGCGCGGCACCGATCGCGGCGAGATGCTGCGCGACCATCGCCTGTCGGGCGGCGTGGGCGATCTGCCCGCCGAACGCCTGCGCGGGGGTGACGAACTCGAAGTGCAGCACCGGCACCATGAACGTCCGCGACTCGATCTGCTCGTTCTGCGGCCGGTTCGGGTGGAACAGCTTCTTCTCCCGCAACTGCAACTCCAGGCGGGCGGGGATCGGCTGGGCGGCGGCGGCAATCGACTCGGCGAGCATCGGCAGCTCGGCGGCGGCATTCCAGCCGTGCGACTCCAGCTTCCAAGTGCCCAGCGACGGAACGTCGGCGAGCATCAGCGACATGCGGGTGGTCGGCTTACACGCCTCGGCCGGCTTCAACTCCCGTCCGGCGGCGCGAGCAGCGGCGCACAGGCACACCTGCTGGCGGATCCGCTCGGTTTCCCCGTCACACATGCGGCTGCGGAAGCCGTTGCCCCACAGCTCGTAGTTCGGGTCGATCTGCTGTGGCGGCACCAGCACCGGAATGTTCTTCGCCTGGGTGACCACCTCAAACTGGGGTCCGGTGTTGTGCTGCCACGGCTTCACCGTCCCCCCGTACAGGGAGGCGACGGCCTCGATGAGGGTCTGTGAGGGGGAGGTGAAGCGGAGGGTTTCCAGCTTGGCCGGGTAGTTCTTGCCGCGCTGGGAGACGCGCTGCTCGCCGAGGCGGATGACACCAACCTGGGTGAGGCGACGCTGCAAGGTCTTGATGGGCATTGGGGTCTCCTCGGAAGATCAGGCGGCGGCGGGGGCCGGCTCGGCGGCGGACTGCTTGGCGGCCTTCCGCGCGCGGGCGGCAACGGTTTCGGGCAGCACGAACGTGTGCGATGACACGGCAGCCGCACCCTCTTCGATCAGCCACTTCGTGAGGCCGAGCGCGTACAGGAATCCCCGCCGGTAGGTGCGTTCGGTGGTTACCGCCAGGCGGGGCGTGACCCCGTCGGGGCGAAGCTGAATGAGCATTCCGCCGTCGGTCGGCAGCATGGGGTGGTCAACGTCGTCGCCCTTGATCCGGATGACGGGGGCGTGCCGGTAGCCGGTCAACTGCAACGCCTGCTCCGGGTAGAACTTCGGCCCCTCACCCTCGCGGGTCTTGAAGTCGACCAGCAGATCCACGGTGAGGCCGAGTTTCACGGCGCGCTTGGCCTGTATCTGCGTCACCCGCGACACCAGCTTCGCGGCGGCCGGGGTGGCGTCGGCCCGGAACCGGATCACCCCATCGGTCGTCCCTGCATACCCGGCACCCTTGTTGATGACGAGAGCTTCGGAGGCGAGGAACGATTCGGGGGTCAACCCGTACTCGGCGACGAACGCCTCGAACGCCTTCACGTAGGGGGCGATGTCGGCGTCGTAGGGCTTGATCTGGCCGTGGTACGACCACCATTCGATGACGTCGTGGGTGCGGGTGCCTTCGTCGGCGCGGCGGGCTGAGTGCTCGATGTGTCGTTCGGACAGCCACCGGGCGATGCACGCTTTGCATTCGCGGCAGGCGCAGTTGTCGCAGCGGGTGGTGTTGTCGTGGTCGCAGCGGCGGCCGGTGTTCCCGCACGGCTTGGTGCGGGAGGCGATGACGATGGAGGGGAGTTCGGCGAACACGGCCGCTACGGCCTGGTTCGCGGCGTACCGGAGGAGAGCGTCTTTGGCGATGACGCCGGTGACGGTGGTGCAGGACAGCAGCCGGGCGTCACCGATGAGGTAGTAGCGCCGGTCGTCGACTTCTTCGACGCCGTGGAAGGTCGGCGAGATGTGCCGATCGGCGATGGTGTTCATCAGTGGTCGCACCTCGCGTCGTCGTCCAGGTAGGCGGTGATGCAGGCGGGCTGCCAGCAGAGGGCGAGTAGCCCTGCCACGGCACGCCCGCAGGTGGGGCACGTGTAGGTGGGTCCGGGTCCGGGCGGCATGCCCGGCGGGTCACCGAACGGGGGCAGCGGCGGAAGGTCGGGGATGACGACGGGGGCGGTCACAGGTAACCTCGGTCCGTCTTCGGCAGCGCCCTGTCGAGGTAGGCGCGCACCGCCGGATGCACCGCCTCGCCAGCGTCGTAGTTGACATCCCCGGCGTCGAAAACGGCCTGCGTCAGGGTGCCGAGAGACGTGAGGCTGTTGCGGTGCTCGGCAAGCTGGATGCGCAGTGCCTCCAACGCGAGCGGGTTGAACTCGGATCGCAAGGCAGCGACTAGGGCAACGTACGAGGGGCTGCTGGCCTGGCTCATGCGGCCACCGCCGGACCGTTGGGGCAGGTGCCGCAGTCCGGGCCCGTCGACCCTTCCGGGCCGCAGTACACGCACAGGGCGTCCAGCTCGGCGGCCCGCTCCGCCTCGTGCTGGGCGTGCGTGTACTGCTCGTACGTCTGCGGGGTGCGCTTGCGGATCGGGACGACGGTCGCCGTGGACGGCTCACCCAGGACGGCGGTCACTTCGCCACCTCGTACTTCTTCCAGAAGTTCTCCAGCCGCACGTGGGTCAGCCGGGAGCCCTTGGCGAGCGCCTTGAGGGTCACGCTGTCGATGCCGGACGGGCCGGTGCTGCCGAAAACCAGCACCTCGGCTCCGTCGCTGATGCGCCGGTAGCTACCCGGTTCGGGGCGTAGGTAGGACATGCGTCATCGACTCCAGAGGTAGGAGGAGGTTTGCGGGTTCTGGCGGGCTGATTGCCTCTGCCTATGCCCACAGTCTACCCTGAACCTTAAGGTTGGGCTAGTGGTTGAGCTTAAGGAGTGGCCCGTGTTTGTAACCGCAGCAGCCGAACAGCACGGCGAACCACACGCCGGCCTGTACGATCCCGGCGTGGCGAAGACGGAACGGATCGGTGTCGAGGCCGCCCGCAAGGTGCTCGGGCAGCAGCTCGACAAGGGCAAGGCCGATGGGCTCCACACGATCATCGCCAAGCGCGGCGCAGACCAAGGGGTGCTAGTCCCGATGGACTGGTATCGCCGAGCTCGTGAAGCCCTCGGTGATCCCACCGACCTGTAGCAGCTCACCGCTCGGCCCCAGCCTGCGCCAGTTCGGCAGCCCACCCGGCGAGGACACCCGCCCGCTCAGCCAGCCTGCCCACACACGCCGGACACCACGACAACCCGGCCGGCGGCTGCGCTGGCATCGGATCCAACACCACCGGCTCCGACCGGCGGACACCCCACCCGTGCACACCGCACAACGCGGACCGGCCCGGGAACTTGCCGTCCTCCCTCATGATGTGCAGCCGGGTCGTTCGCGCAGACTGGTAGCCCCGGTAGAAGGCACGTGTCACGGCGTCTCACCCCGCCACGGGATCAACGGAGTCGACGCGGGCACGTACAACGGGTGCCGAGGCCTCGGTGTCCGGCTGCCAGCGGCGGGTCAGCGAGTACCGCCAGGTGCGGCATGGGGAGAACGTGGCGGTGGAGTCGTCGCCGAGCAGCGACGCATCCCGGTCCGTGACGAGCAGGTCAGCCACGGCCCTCACCTGCCGGCTTGTAATGCACACCCGAGCAGCCCTCAGCACCGTGAACGTCTCTCACCTCGGCGCAGCCGGCAACCGCGATCGACAGGTGGTCGGAACAGGCGTTGAGGGACACCCAGCCCCAACCTTCTGCCCGACCGACCACGTGATGCGCGGCGGGCTGTCCGCATGCTGGCTTGTCGATGGCGGCGGAGTAGGTGCATTCGCCGACCAAGTCTTCGGCGGCTGGAAGTCCCACGAACGCGCGATCAGCCACGGCGGCCACCCCTCACGGCCGGCAGCACTGCCGTCGCGGCCGGCACATCACCCGTGCGGGCGATCACCTGCGTCGGCTGCTCCACCACCCGGCGTCCCGCACCCCACGCCGGCCCGGCCGACGGAACCCGCACCACACCCACCGCGTACGTCGGCCCCACCTCGGCGACATGCTCGGCGCGCATCCGGCGGCGAGAAAACCGCAGCCACAGCAGCGCCGCCGCCAACACGATCAGCAGCCCGCCCACGGCGAACCCGACCCAGCCCGGATCCGCGACCGGCACCGGCCCGATCACCGGTCCACCCGCAGCACAACCGTCCGGTCATCCGCCGGGGCACACACATACGAGGCATGCACCGACCCACCCGACCGGGCGGGACGCGGCAACGGAACCGTGTCCGCCACCTCGCCCGGTTCGCCGTGCTCGACGGCCGGGGGCACCAGACGACCGACCGCCAAGTTCACCAACGCCACCGCGCCCGTCACCGCCATCACCGACAGCAGCAGCACCGCCTGCCACCAGTCGGCCAGCAGCGGCCCAAACAGCCACCAGGCGGCCTCAAGGGACGTGTCACCGTCGATCACCGTGTCTCCTCCGGGCGGGTGTGGGCGCGCACCTGCGCCGCCACGTCGGCGGGCATCCGGGCGGTGAGCGCATGAATGGCGGTGAGGCGTCCGTTGAATTCGCCGACGAGTCGGGTGCGGTCGTCGACCAGGCGGAGCGCGTCGAGTCGGAGTGCGTCGGCGCGTTCGGCGTCTTGGCGTGCGAGGTGCAGTTGCTGCCGCAGGTCGTCGGCTGCGGCGTCCCGTTCGGCGACGGCCTTGCGGGCGTCGCCGAGCTGCTGTTCCAGGTCGACGACGATGCCGTGGAGGGCGTGCTGGTTGGACAGCCACACCTTCACCCGCTGCCACCACCGCCTCATCGGGTCGCCTTCCGTGATTCGACGAGCGGCATCCACGCCGTCCTGTCGGGGTCGTTGGCGTGGGCGCGCAGTTCGGCGGCCATCCGGTCGATGTCCTCGTAGGTGGGCCGGGAGATGGCTTTGGCGCGTCCGGTGGCCACGGTCGGGTTGCTGCCGGCGTACCGCCCGTTGACGACTGGCCACACGTCGGCGGCGGCGTCGGCCGGTGGGGCCGGGATGTCGTCGGCGGTGGTGGCCTCCGGTGCGGCGGCAGGCCGGGGTGCGACAACACCCGCAACCCACACGCGGGCGGCGGTCAGCAGCGACGGACGGGCGGCGGCACGATGCTGGGCGACGGCCGACGTGCCCTGCCAGCGGCGGGTGTCCGCCAACACGGCGGCGTGCACGCGTTCGGTTCGGGCGTTCTCGGCGCGGTGCTGCCGCCAGTCTCCGACGATCCCGGCAGTGAGCAGCACCAGTGCCGTGGTGAGTCCGACGGCCACCCCGAACATGGCGAGCTTGTCTCCGGCGCTCACTGGGTGACCTCCCCGTGCGCGGCGGCGATCCGGCGTCCGGTTTCGGCCACGTCGTCGAGGTCGGCGACGATGCCCCACCACTGCTCGGTCTCCCACACCTGCGGCGACTTCGGATTCCGGAGGGCGTAGACGAGTCGCCACCACCGCCAGTAGTCGACGGTGAGAACGACGGAGGTGAGGACGAGTAGGGCGAGCACGACGGCGAGGGAGATCAGGTCGGCGTTGCCGGTCACAGGGGCACCGCCCAGCGTGTCGACCGGTTACGGGTGCTGTCGTCATGGCGGGCGGTGTTGGTGCGCGGCACATACCTGCCCTGCACCCGGCACGGCGGCAGCGGCACCGTGTCCGCGTCCACCGGCGGGCGGGGCTTGGCGAGCATCACGTCCGGCACCCGAACCACGCCGGTGTTGTTGCTGCCGGAGTTGCGGGCTTTCGCCGCGCGGGTTGCGGCGTGCAAGATGCGGGCCGCGAAACGGTCGAGCAGATCCATGAGGGGTTTGGCTCCGATCCTGAGGCGGGGACGAGTTAGGGAGTGGTGGGAGGCGGGGCCACCCCCGCCGCCGAGGTGGCAGCGGGGGTGGTCAGCAGGCGGTGGACGATCACCGAGCGGCCCGCCGGTCGTGGGCCTCTGCCAGTTCCAGCAGGGCCGCCTCGATGCGGTCGTGGTCGGCTTGCTCGGGGGCGTGCGGCGAGTCGACGGAGCGGAGGAATTGCCGGATCTGGTCGGCCGCGATCTGGTGGGCCTCGCGCTTGGCTGCTCGGGCGTCCACCGGTCAGCCCTCCCGCGCGGTGGAGGAGAAACCGGCGTCAACGATCTCGCGGGTGCCGACGGCCAGCGACTCCCACCGGTCCGTGCTCCCCGCAATCCACGCCCGGGCCTCCGCCACCTCAACCGGGGCGATAGGAATGTCCCGCGTCCGGTGCGGGGTTCTGATCCGCAACACGAGGGCAGTCACGCCGCCACCTCGTGCCGCACTGGCGGGCTCGCGGCGTCCTCCAGCCACGACACCTCAGCCGACCCGTCCCGGAACGGCACATCCGCGTCGGCGCACGCACCGAACGGGCAGCCGTGCTGAGGCACCGGGTGGGCAAGGTTGTGGGCGTGGATGTTGACGCCGTGCGCGATGGCGGCCACCAGGCCGGGAGTCCACGCCATGTCGTCGGAGGGGCCCGGCAGCACCCGAGAGGTGGGCGGTATCGTCGTGTTGGTTGTCATCGTGGCGGTTCCTTCCGTCGGGGGAATTGGTTGCGGGGCAACCTGCGAGCGCCGCCGGCCGGAATCCGGGGGCGCTCGTCCGTTCAGGGGGCAGGCAGGATGGGGCCGGCGGCTGCATGTCCTACCGGCCCCACCGCCTCCCAATGCCGCCTCACGGCGGACGACTTGGCGCGGCGGGCGAGCAGCGCGTCGGCGTGCTCACGGGTGGGTGCGAACACGGGGAAACCGTCGGCGGCCAGGCGCACCGCGAAGCCGCCCGACAGCAGCCGGGACACCGAAGGCAGGGCAGGGGCGGTCATGCGGCGGCCTCGCCGTCGATCGGGTGCTTCATCAGCAGCCGCCGGATCGCCACCTTCCCCACCGGCAGCACATACAAAGTGGTGGCCATCTGCCCGTTGTGGAGGCGCGGCGCGTTCGGCTGATCCACCGGCCGAAACCACGACCGGTACTCGCCGTAGGCCAGCCACTCGTACTCGGGCAGCAGACGCTGCTGGGTGTTCGACCAGCGCTGCCCGACGGTCTTGCGGTAGATGACCTTCCGGTCGACCAGCCACGCCCGTAGCGCTTTCTCGCCTACGCCGAGCTGGGCGGCGAACACGCGGAGAATCGACGAGTCCTCGTCGGGATTGACGAACCCGTCTACGTACTCGGCTTTCGGGGCAGCGATGGCAAGCTGCGACTCGGCGGCCTCGGCGCGAGCCAGGGCGGCCCGCTTGTCCTCGATCGCCTTCACGTAGCGGCGGGCCACCTCCAACTCGTCCAGCTCGCCCTGGGCCTCAGCCTCGCGGGTCTTGACCGCGAAGTACGACTGGGCGGCGGCGATCTCCGGTTTCCTGGGATCACCGTTCATCGCGGTCAGGTAGGCGGCGAAGCGGGTAAGCCGGTAGTCGGTGCGAGGGGCACCGCCGGTACCTTCTTGCCGGAGCCGGCAAAAAGCCTGCTCAGAGGATCCGTTGGTGTTTTCGGCGGCGAGTTCGGCCCGTTGGATGGCCTCTTCGAAGCGTCGCCACTGGTCGTAGCCGAGCAGGGGCATGAGGTCGCGGGCGGACCACCATTCGCTGCCGTCCGCGTCGACGCGGCGGATAGCGGCGAACGGCGTAGCCGTCGTGGGGGTGTGGGCGAGGTCGGTCATGCGGCACGCCCCGGCGAGTCCAGCAGATCGCCAAGCCGAGAGACCCCGGCCTCCTCGATCATGCGAATAGCCGCCGCATGCCGCGCGGCAGTCTCGGCTGTCCCAGCCATGCCCCGCACCAACAGCTCGATGCGCTGCCGGTGGTCAGCGACCGTCGCGTCACCCCACGACACCTGCCGGCCGTCGCCAAGCGCAAAGAACGAGGCCAGCAACTCACGGGTGGTCTCCAACCGCACATCACGCGAGATCGTCTCGGTGTAGATGCGCAGGTCTTCCTCGAACGCCTCCCGACGACGCATCCGGTCGTGCGCCATGACGCCACCCGGATACCAATCGCCCTCGAACATGTGGAGCGCGCCAGGGTCGGTTTCCTGCATGGTCTTGACGGCGCGGAGGGCAGCCGCATGCCAAGCGGCGAATCGGTCGCCCGCCCACCTCTTGAACCCTTCGCGTACGCGGTGGTTGGAGATGTGCCAGTGCTTCTCCGGGTTGGCGAGCCACTGCTCGTACAGAGCTTCCTGCCGCGACGGCCCAGGGTCCTCACCGAGGAATCTGGTGGCCTCCTGCTCGGCTTCCCGGGCGTCGGCGCGGCGCATGCGGGCAACGAAGTCGGAGATGTGCTCAGCGGCGTACTGCCGTAGCTGCGCCTTGGTGGCGCTGCTGAGGACGTGGTCGGCGATGTCGTCGGGCGTCATGTCCGGCTTGATGCGGCTGAGTTCGAGCAGGTAGTCGTAGTCCCACAGCGACTGATCGGCGTTCATGCGGCACGCAGTCCGGTGCGGCGGGTGTGCAGCTTCCGGCTCGCGGCGATCGCGGCGGCGATGTCGTCGTCCTGCGATGGCAGGGCGGGCACCGGCTTCGCTACGCGGGTCGCCCCTTTGGTGCGGGACTCCACCAGCTTCTGCACCTGGTGCGGGTACATGCGCCGGTGCTGCTTCTCGGTGCCGTCGCCGATGGGGGTGTGTTCGATGCTGCCGTTGCGGCAGCCGCGTTCGATCGACCGCAGGGACAGGCCGGTCATCGCGGCGACTTCGGGCAGGGTGTAGGGGCGGCCGATGTCGGTCATGCGGCCGGCTCCAGCACCGTCCGTCGGTCTTCGTCGACAGCGCCGAGGTACTGGCGTACCTCGCGGTCGCAGCGGATGAGGCCGGGGTTGATGCCGAGGACTCGGGCCCACGCGTCCATGACGACAGCGGTGGTCTGCTTGTAGCCGAGTTCGACGTTGTTGATGTGGTTGGTGCTGATGTCGATGCCGTGGGCGCGGATGCCGTCGGCCAGTTGGTCGAGGGTGAGGCCGCGCCACTCGCGGAAGGCCCGCAGGCTGACTTGCGGTGGGATCCATCTGGGCATGGCGCTATCTTGCGCTAGCTAGCGCTGGAAAGCAAGGGAAAGGTGGGCCTTTGGGGGTCGCCTGTTCGGTGGACTCGCCTACCCGACTGGCTGGTAACAGCGGGTGTTTGGGGGAATACTCACCTCAGTGAATCGAAGGCTGGGGAGCTTAGCGATGACCGCACCGACCTACGTGACGCCTGCCCACTGGACCTTTCCCGACCTTTCCGCGAGGATGGCCGGCGTGGCACAGGACCCCGCAGACTGGCAACGCCTCGGCCGACACATCGTCCGCCGCCGCGAACAGCTCGGACTGACGCAAGCCGCCGTCCACGCTGCGGGCGGACCCTCCACCGCCACCCAACGCAACCTCGAAAACGGTGCCCAAACCAGCTACCGAAGCAGCCTCCTGCGGCAACTGGAGCGCGTCCTGCGCTGGCCAGACGGCACCATCGACGCGATCCTGGCCGGCGGCGACCCGCCCGGAGACACCCCCTTCGACGCAACCGTCCTCGCCGAACTGGAGAAGCAGGAACCAGAACTGCGGCGCACCGCAACCAACGTCAACCGCTCTGAACCCCTCAGGGCATGGGCGCGGGCACTGCTCCACCAGATCGACCAGCTACGCGAAGCCGAACAACGCGAAGTGTCGGAGAACGACCGACGCGCCTCCTAAGCTTCCTCATCCTCGGCAGCCAACCGGGCGGCGGCCAACCCATCCAGCCGCGCCCGGTGTTTGCCCTTCAACGCATGCCCGTAGATCGTCAACGTCGTCAACGGCGAAGCATGCCCCAGCCGGTCCTGCACCTCATGCAACTGCCAGCCCGCGCGGATCAGGTCGGAGGCGTGGGTGTGCCGGCCGTCGTGCATGCGCGGTCGACGCCGCAGCACACCAGGGCAGCCGCACGTCGACACCTCATCCGGACGCAGCTTGCGCCTCGGGCCGCGCGCCGGCTTCGGCGGCGGCGGAGGCGGGTGCTCGTCGCAGCGCATCGCCTCCGCTACCGCAACCGCCCAATGCCGCCGGTTCAGGTTGTTCTCCGCCCACGTCGGCTCCGCACCCCGCGTCTTCTTCACCCCAGGACACGGGAAGATCAAATCCCGGGGCCGTTTCCCCTTACACCGAGCTGCCAGAACCTTCGCCACATCCGTCGAAATCGACACCACCCGAAACGACTTCGCCGACTTCGGCAACCCGATCCGGCCGCCCTTCTTCAACGCCCGCCGCACCCGCAACTCCGGCTCATCACCCTCAACGGTGATGTCCTGCACCCGCAGCACCAGCGCCTCACCCAACCGGATGCCCGTGTTGGTGAGCACAAACCACAGATCTTGGATGTGCTCATCGCAGCAGGCGTGGATCCGGTCCACCTCGCCCGGGGTGAGGAACATGCCCTCGAACGGGACCGCTTTCGGCAGCCCCACCCTGTTCTTGCGCACCCCCGCCGGGCGGGCAGCCGGGTTGCGGGGGATGAATCGGGGCACCGCCGACCCGAGGACCAGGTGCAGCACCCCGTGGGCGGTCCGCACCGACTGCGCGGAGATCGGCTTCCCGCCCGGGTTGGCTTTCGTGCGCCGCACCCGGGTCGCCTTCAACGTCTTCACCCATTCCTTGAGCAGGTCCTCGTCGATCTCGTGCAGATACTTGTGCCCCAGATAGGGCAGGATCCGCACCTTCACCACCTGCATGTAGCCGGCAAGGGTGTCCGGTTGGATGTCGTCCATGCCGGGGGCGTCCGGGTTGACGGGTTCCCGGCTGGCATGCCACAGCTTCACCCAGTCGGCCAAGGTGATCGCCCCGTCGGGTGGGCCGGCGTCCTCACCGAGGATGGCCTGCAACACCTCGGCGCGAGTGATCCTGTGGCTGTGCGCCTCAACAAGCTTCCGCGCCCGCTTGGCCAACTCGTGGGCGGCGGCCGGCTTGGGCGCGGTGAACGAGGCGGACTGTCGGGCTCCGTCGCGGGAGCCTCCGAGACGCCAGGTGACCCGGTAGCTGGAGCCGCGTTTCTCGATCGTGGCCATGCCCGGACGATAACCCGGGGCTGTGACCCCATGGGGTCACAAAGTGCGCCTCCCGTGTCGTCCGGTGTCGTCTCGTGTCGTCCCAGAACCCTTGCTGAGCAGGGGGTGCAGGTTCCGGTGCAGGTGGTGGCCTTGTTCGGGAACCGATTCCTAAACCGTGTGTCGCAGGTTCGAATCCTGCCGGGGGCACCTCGAAGATCAGCAGAAACGCCACCTGAGCAGCGGATACGCCCCCACATCGATTGATCCTCCTGGGCGGCCGGACATCGCCCGGAACTCCTGTTCGCAGCCGACCCCGCAGAGCGTCTGCAACGATCTTGGTAGCGCGAACGAGCGGTTCGATGCAGATTGCACTCGTCTGGGTGCTCCATCCGGTTGAGGATCTTGAGTGCGTCCCGCTGTGGGGTGCCAGTCCTCGATCCCGTCGGATGCGCACCTCAGCCGTGGTGGGCGGTGGGCTTTGCTGGCGCCTGCGGCGGTGAGCCTGGCGGGTACTGGTCATGGGGGTGGTGTTGCGGCAACGGGACGATGCCAGGGTGGTGGCGTGCAGCAGGCGCGGTCGCCGGTGGAGTCCGACCGGGCCGACCGGGCCCTCGGCGCGGCGGCCACCGCCGCGTTCGGCGCCGTGCGCGGCGCTGCGGTGGTCCGCGTTGTCCGAGGGCGTCCCTGCGGCCGTGATGGCGGCCCTTGCAGTCCCTTAGCTCAAGGTGAAGGTCACGTCGTCGACGTCGAAGGCCGTGACGCCGTTGCCGGCGGTTTCGCTGGCGAGGAAGCTGGCCGTCGCGGTGCGGTCGGTCGTCGCAGTCCCAGTCGACATGCTGTACTGCCGCCACTGCGACCCGCCGTCGAAGGCCAGCGAGAACCTCGTCTTCGGGGGTATCCCGGTGACTGCGAGGCCGACGTTCAGGTAGTCGCTGCGGCTGGTCTCCGTGGTGGTGGTCCGGACCCAGAAGCGGACCGTCAGGTCGCAGCCGGCCGGCACCGTGACGGTGGTGCGCAGCAGGTCGGAGTGTGTCACGTCCAGCCCGGCGAAGGCGGCGTACGCGAGGCCGGTGTGTGCGGGCCGGGCCGTGTCGCCGAGTACGACCATGCGGGGACCGACGGTCCAGCCGGTGGAGCCCAGCTCGAACCCCGGGTTCGCGTGGATCTGCCCGGTGCAGGGCGCGTCGGCCGTCGTCCGGTCGTGGGACGCGCCGCCCGTGGCGGCGAGCAGCAGGGCCGCAGCCCAGGCGGTGGTGATGAAGGCCTTCAT